GGTGGTTCTGGTGTTTGAACAACAGGTGGTTCTGGTGTTTGAACAACAGGTGGTTCTGGTGTTTGAACAACAGGTGGTTCTGGTGTTTGAACAACAGGTGGTTCTGGTGTTTGAACAACAGGTGGTTCTGGGGTTGAGGTAGGTGGCGGTTGAGAGACAGATGCTTCATGATGACCCCCTTCACCTCCCTTGCTTGACTTGAAACGAAGTCTTGTAATAAACAAAAGACAAAGAAAAATCCCAATCAAGACAAGCAAGAAAATCCATAAAAATTGTTTCAAATTCCCAGAGGAAACCACAAAGTTGTATTGTGCCAAATAAAACAAACACAACATGATGTATGCCACCCAAACAAACCCAAAGTAATAAAGAAAGTCGTTAAAAAATTTAAACCACGATAAATCATGCTTCTCGTAAAAATCACCGTCTCTCGAACGCATGAAATCCGTCATCCCTTGAACAACAGTAAAAAAACCCGAGTCTTCAAACCGCATTATCCCACAAAATGAATTCCACAATACGTATAGTGCCAAAAATAAAAGAGCCAACGGAATCAAAGCAATCGACACAATCAAACGAAACAAAATATTCAGTCCATATGCAAACATCACTCCCCAATTGAGAGGTGGAGCATTGGGTGAAGAAAACAACGTCATTACATTTTGAAACGCCCAAAACCCCCAAGCGACAATGACCAACACAAACACTATAGCGGTTATGTCAATGAATTGAAGAAAATCCCCCAACAAAGAACCAAATGCACCTATAATGGTCATCAGCGGAAAAAACAGCAACATGAGCCCATAAAAAACATATTGATTGTCGATACTCAATGCATACATACCCACAAGAGCATAAATAAACATAAAACATATCAGGGCTATATTGAAGGTCTTGTCCTCTACGTAATTGATAAAAAACAGCACAATGAAAGACAACAACATAAGAAAATTGAGGGTTTGCAAAGGAGAGATGGGGTCTTTTTTGCTTTTGGCGAAATCAGGAATGAATTTGAACAAGAGCAAATCCAACCATTTCACGGGAACCAGAACAAACTCGAAAATATAATTGAACACACTGGCGACGGGGTTGGTGTTGTCCAACATGGAATTCCAACCGAGCGGTTTGGATTGTGTCCCACCATAAAACAACAAATAATACCAATTGTATGATGAATACACACAGAGTGGCATAATAAGGAGCAATATTGCAAAGGTCTGCAAATATTTGGCATCGCTTTTGTTCTGGGCTTTTGTCTGTGTTTCTTTGCCAAACATATTGAGGTCTTCTTTCACAAACCAATAACAAGATTCGTATAATGCATTGTATAAATACACCCGTGCTTTTTTGATTTCATTGCTGACTGACAACACGGCGGCTTTGAAAGATTGGGTTTTTTTTTTGTTTTCTTCTCTTCTCTTTTGTTTTTCATTGTTTTTTCGTTCTGTTTCTTTGTTTTTTAAACCCTCTATAATGGGCTTGTTTTTACTGAAGACGACTTCTTCGTCTTGAAAATCAAATTGTGTTTGTCTGGACACAATAGGGATTGTTGTGCCTTCACTTGGCGACAATCCTTCAATCGGTGGCAACATCAAATTTTCTTCTTGAATGTTTTTGGTTTCTTCTGTTTTTTGTTTTGTTCTTTTTTTCAATTCATTTTTCCATTTGCAAATCTTTTCACTTTTACACGTGGTTTCCATTATATTTTGGTTATATTAAATTCAACGAAAAATACCGTTGTTTTCGTTGAATATCAAGTCTTATGTTTAATGTCTTCGGGTTTTGCGTTTGCTACTTCGTTTGCCCCCTCGTTTGCCTCTGGTTCGTCGTTTGCCTCCTTTCATGTTGCAACTGTTGCCTCCCTTGCGTTTGCTTACCTTGCGTTTGCGACGTGTCCCCCCGTTTTGGGCGATGAAATTGGTTGTGTTTCCCTCCATGGGAGCGGCTGCGTGTTGGCCTCCCATAGGACCATAAACGTCAATTGCATTAGTTGAAGAATCGGGTGTTCCGCCTGAACTGTATTCACCAAAGGACAAAAGAACCATTATAGTGTATTGTTATATATTATTTACAAATCATAAAAAGGATAAAAAGGAGGGCAACAATCAAAACCAAATGAAACATTTGTTTGCGAACTTTGAACGTTTCGTATAAAAAAACGGGTTTGGGTTTATAAAAAGCCTCGTATTTTTCGTTGGCTTCGAAAAACGACAACTGGTCTTTTCCTAAAACGGCATTCACCTTGTTATGAATAAAATGCGTCCATCGAATGAACGAATCCCGATTGTCCAAATAAGGCGAAACGGGATACACATCCAACATCTGGCTAAACTTGTTCCCCATTTCACCATCGGGCAAAAACAGAGGAATGTTTTGTATGGTGTCATAATATTTTCGTTTGGTGGTTGCATTGGGATGGTCTGGGTAAGAATACGCCAAGGAATGAATAAAAAACCAATAGTGGGGCCCCCATACAGTTGAATCCAATTTCATTCTATATTTTCTTGTGTATGTTTTTTACGAGAACAAAACAATAAAAAACAAACTTTATTTTAGAACCATATAATAATGAACCCACAACCACCACCAACCACATCGTTATTGCCTGCTCCTTTGGTGGATAATTTACAACAAGGAATGTCTGCTGTCCAAAATGCAACGGCAACCGTAACGGACAAAATAGGCGAAACCACCTCGGCCATTGCAACCAACGTCTCCAATGCAACGGAAAGCATTGGTGCCAATTTAAAAGAATTTTCTTCCCCCGCACAAATAACCAATGCAAGTGAAAGTTTTTTGAATTCCAATGGAATCATTGCTAAATTCGTGTTTTTAATTCTGGTGGTCATCGTGTTTCTTTTTTTAATGAATTTAGGAATAACCTTGGTTGGTTATTTTTTGAAACCCCCACGAAACCCGATTGTGGTGAATGGAATGATTCCGGGAACAAATTTTTTGGACATTTCGAGAGACCCCAAAACACAGGGTTCCATTGACATCAAACATTCCAATAACCAAAATGGAGGCATGGAATTCACTTGGTCAGTCTGGTTGAATTTACAAAAAAACACCAACACCACGACACAATACAGTCATATATTCAGTGTTGGCAACAATACATTCGACCCTAAAACGGGTATTGCAACAGTCGAGAACGGTCCGGGCTTGTATTTAGTGAATACCGATGCCAGTGGCAACCCAATGCAAAACGCCAATCTGCATGTTATAATGGACACCATGACGGACGGTATTTCCAGCAGCGAATCCGTGGAAATCGAGAATTTGCCCTATGATAAATGGTTCAATGTGGTTTTGCGAATGAAGAATAATTTCTTGGACGTTTATGTGAATGGAGTCATTACCAGCCGCATTCGATTCATCAATGTTCCCAAACAGAACTATAGCAATGTCTTGGTCTGTGCGAACGGCGGATTCATTGGCACGTTGTCGCTGTTGCAGTATTATGATTATGCCCTGAATGTTTTTGAAATCGGTTCTCTCTTGTATTGGGGACCCAAAATGTCCCCCCCTGTTTCCAAAGGCGGTTCAAAAGACTCTGGCAACTATAGTTATTTGTCCAGTCAATGGTATTCCACGCAACTCAATTAAATCGTCCAATAATTATATGTTTATTCTTTATGTCCAACCCTCAAGAATATTCAATCACGCAAATTTGCGAACAAAAAGCCAAACGAGCCCTGTATAATGTCCCCGCCGCCCGTTTCAACATGGTCTGCCCCTATCCACAATACACCGCCCAACAACTCGACATGCGACGAAAAGCCGAAATCCTGAAATACAGCGCCAACAAAACCAACACCAAGACCAACAATTTCACCAAAGCACAAGAGTATTCTATGATGTCCAATGGAACGTCGTCGTATCGTTTCTCTCAACAAGAACTGAAAAACATTCTGGATGGCAAAACGGTTTGCAATGTGAAGGACATGATTCCCACGCCGACTTCGTCGTCGGATGTCCCCGGTCCCGTCATACAATTGTATAATGACCCCTCTATCCCTCTGTATAATTATGCGACCAACATACGCTCCTACGGCATTGTTAATCCCGAAGACAATTCTCTTTTCACCACCTATACTTACAATGACCTTGCGTGTCCCAATGAAACTACCACCACACTGTTTTCGCTTTATCTTCATAACAACATTACCCTCGATTACAACACATATTCTTTTGAAACTCCTGTTTCCATTTCTCTCAAAGGGGTGGGCGTGGGCTCTCTTTCCGCCAGTATTTATTTGGTGGTCGCTTCCGTCTATTACAATGACACTCTTATTGTGAGTAGCGACACGCAAACACAACCCAACACACAAATGCGGATTGCCTATGATTTTTACCCTCTTTCCTTGGAAATCGTGGATTCTGCACAAGAGTTTGATCTCGTGTTTTATACGGGGGTGTTGCACGTAAGCAATATAGTGCTGTTTTGCCAGCCCGGGTTCGTCTATGATGTTAAATTAAAATTTGGCATCAATATTATTTCAAGCGACACCAACTTGATTCTTACTGAAACGGCGGCCATTTGCAATGTCAGCACATTCAACAACAATACTACGAATTGTATCGTGTCCTCGCCCACTTCTCCCGAAACCAATTCGGGGTTTGTTTTTGCTTAATAAACCGACAATAAATAGTTTTTTTTGTTTAGAATTTCGTCGTATTTTTCCTTGTATTCTCTACATTCTTTGTTCAAAAGATACAATTTGGTTAAATAAGCACAACAGGATGCTGCAACCACACCGACTGAAGAAATGTTTATTAAAGTTGGTTTAAACGATATGTAGGTTAAACCAGAAAACCCAATTGTCAAAAAAGTAAGAGGATAAAAAAAAGAACAATGATGTGAATATTCTTTATTCGCCTGTTTTAGGTTTGAATAAATACACTCTTCTTCATATTGTAAAATATACGTTTCATTTGTATCATCTTCGCTGTCCTCATCGTCACTGTATTCTACATCGTGGTATCTTATTGGGTTGTTATCATCAACACGATATGTGTAATCATCACGATAAGATTCGAGTGGTGGCATTTCTATTGTGTATCGAAATTTCTTTATATTTTTATTTGGTTGTGTGTAATCAAAGTTGGTTTGACTTTATCAAACTCTGCATTCAATGCTCTCAATTTTTTTTCCAAAAAAAAGTTGTGTCAAATAAGCACAATAGGCGGTTGCGATTGCTGCGAAAACAAAACGGGTTACATTGTTCAGTCCAAAAACCCCATATATTACAGCGGAAACCCCTGTTGTGAAAAGAGTAATTGGAATAAAAACCGCAAAATGAAAAAGATGGTCTCTATTGACTGTGTTTCTCATTCCATGAAGGGTTGCTTCCTCCTTGTTCAAATGATAGGTTGTTGTGATTCCGTTGATTATTTCTATTACATTGTATCCTCCGTCGTATTCTGCTTTGTAGCCATTGATATCATAGGGTTGAATTTCACTTTTTGGTGTTGTCATTGTTGTAATAATATGGCGATTTCTTTATGTATATTTAAGCAATGAACGCACCTTGTTGCACCAAGTCGTTGGGTTGGTTGGGCAGAATGGGTGGGCGAGGAAACACAGAAACCGAATTGAAGGGAGCAACCGCCCCGTTTTGTGCAATTTGTTGGCTGGACGCAACACTGGTTTGTCCCATTCCATTGGAAAGTGTAGGATTCATGCACAATTCTTTGGACGAAAACAATTGACCCGACAAACACAAATCATTCGACCCCACTTCAATGCATCCCCGTTTGGACTGAAACTCACCCACCAGACAGTATTGTGTTTTTCCAGACGAAATGGGATTTTGAACGGGCATCAAAGAGGAACTGGGTTGAGGTTCATTCAAGCGTCTCAATGCTCCTGTGTTGATGGCGGACGACAGGTTCTTTTGACTGGCATCAATAATTACATTATTCACACTGTGTATCGTTCCATTGACAATGTCCAGCGATGTTTTACCTGTTTCCGTAATGACATCAGAGGTCGCATTGACCACGGTTCCAAACGTATAACCGAAAGTCGAGAGAACATTGGCGAAAATGGGAACAAAAAAGTTGATTATGTTTTGCAGAAACACCGCAACCACGACCAAAATATTTATTCCTAAAAATGACAAAATAACAACAAGAAGAAGAACTGCTATAATGATGTTTTGTATTGAAATCGTATCCATCCTATACATTCATTTTATATTTTTTTTTGGTTCATTGGGTTTGCACTTAGATTGATGTAATCCCACTCCAATTGCGGATTTGCATCCACATCCGCAAATGTAATGTTTGGATTTTTACTCAACTTGGCCATGTCCCATTTTATTTTTGGATGTTCCAAAACGTCTTTCATTGATACATTGGGGTTTTCACTTACACAATCGTATTCCCATGGCAACTCATTGTTGTCTAAAATATTTTTGAATGTTATTTGAGGATTTAAACTCAAGTATCTCCAATTCCATTCCTTCTCCAAATGAGCGAGAACAATGTCCATATTGATAGTTTTATTTTGACTCAAACCGTCAAAACTCCATTTTATTTTTGGGTTGGCGAAAACATCATCAAAATGTATATTTGGGTTGTGGCTCAAGTAAAATCCAAAATCTCTCAAAACCATTTTTTTGAAAAATGGCCTGTTGTCCATGATTTCTTTGAATGAAATGGATGGATTTATCAACAATGCTTGTTTGTCCCATTTTAGTTGCGGATTTTTCAAAACATCTTCCAGCCGAATGCATTTGTTTGCCGACAAATGACTGTAAAGCCAACCTATTTTTCCTACTTCTTTATTCTTAATAATCAAATCATCTTTGTGTTTAAGAACAAAATCCATGTTTAAATTTGTATTGTTGCTTAAGAAATCCAAATGCCATTTAATGTTTGGATGGGTTTCAATATCTTCGATTGTTATGTTTGGATTGTTGCTCAAGCTTATGTAATCCCATGGAAAATCTGGATGATTGTCAATATCTCTCATGTATGTGGTTGATTTCTCGGTTAAAAGCGAGAAATTCCATTGTTTGTCCATGTTTTGCATAACGTCTTCAATGGTAATGTTTGGATTCATGCTCAAATATTGATAAAACCATTTTTTTTCGGGATGACTTTTTACATAAGAGTAAAATGTGCTTGTGGTTGTTGGTGTGTTCATTTTCTTTGGTGAAGTCTCTTTTTTTACTTTTACGCTTTCAATTTTTTTTGTCATGGTTTTTTTGTGTGTTTTTGTTTTTGCCTCGCATTTTTCAGTTTTAACATTTCGGCGAGTTCCATTGGGACATCTGGGGTGTTTCATATACATTCATTTTATATTATTTTTTGCCCAAATATGACATTTTTCTATTATGTAAGTTAAAAATTATATTAAAATGTGTTGAAGTATAATAATAGTAGCAATGAGTTATATTGAAAGCCTGTTTTTTGTCAGTTTAGCAATTACTTTTGTATTGATTCTCTTTTTAATTTACCATTTCAAACAAAGAATATCGAGTTTAGAACAAAAAACCGAGACCATGTTTGGAATTGTCAATAGCATTGTCAAGGAAGTGAAAAACATAACCACAGAAGTTAAACGAGTGCAACCTGCCCATATGCACGTTTCCATGCCACTCGTTGAACCTGCGAAAACGGTCATTTCTTTGTCTTCACCTGCACCTCTTTTGACAAAACACGTTGAACACGAAGACGAAGAAGACGAAGAAAGTGAAGACGACGATGAAGAAAGTGAAGACGAGGATGAAGAGGATGAAAGTGAAGACGACGAGGAAGAAAATGAAGACGAAGACGAAGACGAAGACGAGGATGAAGACGAGGACGATAAAGATGACTATGAAAGTAAGGAGGAAGAGGAAGTTTTGGAGGTTGAAATCGTTGAACCCGAAGAAGTTATTGTTGAAAAAACAAACGACAATGAACTTGCTGCCGATGAACTTGCTGCCGATGAACTTAGTGAAGTGATTGTGGATGAAGTAATCGAATTTGTTATAGATGAACTTATAGTTGAACAAGAACCTGTGGTCGTCGAAGAACCTATAGTGGTGGTCGAAGAACATATAGTGGTGGTCGAAGAACTTATTGCGGTTCAAGAAGAACCTGCAGTTGATGAAGAACCTGCAGTTGAAGAAGAACCTGCAGTTGAAGAAGAACCTGCAGTTGATGAAGAACCTATGAAAACAGAAGCAGACGCAGAAGAGGACAATGAATCAAAAGCAGACGATTTCAAATTGCATTTAGGAGAATCAAAAAAGAACCTGAAAAAAATGAACTTGACTGAATTGAAACAACTGGCAGCCATCAAACTCCCCACTCAAGACATTTCCAAATTAAAAAAAGAAGATTTAATTAAATTATTGAAAGGTTTGGAATAGAAAAATATAAAACGTAATTATATAACATTATGTTTTATTCACAATTAGATGCAGCCTACCCATCAAGTATGCAACAAGGCGAAACCCCCAAATCAAAATTAGGATATTCCACAAACAATGTCTATGATGGTTACCCTCCCCTGATGAACGACGGAAGAAGCATCGTCGCCTCTTTTCAACCCGAAGCCGTGTTGAACAATCAAATCATTAAAGAAAATGGAATCAAAACCAATTGGCAATATAGAAAGTTTTTAACGGAAAACGCCAATCATCTCATGAAAGAAAACTATAGGGAATCATCCAATGATTTCGGCTACATGAAACGATACAACACGGAGCAGTCGTCGGCAACTTCGCCCTATTTATTGAATACCACCACAGCAAACTCTTCTCTCGAAAAGCAATTGGGATATCAAACCAGCGACTTAAAAGACCTGTATTTGTCGAGAGAAAAATTGGATTCGCAACGGGTCGCCCCTGCTTTCGCCGTGAAACAGTAAAAAACGGTTGTTTTTACGGCTGCGGTTTTTATTTGATTTTTACACAATATCATTACATGTAATTGGTGTGGCGACGACCCGACAATTCATACTTGAATATTCGTATTGTGTGTTTGTGAATTGGTTTGGGAACAAGTTTTGTTTCTGGAATAGGTAAGCGAATGCCAACACCCTCATCATCACACGATAGGCTGTTTTCATTTTCGTCCAAAATGTCATCAAAATAAACATACAGACGACGTCGGTATTTGGGGCAAACTGGTTTTCTGTGAAACGTCTCTATTGCCAACATAGCGGATTCCATGCTATCAAATGCAATATCCAGTATAGGTTCATCATCATCACAATTACACATTTTTCTTGTCCAAAGAATTTTTCCACAATCATTGAATTTTTTTATCACGGTATTTACATTCAAACGATAGTCGATGTTTTGAATTTCAACAACATACGCAATCTGTTTTTTAGGATTTCGGCTTACGTTTTGGGCGTTCATTGTATGTTTTTGGTGGGGTTTCGTGTTTGGTTGCTTTCTCTCAAAGACGAAAAAAAAATCAATTTTTTTCAGGTTTCTTTTTCTGCCCCTTCGACCCTTTTTTCTCTCAAACATAAAAAAAAACAATATAGAACACTGAACCCAACCATCATAGAACTCGTGCCAAAATGAAGGTCATCAGTTTTGACATCGGGACTGTTAATATGGCGTATTGTGTTTTCACAGTGAATGACGAAACGCCTTCTCTCAAAGTGGAACACTGGGGTATTATGAATCTTTCAAAAACAGAAGAGGCAATCGCAACCGAATCACTTTCGAGAGAAAACACATTCGTCTGCAATTGTCTTTTGAAAAACAAAAAACAATGCAGCAAAAAAGCCGAATTCAAAAAAGGTTCAGCCCTTTTCTGCAAACGCCATTCCCAAGAACAGACCGAGTGGCAACAACCCGACAGTCGTTTGATCCCTTCCATTAAAAAAATGAAATTGGAAGAGGTCGTGGAAATGGCGACAAAATATGGTTTGCCAAAGGAAACCAAACCTATAATGATAAAAAACATCATAGAGTGTATTCAAGGTCGCACCTTGGAATCATGCGCCGTCGTATTGTCGCCCAAGAAAAAAGCGTCTCTGTTGGAAATGATACAAAATCTTAAAGCGAAGTTGGATGCTATTGAAGGCATAGAACAGATTACGCATGTCCTGTTGGAAAATCAAATATCGTCTTTTGCTGCTGCTGCCGTAACAACCATGCAAGGTGTGGTCGCCATGTATTTTTTGATGAAATGCTGTAATGCCACCATAGAAAATATTTCGGCAGTTTATAAATTAAAGGGACTGTTGCCGAAAAACGAAAAAACGAGTTATGAAACCAACAAAAAAACGTCCATCGATTGTTGCCTGAAAATGACGGAGGTCAATCCCTTTTTGCATGATTGGAGAGAAATGTTGCAAACTCATAAAAAAAAGATGGACGATTTGTGCGATGCCTTTTTACAGGGAATCGGGTATTTGAAACAACACAACAAAATAGTCTATAATGATGACCTTAAAATTATATGTGTGTAAATTATACAATGTCATTGTCTTTAAGAAATGCCAAACAAAAACGATCATCTCTGTTTGTGGTGAATGGCGCACCTTCCAAACCCACTCATGTGCTCGCTGTCAAGAGTGGTTCGGGTGCCGTGGTTTCGTGGAGAGTTCCTGTGTTGAATGGAGGATGGCCCATTTTGTTATACACCATAACTACCAACACGGGTTTGACCGCAACTTCCACGACCAACAGTTATACCTTTACTGAGTTGGAGGCAACCACCTATGTTTTTAGCGTGGTTGCGAGAAACAAATTGGGGGCATCCATTGCCGCAGTTTCATCGTCCTTGACTTTAACTGTTGCGAAAGGCAGTTTGTCCTTCAATTTAATCAATCAAAATCTGGTGTATTCTGGGGTTACTGTGGGAACGAGTGCATTCACTTTTGAGGGATGGTTTTATCCAACAGATCTCTCTGTTGCACGAAATGTTGTGTTTGGTGCATTATACACACAGATTTCAGGGCGTGAATTGTCGATTTCTATTTTGTATAACAACGTAATCAACATTGACCGTTTGGGTGTTTCCAGCACATCCTATACTGTTCCCACTATAACAACGAATACATGGCATCATTTTGCTATGGTTCGTAATGCATCCAATCAAGAGACGCTATTTTATGACGGCGTTCGTTCTTCCACAGGAGTTCAAACGGATGCCACCAATTACGCTTCAACACGGCTAATTGGTGCATGGGATTCAGGGGGTTCAGGGACAGAATATTTTTTCGGCGGATATTTAAGCAATCTGCGTATCGTGTCAGGAAGCACCGTCTATGACCCCACACAAACAACCATTACTGTTCCTGTTGCACCTTTGACCGCCATTGCGAATACCCAATTGTTGCTGAATACCACCAATGATGCCAATTTCTTGAAAGATTCCAGCACCAACAATTTCACTATGACAAACTATGGTAATGTTTCGTCCAGTGATTTGACGCCTTTTTCATAGTCGGGGTTAAGTCGGTTGATATACACCTTTTGCACACATATAATCGGCATTTTCCCCGAAGGGGGTGCAAATGTGTAAAACACGATTTTATATCAACGAATGCGGACAACTACAATATAAATAGTATGTATTTAACATAATAATAACAACATGGAAGTCGTTGATATTGATTTAGGAAGTTTAGAACCCATCCAAATGAATTTGAATTCAACCCCCTCTTATGATTTTGACAATGGGTTGGAATTGTTGATGAACGATTCCAAAATGAACAGCAAATCTGTGAAAATGACCAATCTGGATGAATTAGAAAACGAATTGAATGACCTCTCTAATTCTTCGCAACAAGCCTCCTCCTCGACTGCAGGAACAAAAACATTGAACGGAATGGGCAGTTGGTTTAATTTTTCGTCCAAACCGACGCCCGCTGCCGAAACCAAAACCGATTCCAATTTGGGTCAGGCGACCAAAGAAAGCGTAAGCGGAAACACCAAAACATGGGATGGATTCGCCAAAATCAACGAAGTTCCTTTCATGAAAAACGCCCCTGTTCAACCTAACATGACAGAACGAGACCGTCGTCGCAAAAAAAGAATGATGTTGAAAAAATTGGAAGAATGGGAAGAAAGAGGACACATCAAAAGAGGTGCGAATTTGAGTTTGGATTCTCCTTATGAAGAAATTGAAGACGAATACGAAACCGCCATTGAAGAAAAACGCAAAAAGGACAGTTTGAAATTGCAGTCGTGGTGGCTGAAAACATTGGTGAATTCAGTCGAATACGCCAATACTGCATTTGACCCGTTTGGCATTGACATTAGCGGGTTTGGAGAACAAGTGGAAGAAGACATGGAAAGTTATGAAGAGGTTTTTGGTGAATTGTATGAAAAATACAAAGGCGGTAAATTGGCACCCGAGATTTCTATCTTGTTAAAATTAGGAATTACTGCCGCAACCATGAACATTACCAACAAGGCTCTCTCGGGGGCGACACCCGGGTTTAGGGATGTCATCAAACAAAGCCCCGATTTGATGAAAATGTTTACCAACGCAACCGTGGATGCCATGGGCAAATCAAGCCCCGGGTTCGCCTTTGCATCCAATTTGGTGAATGGTGATGAAGAAATCAACAAAAGCCACGGACCCCCACCTGCTCCCATTGAAACCAAAAACCACGTTCCTCAACGCCGCCCTCAAACCATGGAATTCACGGAACGACCCAACTCACAACGACCTGACATCAGTCAGGCACGTGGTTCCATGTTCAAAGAACAGGGCGTGGAAATAAACAATTCCTATCGACCCCTTGATCAGTCGTATAACCGACCCGTAGAACAAGAGAAATCGATGCGACCTGAAATGAAAGGACCCTCTGATGACATTGACCAATTTTTGTCGTCTTTGAAACCCAGTCGTTCCGTGAATATCCACGACGAAGATTCCATGCTTTCCATTTCTTCTCTCAAAGATTTACAGAATACCAAAATGCCCAAACACACCAAACGAAAGGTGAAATCAGAAAAAAATACAATTTCATTGGATATTTAATGGGTTTATTAACAGGAACAATACACTATAGTGTGTATTGTTCTACAGTTTTGCATATTCCGTATGTTTTGCGATGCCATTGACAAATACCGTGTTCTTTGATTCCTTCCATGTGGTCTTTGGTTCCGTATCCCATATTGGTATTCAATTTGTATCGCTCGACCAACAGAGGATGCAATTCGCACAACTCCAAAATGTAGTCGTCTCGTGCCACTTTCGCCAAAATGGAAGCCGCAGCAATCGAACTATAGAGTCCATCGCCCTTTTCCACCGTTACATGTTCGATTTGTGTCAAATCCATGGTTTCTTCATCGCACAAGAAAAACGGTCGAAAATCGTTCCCATCAATCAACAACAGAAAGTCTCCCGATTGATGCACATCGGTTTTCACTTGAGCCATGACATCGTCGATGCATTTGTGCATGGTTTGCAAAACGGCTTCACGAATGTTGATACGGTCTATAATGTCATTTTCCGCATATTGAACCGACCACGCAATGGCAGTTTCTTTGATGTAATTGGCGACATCGTGGATTTTTTTTTTGCTTGTGAATTTTTTGCTGTCTTTTATTGAACTGAAATCGCCTTCTTTAGGCAGAATCACTGCACTAACATAGAGTCGTCCAAACATGGGACCTCTACCCGCTTCATCCACCCCAATTTCAAACGTTGTTTTGTCATTGTAGAATGGTGAAAGTGGCATGTGTTGTTTTTTGTTTTTGTTTTTGGTTTCAATTTTTCATCATTCCATTTCATTTCATTCCATTTCATTCCATTTCATTTCATTCCATTTCATTCCATTTCATTTCATTCCATTTCATTCCATTCCATTTCATTCCATTTCATTTCATTCCATTTCATTTCATTCCATTTCATTTCATTTCATTCCATTTCATTTCATTCCATTTGAACAAAGATTTTTTATCACAAAGGTATATAGTTAAATATGAAGTGGACACCCTTATTTATATTTTGCACATTGTTGTTTGTGTTTTTACTGGTTCTTTTAATTTCAAAATTCTTTGCGAATCGTAAGGAGGGGTTCATTCTGTTTGAAAAAGACAAAAACACATTGGCCTCTCTCATTATAGGTGATTATTCCACAACAAAACAGGTTTTGAAAATGTATGATAATTTGTATTTAGATAAATCAAACTACAATTTGATTGAAGTAAATGGAACAGAAGAATCGGATGCCAACAAGGAATCAGACAACACGGGGACAACCATTACTCAAATTTATATTGTTCCTCCTTGTTCTTCCTCGGTTTGTGCAGCAACATCATACACTCATCCCAACACCGATTACGCACAGAGTTTAAAACCGATGCCCACTTTATCGGCACCATGGTCTTATGAAACACAGTCGGCAACTTCCACCAAATATCAGGTCTTTTTTATTCCCATTCCATCCATCAACACCGTTGTTTCATACACGGTTGATTTGAAGGCGTTCAAAAGTGTCATTGCATTGAAAATTACGGATACAGTGGAGGATACTTTTTTTCAAAGCGACCCCAGTTTTTCTGGTTTGGGTGTCGCCGTTCCTTATACGGATGCAAACGACGGAAAAATGATTGTTGAAACTCTCTATGACCCTTCCATGAATGTCTATCAAATCAACAAATTTGTAAAATATGATTTCAATTCGAAGAATCTTTTGGTCAAACCATCAGACACCTCTGCGTTGTCTATTTATGACCAAAGCAAAAATGTAAGCGTTTCATCGGAAACGGCGACAGCAGGTTCGCACACGGTTGCCAATCCAGTCTACAATGCATTGTCTCTTTGGACATTGGTCGACCCCGCCAACAATTTGATTCTGTTTGTTCCCGTGTCCAGTGATTATACGATGATTATTGTGTTGAACAAAACCAACACCAACCTTGTTTTAACCAATGCTCTGGTGTTTCAAAAAGATGTCGGTTTAATTAGTTCCAACGGTGTCGCTATTACAACGGCTTCGCCTTCTCCAACCACCTCGACCACTACCTCTGCTTCGCCCTCTGCTTCGCTTACGCCATCTCCAACTGAATCACAATCACCAACCACCTCTGCTTCGCTTACGGCCACTTCGCTTACGCCAACCACAATAGCACCAACCACCTCTGCTTCGCCTACGACCGCTTCGCCTACGACCGCTTCGCTTACGCCACTCAATCCTATTGCGTCCTATTACAACAAACATTGTGCAAGTGATTTCATGTTAAAAAGTGAAATGATTCCGCCTGTCAGTTGCCCCAATTGTATTTGTTCTTCCTGTAATAGCAGTGGAAACAGTGGCAGCACAAACAATCACTCTTGTGGTTCGTGTGGCGGAAGCACCAACGGAGTTGCGGTGAATACGTTTGCTTCCGCAACCGAAACCCCCGCCATTCGTGCCAATCTTCCACCTGTTGCGGTGCAAACCGATTTGTCAAACAATCCTATTTTGAACAACACACGTGTGGGTGCGGGGAATTTAATCGGCGGCGTTTTAACTGGAGCAGGAAATCTGGGAAGCGGTGTTTTGACAGGCGCAGGAAATCTGGGGGGCGGTTTGATGACAGGTGTGGGAAATTTGGGTGGCGGGGTCTTGACGGGCGCAGGAAATTTGGGAGGCGGATTGATGACAGGTGTTGGCAATTTGGTCGCATCCAATCCATACAATGTTTCAAACACAAACTATAGTGGTTATTCTGCGACAACAGGCGGACAAGCAGCGTCAAGTGTGCAATCAACAGGTGAACAAGGCATGGTAAGTGAAGCCAGTCGTCAAAGAGTAAATAATCAAAGAAATCAATACTATCAATCACCGTCGGTTCAATCGCAACCGTCCAATCTAACTTCACAATATGGTTCTCAATCCAGTTCATCTTCTGTTTTTCTGCCTTTGACGAGTGATTTCTCTCGATTTTCTAAGTAGAACGACCGCAAAGTAAAACGACTGCAAAGTGAAACGACCGCAAAGTGAAACGACTGCAAAGTGAAACGACCGCAAAGTGAAACGACTGCAAAGTGAAACGACCGCAAAGTGAAACGAGCCAAGATTTTTGCGTTAAACGATATATAATTATATACTGAAAAAATATAATGCCATCGTCATCTTATGGATTGTCTGTTTTTGAGAGAAACGAAACAATCAATAACAATGAAATTTTGGAAAGAACCAAAATAGAAAATGAAATCAAAACTATATTGCACCAATTGCGTTCAGACAACATATCCAATAGTTCAGTCAAAAAAGGAATTTATATTTATGGGTCGCCCGGTTGTGGAAAGACATTTTTCATCAAACAATTATTGAAAGAAATGAATTTCGATACTATCCACTATGATGCAGGAGACATTCGCAATAAATCATTGATAAACACCATTACCAGCAACAACATGTCCAATAAAAATGTTTTAACTCTCATGAAAAAACAAACACAAAACATTGCCATCATCATGGATGAAATCGACGGAATCAACAACGGGGACAAAGGCAGCATAACAGCCCTCATCAAATTGATTCGACAAAAGAAGACAAAAAAACAAAAATTGGAAAGCAAAACACTGAACCCTATTGTGTGTATTGGCAATTATTTTTTTGATAAGAAAATCAAGGAGTTGATGAAAGTCTGCAATGTGTTTGAATTGAAAACCCCCACCAATGCACAAATGGTGAAAATAATCAATCACAAAATGCCAGATGTAAACAAGGAGACGGAAGGAATGTTGTTGAATTACATTCAGGGGGACATGAGAAAGTTGGATTTTTTACTGAAAGTGCATAAGAAAAATCCATCCATTTTGTTTGAAAAGAAAATACAAAAAATATTTGAACTAAAAACAAACAATGACGATTCGAAAAAAATAACCCAATCCCTCATTCACAAACCCATCCCTTTGAGAGAACACACCATATCGTTGAATGAAACCGACCGCACTATAGTCGCCTTGCTCTGGCACGAAAACGTGGTAGATGCACTTTCGATACAACAACAACACTCGGGTATAACTCACGAAAAAATACATCCAATGTATTTGAACATTTTAGAAAACATTTGTTTTGCCGACTATATTGACCGTATTACTTTTCAAAATCAAATTTGGCAATTCAACGAAATGAGTTCTCTCATCAAAACATTTCATTGCAACAAAATCTATCATGACTTTTTAGCAGAACACCATTGTCTTTCGGTTTTATTGAATGAAATTCGTTTCACAAAAGTATTGACCAAATATTCGACGGAATACAACAACAGCATTTTCATCTATAATTTGTGCAATGAAATGGAAATGGACAAAAAGGACTTGATTTCGTGTTTCCAAGAATTGCGAATGAACTATAATGCCCTTTCGCAAAAACCGACACAAGATTTGTCTTGTTTTGTGGAAAATAAAATTCACAATACAAACATTGACAAATTGGACATCAAACGTATGTATCGTTATTTAGACAAAAACGTGAAAAAAGAAATGACGCCCTTTTTGACGGACGAATACGAAACGGATGAGGAATCCTTGTTATAACAACAAAATATTCTTTTAGTTGTATATACTATAATATGAGTTCGTATATGCCGTATGAAACCGCCATCAATCATGAGAACAGTCCCAAAACACTGGATAAATCATCCGCCCCCGTTGAAACAGAAGAGACCTCTTTAGCAAAACCCCCTTTCATGAATTTGTTTGGTCCTTTGCAAAAAAATTATTGCATTTGGTTTTATTTTTTATCCATGATTGGCTTTATCTTGGTCGTTCTTATTTTGGTTTTTGGAATTTATATGGGTATTATGAAACGCAAGGGGATGGATTATTATGCGATTTTGCTCACCAGTTCTCTCGCCTATGTCATCTTTTATTTCCAAAATAGGTTGCTTTATGGTATGTGTTCCAAAAGTCTTTAAAAACCGTCGAACCAAAATCTATAATGTCCTCTAATTTTGCGGTGTAAGACAATCAATATTGTATTGCGATACAATATGGACATTTTATATTATAGTAATTATTGCAAACATTGCCAAAAAATAAAACAGTTTTTCGTCAAATCCAATTTGACAGACAAGCTTAATTTTATTTGCATTGACAAACGAACAAAAGACACAAACACGGGGCAATGGATCATTGTATTGGAAAATGGACACCAGATGAAATTGCCGCCCAACATTCATTCTGTTCCGTCGCTTCTCATCAGTTCCAACTATCATGTTGTTTGTGGGGATGACATTATAGAATACTTTCAACCTTCGGCGAAAAAAACGGGTTCCGTTTCAGGCGGCGTTTCACTTAGTGGCTCTGCTGTAGGTGTCGGTGGCTTCGCTGTAGGTGGTGGCTTCGCTGTAGAACCATCGGGGTTTGATTTTGGCTCCAACAACATTTCCGACCAATATACTTATTATGCGGATGGTTCCGCTCAATCCAAAACAGGTTTTGTGAATGCGAATCATTCAGTGCAACCTATCAAAGCAGAAGCCGAAACTTATCGCCCCAACAAATTGCCTCCTGAACTTACTGTGGATGCTTTGCATGGTGTTCGCAATGAACATATGCAAAAATTAAACAACGAAGACATGAATGCCTATGTTCAAAACATGAACCAAGGAAGATTGGTGGATGTGGAAAACATCAAATCGCAATACCCCATGTCGCCTTCACCCTTATAAACCTATGGTGTTTCTCCGATGGTTTCTTCTGGGTTGACGTCAATAGGGTCTTCTCCTTCCGCTCCACCCGTTTTAGCATGACAGTTCCCGCCTTTTTTGTGTTTGCGGGATTTTCCGCCCATGGTGTGTCTTCGGGACAGTTTTTTCACAGATTTTTTAACGAAACCAAATTTTCCCTTTTGGGTGAAATAACCCGCTTTTTTGAGATGGTTGTCAGTAATCGCCAACATTTGTTTTTTCTTGCTAATAATGCGACGAGTGGAAGGGTTGTATGTCAAATCGCTTTTGGTCAATCCACCCGAAGTTTTATACGCAGTTTTCTCTCCCCAAACCTCACGTCTTGAACCGATTAATTTCTTGAATTTTTTTCCACCAATATTATATCCCCCATCTGGACCTTTCATCGGGCGTTTTGTCATTATAGGGTATTGTGATATAATATTTCTTTGGTATAATTGTTCTAAACCGCCGAATAAAATAGACGCCTAAATATTTACTTGGAACCAAAAGAATCAAATGAATTGGGCGAATTCTCCATTTCCTTGTCTTTCACAAGATTCAGCATACTCTTGTTAAAAGTAAATGCAGGCGGGTTTTCTCCAACGATTGGCTCTTTAATTCGAATCGTCGATTTCAAATTGCCTTTTGTTAATTGCAACAATTTTTCCAAGGAAGGCTGGGGTCCTTTGGGTGCGGGTTTTGGTTTAAAAACCTTTCTTGTTTTGGGTGGAGTTTTGGCTCTTTTGGGTGAAGCTTTCTTCACGGAAACAAGCGAACCGAAACTGTTTTCCGCACTTGAAAAGGGACTGGCTGACGCAGAATCACTTTCGTCTTGCATGAATCCACGTCTTTTACTCATTTGATTTTCAATCAAATCTTTTCCTGTCATTTCCGTTGGCGATGGTGGCGATAAAGATTTCCTTTTTTGTGAAGGTTTTTTTAACTCGACGCCCAATACAGAGGTCAACAATTCGTTTTTATAGGGTCGGTTCTTTGATGGTGAGGTGGTGATATTTCGGGCTTTGGATTTCACCTTCTCCATTAAACCCAACAAAAAACCTTTTTGATGTGGTCCTCTTTGGGGCGGAGGCAAAGGTTTGAAATCAGCGGTTTTTCCCATTGGATATGGTTTTTTTTCGGTGGGTGGTGATAAAGAAAGAGAAGGAGAAGGAGACCGACTTTTTCGTGTTTTTCTCCTAATATTCAATTCTTTCTCTCTGTTTCTTTTTCCCAAAATTCCCTTTTTTTTTAAGCGTTCTAAGCGTTTGAGTTTTAAAGTGCTTTGCCATAGGTATTTTCTGGGAACACGTTCACGTTCACGTTCATCCATAATGTCGTCGTTCATATACATTATACTAATTTTTTATTTATAAGACACCATAGGTTAAAAATCCTCGTCGAATTCAAATGTTTTTTCGTCCACGGTTTTGTTTGCCAACGCATATTGCGAATTGGTTCTCTCGAAAAAATTCACTTTGGATTCCACACTGATGAGTTCCATGAAATCAAACGGATTGGCGGCATTGTAATATTTCTCGTATCCCAACTGAACAATCAGTCGGTCAGCGACGAACTCGATGTATTGTGACATAAGAGCCGAGTTCATTCCAATCATTTTGCACGGAATTGCCTCGCAAATAAACTCCTTCTCAATGGAAACCGCCTCGGTAATGATTTCGTAAATCTTCTTTTTGGCGATTTTCTTGTTCAATTTCGAATAAAGCAAAATAGCGAATTCGCAATGCAACGCCTCATCTCGTGAAATAAATTCATTGGACAAGGTAAGCCCGGGCATGAGACCCCGCTTTTTAATCCAATAGATACTCGCAAAACTGGAACTGAAGAAAATGCCCTCCACAACAGCAAACGCAACCAAACGGGTCGAAAAAGAAGAGCGGTTGTCGCCAATCCACTTTCTCGCCCAATCCGCTTTGGTTTTGATGCACGGATAAGTTTGAATCGCATTGAATAATTTATGTTTTTCCACACTATCATGTATGTAGGTTTCGATGGTCAAACTATACACCTCGCTGTGAATGTTTTCCATGAAAATCTGCATCGCATAAAAGGCACGAATTTCCGATATTTGAACCTCATTCATAAAACGAACCGCCAAATTCTCACTGACAATTCCATCCGACGACGCAAAAAAAGCCAAAATAGACGAAATGAAAAATCTCTCATCGCTGTTTAATTTTTCCTTCCAATCTGTCAAGTCCTTGGAGAAATCGATTTCTTCTGCTCTCCAAAAACAGTCCATCTGTTTTTTATACATTTTCCACACGTCGTCGTATTGAATAGGAAACATCACAAAGCGGTTGTCGTCAGGAATTAAAATCGGTTCGTTTTTGTCGGTCGCAGACATTCTTTCTAAATAGATATACTATTTAGGTTTTAAATTGTTTCCATAAAAAATAATATGCCCCACTCGAAAAACACATTTTCAACAAGAGTCGCATTGTTTCAACACCAACTATAGTGTCAATTACACAATACCCATATAATGTTGGTTGAATGGATTCATTTTTTTGTTGTTTAGCAAAAGGGGGGCATATGTTATATCGTGTTATGGATGAACATATGTTAGGCAAAGCGGGAAAATCGACTGCGGGAGGTCAGGCAACAAAAGAGAAAAGACAGAGAAAACCGAGAAAACAAAACGAAAAGGAAATTCTCAAAGATTTTTTCATACAAGAGTTGCCGCCCCATCGTGAGTTGGTTTCGCATGTGCCGAAAACACATCCATTCACAAAACCCAAAAATGCGAGGCAGGAGGAATTGGTTCAACATTTGAAAAACAAAGAGAAAAAAATAATATTGATTACGGGACCGGCGGGAACAGGCAAAACACTGTTTTCCACAGAACACGGCATTCAAAACTTTTTGTCTGGTGTTTATGAGAAGTTGATTTTCACCAGACCCTCAGTTTCGGTGGATGAAGAACTGGGATTCTTGCCCGGAACACTGGAGGACAAGATGGCACCGTGGATAAGACCCATCTATGATGTCTTGTATAATTTCATTTCGGTCAAGGAAGTTCAAAGTTTGATGGAAGAAAAAATCATAGAAATTGTTCCATTGGGATTCATGCGAGGACGCACCTTTAAAAACACGTGGATTGTTGCCGATGAAATGCAGAATTGTTCCGTCTCTCAAATGAAAATGTTGCTGACCCGTTTGGGAGAAAACAGTCGTCTCATTATTACGGGCGATTTAGAACAATACGACCGCCCCAATCAAATCAATGGACTGGAGGATTTTTTGAACAAGTTTCGAAATCATAGTTCCAAGAACATTGTTTGTTTCGGCTTCGAGAGAAGCGACATTCAAAGAGAAGAAGTGGTGAAGGAGGTTTTGGACATTTATGAATTATAGTTATTACATTATAGTTATAACAAGAAAATCTACATATATTCAATAATGAAAACATTCAAGAATAAAACATCTCAACGACTTCATTCTATGTTTCATAATTTACACGATAAAATAAATGTCCGCACTGATTTTTTTCTTCACAATGTCTTTGTTCTTTATTTCTTCTTTGTTGTTTCTCTTTTGTTTGTCTTTTATTTAGCGTTTCAAAAAGAGGCAGCAACCGTTTGCGTTTTTATTTTGATTGGTTTCATCACTTCTTTTTTCTCCAAAAATTTGGTGGTCGTCTTTTTTATCGCTTTAACCTTTACTTCTTTGTTTCGCATCGGGACGAACCAGATTGGGGGGTTTAATCTGGAGGGTTTCACGGGCGAATTGGATGACGAAGAAAACGATAGGGATGAATTTTTAGAAGAGGAAGAAGAGGATGAATCTCAAAATCATGAAATCAATGAAAAAGAGGAGAAAACACCAGACAAAACGAAAAAAACGACCCCCACCAAAAAGCCGACTGCTCCCAAACTGGTTGCGGCAAACAGCGGAGACGAAGATTTGAACAAATTGCAAGAACAGACCAAAATTTTATTGGATACACAAAACGAACTGATTAAAAACATTGAATCTCTCACGCCCTTTTTGAAACAAGCCGAATCCTTCACCGAAAGCATTTCCAAAATCATGGGCAACGCCGCTGCCACCGAAAATTTTGCAACCTTTACACCTTTGCACATTTTAAACGCAGACCCAAAGAGTCGGCGTCTTTAAATCTGCTTTGGCGATGCTACTTTGCAATCCCCTTCGGGCAAATATAATGGCATTTTACACCATTGCTCATTGAAAATGAGCAATCAGCATCACCTTACCCACGAAGGGGAGAAAAGGTGTAAATGAGACACCACCCTTAAGGGAAGTGTCTCATTTTATTCGACATTTTAAATATATACAAAATGTATAATGTCAAGACAATTTTCACCAACTCCTAATGATATTTCAATGGTTTCTCTCAAACGTTCCAGATCCAGATCCAATCATTTTCAAAACACCTCGAATAGTCCATTGTTTTCTTTAGAAAGTTCAAAATAAAATTCAAGAACAGCAACCAGAAGAAAATGCCCACACGGAACCTATAGAAATAGAACGAATCGTATGTGCGAACCAAGAACAGCAACAAGAAGACAATGCCCACACGGAACTCGTAAAAATAAAACCAGTGGTTTGTGCGAACCAAAAAACCACTACAATTACGTTTTAAAATAAACACGTTAATTGATTTATTTATTTTAGGCGTTTTGTCATTATACCACAATAGTGTATAATGACAAAAACAAAAAGATGCCCCAATGGACACCGTCGTAATCCTGACACTAAAAATTGCGACAAAAAAGCGGCTTCTATGAAAAGACGGTCTTTGCCGCCAACGCCATCATCCAATGTCTATCGTGATACTTCAAAGTTGGTTCCCGCTGATTACGATTATGCGAAAGACCCAGTGTTGTGGTCTCCTGCGTATGTGGTAAAATCTCAAACCAGAAAAAGATGCCCCAATGGACACCGTCGTAATCCTGACACCAAAGAGTGCGATAAAAAATTGAAATCAAAAAAAATATCCTCATCTTTGCAAAGTGAAATGTCCATGCCCGAATTAGAAGACATTACTATGATGAAGTCGCAGTCTGTCCGTTCGCTCTCTCCAGTTCATGTGAAATCCATGAGTTTGTTCTCTCAAGGCAATTCCCCCATGACCCAAAATACACGGTCGCAATCAAACCAACACTATAGTGAAACTCCTGTATCCATTAAAAATGAAATGGTGTCTTCTCTCCCTTCCTTGTTTCAACCTTCGTCTCCCGATTATCCTCCGCCCTCTCTTTTACCCCAAAACAATGAAATATATGTAAAAGGCGTTGATTATTACAAAACACAAATGGAAAAAAAACATCTCTGCAAAATAAACGCAAAGACAGGAAACACAAAATATCCCATCGGTAAAAAAGACGCCTGCGTTGGATTATCTGATGGTTACTATGACGAATTTGTAATGGTTTATTTCTTGAAAAATGTGTATGACAAAATACCCAACAATGTTTCCAAAGAACAGTTGGTTGAAATCTTCATCAACAACATGAATTCGTTTATACAAAATTATTATCCAACCAACACAAACTTTTTAGACATTAAAATTATTGAGGGTTGGATGTTTACTGACAAACAATTAGAGAATAAATTTTCTACAGTTGGAAAAAACAAACCGTTGAAAACAAAAAAAGACAAGACTGAGTTTATACGTTTAGTGAGAAAAGGTGTGAAAGATATATTTGACAGTAAATATTAGTAATGATTCATCAACATTTTTACACATTTTTTTGTTTCACTATATATAATGGAAACAAAAAAAAAGTGCAAAAGGGGAACACGCCGAAACAAAGATACAGGGGAGTGTGAGACCTTTGTTAAAAAAATAGCGACAACCTTGAAAATAAAAAGGGAAAAACGTTATGAGAGAGGGACACGACGAAACAGTGTGTCAAAACTTTGCGAACCAATCAAATATAGTTCAACAAAAACGAGAGTATTGTCATTCATAAAGAGTCCCAGTCCCAGCCTCTTCTCTCAAAAATATCCATCAGTAAGAAGTCAAAGTCCAAGTCCGTTCTCTCGAAAGTCTTCAATTTCTGCAAGTCCGTTCTCTCGAAAGTTTCCTTCGGTGAATCGACTTTTTCAAAACAAACCAAACTCTTTTGTGAATGCAAGTCCGTTCTCTCGAAAGTCTTCAATTTCTGCAAGTCCGTTCTCTCGAAAGTTTCCTTCGGTGAATCGACTTTTTCAAAACAAACCAAACTCTTTTGTGAATGCAAGTCCTTTCTCTCAAAAGTCTCCTCCATTAAAAGAACCAACGACCTTTTATCAACAATCAAAGTCGTTTAGCCCATTAACCCCATTAAAAAGCATCTTCTCTCAAAAGCCTTTTTTAAAAAGTAAATCTAAATCTTTAACCAAAAAACGACCTATGCGAAATCTTGCCTCACAACATTTTCCGTCGGAACACCACGCTGAAGAACATCATCCAGAAGAACATCATCCAGAAGAACACAATATGATATAATTTTTTATATTGATAAGACAATGACAAAATAAAATCAACTTTAATTCAAACTAACACTATAGTGATTCAATCAAACTGAAACAAACACTCCAATAAAATATGTGGTTCAATCGACAGCACATATTCTTTCACCACAGCCGCCGTTATTTTCAGTTTCGTTGCCAAATAGACACGATAATGCAACCAGACAATGTGGTCGCTAAAACGGTAGGACAATTGATCTATCTTTTTCAAAACGAAAAAATCAACATAGGCTCGGTGCAAACTTTTCACAAATGTAGAATAAAAACTATAGAATTGATTGTATTCATCCACGTATTGTGGAAAACACAACAGAAAATCGCTCTCTTTGCCAATTCGCAAAAACGCCAAGCAATGAAAAACGAAACAGGGATGAAGAAAGGGCAATTTTTGTTTTTCGAAAAAAAGAGGATTCAATATTTTGGTTCTTTCTCCCGAAACGGTGTGAGTCAGCATGACCCCCTTGCAAAACGACGGAGAATGAACCGACCCCCAATCATTCACAATAGAATCGTAATCATTCTTATAAATAAATGCAGGTTGGCAAACTTCTGTGCAATCCAAAAAACACCGCCACGATTGATACTCATACGCACAAACCGATTCTATAATGTTATTTTCACATATTTTATACACAGCAACAAGAAAAAGTTTCAATCCGTCGGTTAGAACAAATTGATAGCAATATTCTCTTGGCAAATTATGCAAAAAACCAATCTCATTGATGTTTTCACTTTCACTAACAAAATGGGGGTCGATGATTTCGTTGTCAATGTAACCATTAAAAACATGGGCGAAAAGAGAACGAAATGACCTCTTGTGTTTTTTGCAAATATTGTATCCACCCACCGTCGTTTTGGTTGCGATTTCCCAGACACTTCGCACGGGGTCATAAAACAATTGTATCATGGTTCCGTCAATAATTTCGGTTGCAACAATGTGATTTTTTTTGATGGGGTATTTTTCCACAAAGTTAATAAAAGGAATGGATTGGGGGGTGGTAAAGGAGACCAACCTCCAATCTTGATTTTCTTTGGTAAAAACAACCGAACGATACAAGGAAGATTTCGCATGTTGCAGTCTTTTTTTGTTGTAATTCAATACACAATACTGGGTCTCGTGTATCGATTGAGTCTTCACCGAAATGTCAGGGGTTTGCAACATTTCAATGTAAAACGACATTACAGGTCATAATGTCATTCTTTTATTCTATTTTTTGGTCAAGACATTATAGATTTCGGTTAAGAACACAAAATAATTGTTTAGGATATTTGATAAATAAAGATTTAATTTTGTCGATTATATGTATTGTATATATAATGGGTGATCCAGATACAATTGAATCAAATACAGAAACACCACCAACTGATGAATTAAAATTAACAGAAAATTACAGCGACAGTAGCAATCATGGTTCTGTCACTAAAAACGGAGACTATCATATTGAAAACACAGACAGCGACAGTGAAAGTAGCAGTGATGAAGAATACAATGACACGATAGGTGGTGCTTTTGGCTCGGGTAAAGGCGACACTAAAATAAAATTGGACATTGAGCTGGGAGATATTGTCTCCCTTTGTGCACCAGACAATCCCGAATTAAACGGCAACACTTTTTTCGTGGAATACATTACCGACACCCGTATTTTGTTGATTGATGTTTTAACTTTGAGAGAAGTTCGGCTCGGTTTCAACAAACATCGACAATTGATTGACAAAACCATCATAGGTTGGAATTTGTTGAGTCGAGAAGAAAGCAAAGGCTATTGTGCCCTGTATGGTTTCACGGTCAAAAAATGGGTCAGCATATATTTCGACGGCGATGTCCCTCAAATTATAACAGGCGAAATTACCAATGTGGAAGAAGACATGATTGAAGTGATGCCCTTGGACAAGTTCGAACCCATCTATATTGACTTTGCCTACCAAGGAATCCCCGAGGATTTAAACATTTCCAAAATAGAGTTGAGAGAAGAACCTGTCGCCCCCAAACAATACAAAACAAGAGGCGACGATTCGGGAGAAAAAGCGGTCGGAGAAATTGACGAAGCCAACATCGAATATTTAGCCAATGGAGAAGCCATTCTTGTCATTCCAGAAGACGCCGTTCCCGAAGCCATTGTAATCGATGACTATGATGAATTGGCAGAAGAGGAATTTACACTGTTTATGGAAATCCCCGAAAACGAAAAACGATACGGCATTGACATTCAAATAACTGAAATGTTGGAGTCCTTGTTGGAAGCCATTCCTATTTTCAAACGAACCCCTCATGTTTTGCAAAACATCCATAACTTGATTGAACGATACAAACAATTGCGGAAAGAATCCTTCGTGTTTGACTCCAACGGTTTTGTGGAAAAGAAGAAACCGAAAATCGGGAAATTACTCGTCGAAACAGTCAAACAATTGAACACAAAATTGTCGTGGATTCTTCCTGTCATTGAAATGAAGAAAAAAATATATCATACCCACAAAAACCCAATAGTGGATGATGCGCCCCCCGACATTCAACCCCTCCTGTTGGATGAAAACATACGCTACCAAGAAGAAACACACGAAAACACCATTGTGGGAGAAGGACGCACACTGTATGATGAATATTTGATTCAAAATACTGAATTTCAAAGACCCTATATTACAGCGTCCTCTGTTGCCAACACAGCGGTAATGTGCAATCAAGAAATGTTGGTTTCAAACAATGACGTTTCTCTCAAAACGCACGTGGTCAAACCCGGAATGCTCGAGGACGAAGAAGAAACGTTTCTCTCAAACTTCTCTTTTTTCGTTCAGACCACTCTCGCCTCCACAAAATACGTCTCCTCCATCGTCAGCAAAAATGGAAAAAATGAAGTTTTATACAAACACACTCCATGCGACAAGGTGAATGTGCATTCGGTCGTTATTTTGCCCGAAAGTGCAACCCATTATTCACGGGTGTATTTGCCAACCACCGATATTTTGACCCGATGTGAATTGTCGCTGACCCCTTTTTATTTGTTCAATATTTTGAAGAAAAAACATTTTTCAGTTTCCACCATAGATGACGAAACCAAAGATGTCAATCTCTTTGAAAACTTCAAACAAGGTCAAATCATTCAATACAAGGGTAAGAAAATGAACTATAGTGATGTGTTGTCCAAAATAATGCCGAGCAACGAAACGGTTCTTCGGTCGGCATTGAATCAAATTGTGGATAAAATTTCGGTGTTTGAATTGATCCGTTTGACTGAACCTTTTTTGATTTACAAAGAAAACATTGAACACTCGGTCTATCTTGTCATTAGAGATTTACTCAAACAAAAAATGAACAACCACGTGAAAGCCGTCCATGCCAACAAAAATATTTATAAAAAGTTGTTGGGTGCAAAAGGCCTGCTCGAGGAAAACGCAGTCGCAACCACCAAAATCCAAAGTCTCTTGAAAAGCGAAGACAGCAACATAACTGCGGAATTCATTGAAACCTTTAAAAAAACATACATGCCAGACGAGGCCGCCGCCAATGTTTCTTCGAGTGAAATGTTGTATCGCATTTCGAAAATGGACGGGGGACAAATGTATTTCACTATGATGTCTTATGCTCTCTTTTATTTGATTACACCAGACAAATTGGCGAAAGGTGTTCCGCCCCCCCCTTCTGTTGCGAACGAGGAATTCGCCGTGGATTGTGCGAGGCAAGTCATCGCCAAGAAATATTCGTCTTTGAGAGAAATGCAAAAGGACAACGGAGTCGCCGTATATTTCGACAAAGAAATGGACGAAACACCCTATGATGTCTATAAAATATACAAAAACGAACGAACAAAATACACGGAAAAGGATTTTTACGAATACTTGAAAACATCTCTCATTCAAATTCATAATTGCCCCCCTTCTCAAGCCAAAGAAATGGCGGAAACGTTGATGGCGGGAAAAAAGGCAGTGAAAGCGGGTGAATATGCGGTTCTCATGGAAACCCCCAATTTGTTCAAACATTTGAATCAAGAGAAATGGACGGACAAAGAGAAAGCGGAAATCAACCTTGAAAACAAAATCAAAACAAAATACACCTATTACAAACGAAGCAAAACGGGCGAATGGCAATTGGACACCTCCATCGAAGACCCCGAGGGAAAATTGTTGAACCGCTTTTGTGAGAGAATCCAAAGTTGCAAGAAAACACCCTACATCCAAACATGCGAAATGAAAAAGAGGGTCGAAGAGGTATTGTATGTTTCGTTGGGGGAAAAAATGGCGGACATGAAAACGACAATGAAATTTTTGAACAATAAAAACACAATCAACGATGTGTTGCAAGACATTGCATTGAACAGCAAATATGATTTGGGGAAGAATGTCGCCAAAGATGCGAACACGGCCATTTCGCCTTTCACCACTATTCGGCAATACATTTTGGCGGAAGCCGATTTCGTGAAAAAACAACAATACATCATTCGCTTTTATACGAAATTCTGTCGTCAAGCCGATTACAAAGAAGACAAACAATGGGGATATTGTCGTGAAACAAACGTGAAACTGTTTCCCACTTCTCTCTTTGAACTCGCAATTGCGTTTGCCAACAACAAATACCAGCAAAGATTAGACGAATTGGTGTTTCACATTGGCGAGTTATCAACCGATGGTGATTCCGTCGTCGATAAACACACGGGTTATGTTCTCAAACGTGTGGATGACAGTGCGGAAGAGGGCTATGATGAATCGGGGTCTAAAATTACTACGAACTCCATCATAGAAAAGGATGCAGTGGACGTTGTGCTGAAAGAAATGGAAAAAGGAAAAGAAAAAGTATTCAAAACGGAAACTGCAACCAAAGTGTATAAAATATTCTCGGTTTTAAAAATGAGAACGGGAATCAAGGACGAAGACGAGGACATTGAAAATTTCGTGATGAAACACAGCATGCATTTTCTGTGCAATTCGGCAAAGTTGCCCACAGAATGCGTGTTCAATGAAAAAGTGTTTTTATCGCAACGGGAGTTTGACGACGCAGAAAAGGCAAAAGCACTGAAAAAACTCAATTACAAAAAACAAAATTACAATTCGTATATGAACAAAAATATCATTGCAACAACCGTCTCCATGTTTTTGATTGCCATTCAAACGTCCATTCCGGGAATCAAACCCCGCAAAACGTATCCCAATTGCAGTTATTCCTATGGTGGTTTTCCCATGACATCAGACAATGATTTGTCGGGGATTACCTTTCTATCGTGTGTTGTCAAATCGTTTGTGAAAGAGGGTGTTTTGGCACGACCCCAAAAAGAGTTGTGGGAATCCATCAAATACAGCACGGTGGAGGATTTAACCAAAAACATGCGTGATGTGTTGAACACCCTGATTGTGGATGTGGACACCAGATACAATTATTTGGTGGAATTGTATTTGAAGAAAAAGGAATATGCCCAATTGGAAATGACACGACGACTGGTCGATTATGGTCAAGTGAAAAAGTGGAGTTTGTTTTTGCCGCCCTTGGTTCCATTCACTATAGTGAAATCCATCAAACCTTTGGAACCCACTTTCGACACGGAATTGAAAAAAATGATTGTTCATCGAAACCGTGGTCAAAACGCAATGCTGGATGTGTATAAAAGCAAAATGAAACAAATGTCTTATGGTGTGGTGGAAAGAATACAAAAAATCATCAAAGCCATTGTCAACCCCAATTTAATTCATTCCGCCCTGATTCAAAACGCCTGTTGCAATGAAAACAACATTACTCATCCCATGAAATACTTTATTGACAAAGACAAAGAAATTCTTACTTACATCGTTTCCATCAATCAATACAGCCATAAATACAACGAACTCTATTTTGTCAAACCCAAATTACTGCATTTCTATGAAAAGTCGGGCAAGGCGACTGTGGCGAGAGAAACGGCGACCCAACAGAATCACCTTCTTTTCAACAAAGAAGCCATGTATGCTGCATATATTCAATACTGCAATTATGACAATGATTTGCCGACGGAGGAGGACTTGAAAGACCTTTGCAATCCCAAGCCCAAAGAGTATGAGAGAACGGCGACGTTGAGAGAAAAGATTGATTTGTTGGAAAAAAACAAGATTATTTACAATGAACCCTTGCAAATCAAACGGTTGATGAACAAAATACACAAGAGGAACGTCGTTTCCATGTTTATCAAACCCGAGATTTCCATTGTCGACCGATTCGTCGAGTTTTTGAACAAAGAAACACGCTTGGACAAACCGTTTGCGAGTCTTCTTTTGACCATTTTTGAAAAGTGCAAAACCTCGGGGAAAATACAAGTGGTCGAAACGGACAACATAGAAAATGTCGAATTGATTAATTTGATTGAATACTTGGACGACGAAATTCAACGCAAATACGCCAAAACAATGGATTTTTTGAAACAAAACAAAACACAAAACATGCGTCAGTTCAAAGAAGATGTCTTTTTCAAAGAAATTGTAAAGAACAAAAAACTCGTTGGAAACACAGAAGACACCAACGAAAAGAACCATCAATTCGTCAAAAACGTGGTGAAACAAATGACGAGTGTGTTCCCCCGACTCATTGTAAGCACAACCAAGCCATTTTTACCCGAAGACAAAAAGACATTGACCCATTGGAATTTTTCGGGAAGTCATGACAAAAAACTCAATGGTCAGAGATACAATTTCTATAGTGGATTGAACCCTTTTTTCGACGAACGGGACGAACTTTTGCATTCCTATTTGAATGGCATTCTTGATCAATTGTCCTTTTACAATGAACTCATTCGTCTTCTGCCCATGTTCAAAGAAATCGAAATCGGCGGAAAAAAATGCTACAACGCATTGAACACGACATCGGTGGATTTGATTCTCAAATATGTTTGGTTCTCCGTCTTGGAAAAATACATTGATTTGACAGAAGACCCCGAACTCATTCGTGAGCAAAGAAACAAACTTGCTACTGCTGGACAGGATGGAGACAACGACCCCACATCGTTTACTGACACTGCGTTTATTGTCAGTGCAACGGTGGATGAAACGGATTTGATAGATGTCTATGATGACATTCAACCGACTATGGGCAGAAACGAAACGCTTTTGTTCAAATCCAAAATAGCCGATTTGTTGAAAGCCTTTTTGATCATGCAAGAAGAAACGCAAAAGACGGTTGATTTTGATTACAACACAGTCAAGGCGGAATCGTTCAAAATATCCGAACGAGAGAAGAAGGATGTCATTGAGAAGATTGGTCGTTTTAATAAATATGATCAAGATGTGGATAAACTTCAACGCAAATTGAAATTGGGTTCCTATTATGTTGACCCGAAATTTTACAACAACCCCGATTTTTTCGAAAACAACAACCCAGCGGGCGCTGCTGACGACGAAGAAGATGGAATTGTTCCTATTATGAATGGAGAAGAAGGCGAACCCGAAGACGTAGGCAATCCACAATACGACCTTGATGACATGGATGAAGATGCCAATGGAGAAACCCGTTTGGATCAAGACGACACAGAATAAAAAGGGACACTATAGTGTGTATATTCATACAATAAAATAATAATAATATTGTATGAACATAAGATATATGTCTTTAACAAAAACAATTTTAATCGGGTTGATTGCCCTTTTGTCGGTCTTTATTGTGTATTCGTTTTGGATGAAAAGACAATCGATTCTCCTTCGTTGGAAAAAGACAAGTGAAGCATACGACGGGTCCAGCGAAGAAGGCTTCACAAACAGTCTCTCGCCCTTGATGTCCATCACAAACGTCGCCTCGGGAAGAGCCGATTTGCCCCTGATCGAATATTGCATCAAGGCATCCTACAATTCGGCGTTCGATGGGAGAAACATGACTATGATGGCATTGGAAACAGTCATTTCTCGTGGTTGCAGGTTTTTGGATTTCGAAATTTTCACGGTCGATGGTGTTCCCTCCGTCGCCTATTCCGTGGATTCCACATTTAGCACATTGTCAAGTGGCAATTCGTTGCCCTTGCAAGACGTGCTGAATGAAGTCGTGGGCAATTGTTTCATGGGCAATGTCCCCAATCCAAGAGACCCCCTGTTTATTCATTTAAGAATAAAAACGAAATGTGGAATCAACAACCAACACCCCTGCGATGTCTATCAACAAGTTGCAACTATTTTACACAATACTCTGTTGCCTGTATTGCACGTTGACAAGGATGACAAGGCCATTCCCGTATCAGGGAGCACTCTTTTGTCCGACATTACTGGCAAGGTTGTGGTCGCCATGGACGCTTCCGTCAATCGCGATTACAAGGATTATGCGGTTTGCGAGGACGAGACGATTACGTGCTACAATTTGCAGGATTATGTGAATATCGAAACAGGTGGCAATGTGTGGAAGCGGTTTTATTTCACGGATTTTATCAACAAGAAGGAAATCAATTTGGCAGTGGATTCAACGAATTCTATGGTGGCAGAACCCACGACGGGAACACTCTCTTTGCAATTGGCGTTGCCTGACAAGGGATTGAATGTGAATAATTCGTCCTTTCCGCTTTCCAACATTGTCTCTTTTGGTTGTCAAACAGTCGCCTTTAAATTTTATAAGAAGGATGCTTCTCTCAAAGAGTATGAGGCCTTGTTTGACAATTACAAAACGGCTTTTGTGCCGTTGGGTTTTGTGGTGGATTATATACAAAACAAAAAAATGTAATGAATATAAAGATTTGGCAAGGACATTATACACATGTTTCCAAATCAAGGACAAAATATGCAACAGGGTGGTGGCAATGGTCTGAATGCACTCAAACAACAATTGATGACACTCTTAATGTTCAAATCCACTTCGGCGGGACCGAACGATTCCTCGTCTTCCATCATGATGATGATGTATAGTTTTATCATGATTACACTTATTGAACGATTCATGGCGGCGTTGCCACACATTATGCTTTTTTTGCAAAAACAATTTGAAAAAAAAATGCAATCCACGGTCATCGATAAAATGGTTCTTTTGAACGTGGGGGGCGAAAAACACGAGAAACTGTCGTCCATCACAGTTCATATCAAATTGGACAAACAAGACCCGTTGAGTTCGGCTCTGTTGGACACGATTACCAATTCCATCAACACGACTTCGGTTTCTTTCGCCAACAGCGTGTTTTCTCTCAATGAGAAGACCCCCGTGTTGATTGATGATGTCAAAGAAATTTACACACAACTAATGAAAACCGAAAATGTTGCTCCCAGTGAAGGTGGTAGTAGTGGTAGTAGTGGCAATGGCACTGGCACCGACCAATCCGTGAAACAAGTCATTGAGGTCTATAGTTTCAAGGTGAAGATTGATGAATTGCGAAAATATTTGAATGAGATTACACGGCTCTACAATATCAAGGTTCAAAACAAATTGGGTGATAATACATTTTTGTTCAATTCCATCAGTATGCCATCTTTCATCGGCATGGACAACAAACCCGATTATTCCAAGAGTCCGCCTCAATTTATTTATACGATGAAACCCTTTTATACCAACCGCACCTTTGCCAATGTGGTGGGGAGCGAAAGCCAGATCATTCGGAAACGGGTTGAATTCTTTTTGAAAAACGAAAAGTGGTATAACAAAAAGGGTGTTCCTTACACACTGGGTCTGCTGTTGTCGGGGCCACCGGGTTCAGGCAAAACTTCCACCATCAAATCCATTGCCAACGAATCCAACCGTCATATTTTCAACATTCAATTCAACAACGACATGACCAAAACACAAATGGAGAATTTGTTTTTCAATGAAACCGTCATTGTCCAAAACAATGGCAAAACTGAACAATATACGATTCCTGTGAATAAACGCATTTTCATTTTTGAAGACGTGGATTGCCAAAGCGATGTGGTGTTGGACAGAGTGTTGGTTGAACAAATAGAAAAAAACCAAACAGCAAGAGAAGAAGCAGAAGAAGAAGCACGACGAAAACAGGCGGAGAAACAAAATCAGGCTTACGCTGCCATGACCAACAAATTGCAACAAAAAAACCAGAGCAGCGACAAATTAACGTTGTCTGTTCTCCTGAATATTTTGGACGGTATTTTGGAGACACCTGGGCGAATCATCATCATGACCTCCAATTATCCCAAGAAGTTGGACAAGGCTCTCATTCGCCCGGGGCGTATTGATTTGATTACCGAATTCACCAATTGCAGTTCTATGATGATTTGCCAGTTCTTTGAGAACTTTTATGACATGGTTTTGACACAAGAAGAGGCTGATTTGATTCATTCGATTCCTTCTTATTTGTGGAGTCCCGCAGAAGTAACCAAGATTCTGTTTGAAAATTATCAGGATTATAAAAAGGCGATTGAAGTCATGTTGGAATTATACAGGGCAAAACAGGACTTGGAACTGAAGGAACAACAACAACAACAAGAAGAAGAGAAACGACAAGAAGAAAAACGACAGGAAGAGAAACGTTTGGAAGAGAAACGTTTGGAAGAGAAACGTTTGGAAGAGAAACGTTTGGAAGAGAAACGTTTGGAAGAGAAACGTTTGGAAGAGAAACGTTTGGAAGAAAAACGACAAGAAGAGAAACGACAAGAAGAGAAACGACAAGAAGAGAAACGTTTGGAAGAGAAACGACAACATGACACTATAGTGTCTCTCGAACCTGCGACCATGAAAGATGAAATGAGTGTTTCAAACATTACTGCCAACGATAAAACAACCACTGAAATTACAGTAAAACATGAAAACACACCCTATAATAAACCACCTAACTTTGATGAAATAAAAAACTTAACTCAAAAACAACAAAATGAAGATTTAAATGAAAGAAAGATGACATTGGTAAAAAGTGCCAAAAAAGCGGGATTAATAAACGAAGCAAAAGTGATGGAAGAGATGGTTCATTTTGAAACAAAAACCAAAACAAGTTTTACACCCTCAAACATTGAACCTCATGATGGTAGTGCTGTGCCGACAAGTGAATTACCTGAACAACAAGACACTAAAAATGAAAACCCATGGAAATATACAGACGGAACAACATTTTTAAACAAAGGTTTTGTCCCCCACAATGATTCACCACCCCAAAATGTTGAATTCCCCCAAGCACTTACACGAGATAATTTTGGTATAGATTTTGACAAAAAACAAACAAAATGGCAACAAAAAATAAATACAAGCGACAATTATGCATCCTTCAATGATTCTGCCAACAACAATTATACAAAGTTTTAAACCCGTCAAATAAAAAAATTCACTTTATTCAACAACTGAATATTTACTTTTTCTGTTGTTGTTTTTTCGCTTTCACTGTCGCAGACACTACAGGTTGTGGTTCGCCACGTTGAATGACTTCTCGTAAAACCTTGTATGTATCGTATTCGGTTTCCAACACATTCAATTCTTCCAACCAGAGTGTTTCTGCCGTCTTGGATTGCAACGTCGCCAATTCCGCAATGGTTGCGTCTCTTTCTCTCAAAATACGTTCCACGTTTTCTTTGCTGACCGAGTCAATCCGCATTTTGAGAAGATACTCATAATCACCCCCTATTTTGTCAAACTGATGTGATTCCAACATCGCAATGATTTCGCTCTTTGTTTTCTTGCGTAAATCCAATTTATCTTCCAAAATCTCCAAAATGTATTTGGCACGGTTGGACAACATACTCAAATGTGTTTGCATGTTTGCAATCATATTTTCCTTACGACTTTGATACATTTGCAGTCGAACCCCATAATAATCCTCTATGATGTCTTGCACAGTTGCGTATTTCTTCAATTTGCATTGCGGGTCAAACAAATACATGTTGCTCGTGGAAATCGATTTCGTCAATTTCAACGCCTTTTCCAATCCGCTGATGGGCGTTTTCCCGTCCAACAATTCGGCCAGTTTTCCAGCAACGAATTCAATGACAATATCCACTTGTGTATCGGTATTGTTTTCCTTGTAATCTTTGACCACGATAGGAATCGCCTTGCCACTTTTGTCTTTCAACGACGCATCCGACAGTGTTTTCAACACGTCAATCATTTTCGACGTCGCCATGCCGACAGGCAATTCAGTGATGCGAACCGTGTTTTCGTCGATGACTGTATATGTGCCACGCACCAAGTATTTGCCCTCGTCCGTCCGTTCAATCTTACCACTGAACCCTTCATAATACGGAAACAATTCTATAGTGTCCGTTTCGAGTTGAGTCAATTTGTTTTTCAAATACAACAGAATGCTTTTGGGATTATACGGAACCACTTCACAAGAATAACCCATGCCGATTCCTTCGCTGCCGTTTATTAAAATCATCGGTATAATGGGTGCATAATATTCGGGTTCAATCGGTTCGCCATCGTCTTCCATATACCGCAACACCTCATCATCGTCTTTGGAATACAACATGCGTGTTAAACCCTCCAGTTTGGTGAAGATGTATCTGGGACTGGCATGGTCGGAACCGTTTTCCAAACGAGTTCCAAACTGACCACAGGGTTTCAATAGATTGATGTTGTTTGAACCCACATAATTTTGTGCCATGTTGATAATGGCTCCTTGCAAACTCGCCTCCCCGTGATGGTAGGCACTGTGTTCGGAAACATAACCCGAAAATTGGGCGACTTTGAGTTCGGCGACCAAGTTTCGTTTGAATGCACTATAGAGAATTTTACGCTGGGACGTCTTGAGTCCATCCATCACATTGGGAATGGAACGCTCACAGTTGTAAATACTGAAATGTATCAATTCTTTGTCGATGAATTCTTCGTATTTGACAGTTTGATTCGAAGTGTTCAAATACAAATTTTTGTCGTATGTTTCCAACCACTGTTTGCGGTCATCGGCACGGTCTTTGTTGAAGGCCATGTCTATGGTGCTTTTGGAGGATTCACTATAGTCGAAATCCACCAATTTTTTGTTGGCGAAATATTCTTTGAATTCCTTGGCTTCCGATGTTCCCAATCCCTTGAAATACTTTAACGTATAACCAGTAAGACCCAACCGTCGCCATGTCTGGTATTCCCCCTCGTTGTAAAACAAGAGCGGTGCTTGGTTTCCTTTGGTCGCCCGTAAAATGGGCGTGTTCATATAACTGATGAACCCCGACAATTGCACGAGAGACGACCACTGACAATCAAACAAATTAATCAAGAGACCTTTGATGTGCGACCCATCAACATCAGCATCACACAATATCATGATTTTGCTGTAATTGAGATTCTTATGCACATCTTCCATCGTCTTGTATTCCTTGCCGTTTTCCAAACCGAGAATTTGTTTCAATTCGGTAATTTCCTTGTTTTTGCTGATGGTCTGGGCATCGACCCCACGCACATTCAGCACCTTTCCTTTCAGCGGATAAACCCCCATGATGTCTCGGTCGGTTTTGGACAAACCCGAGAGAACACCTGATTTCGCACTGTCTCCTTCGCACAATATCAAGGTGCATAGTTTCGACTTGGCAGTCCCCGCAAAATTGGCGGCGGAATATTTGTCGATGTGAATGTTGCGTCCTTTTTTGCCGTCGGTTGTTTTGGCGATTTTGCTTTCTTCCTTGGCTTGTGTTAGAGAACACGCCAAATCCATCACCCCCATTTTCGCCACTTTTTCGATAAACGCCTCGCTGACATCACAAGACGAACCGAATTTGTCGGTCGTGGTGTTTAAGAAATCCTTGCTCTGGCTGTCGAAAGACGGATTCTCAATGTCGCACTTCAAAAAGAGAAACAGTTGTTCCTTGATGGAATTGGCATTGACTTTCACCTTCTTTTTCTTTTCAATGAATTTCACCAATTCTCTGGTGATTTTGCCCATGATGTATTCCACGTGTTTTCCGCCCTTGTAGGTGCAGATGCCATTGACAAAAGAGACCTGTTGGAATTCATGTGTGGGCGACAAGGCGACGATGTATTCCCATCGTTCGTGCGGGTTTTCATAGACACGTTTTCCCATGGTTTTGTCGCCAATATACAAATCAACGTATTTTTGGAAATTCTTCACAGGAATGGGGGCGCCGTTAAAAGAGACCTTCAATTTGTCGTCGGTCAAAGCACAGATGTCTATGGTGCGTTTGTGAAAAAGAGAAATCATGTCGGGACTGATTTCCAGACCGAATCTGGCATAATCAGGCTTGAACACGACTTTGGTGTAAGGTTTGACCGATTTCGCCACTTTTTCTATGGTGGGTGAGAGAATTTCTCCCAAATTATTCACAAATTCTTGTGTGTATTTGAGACCTCTGCGATGGTCAACCGTTTCAATCAGGCCATAAGATGACCAAATGAGAACCAGTTTGAAACCCAGACCGTTTTGACCTCCTACCATGCGTTTTTCTTCTTCTTCGTAGTTAGTGGAAGTGCGTAAATGCCCGAAAATCATCTCGGGAATCCAGATTTGTGAGGTTGGGTGTTTTGCGACATCGAGACCGTCGCCGTCATTCACCATAGTAATCGTTCCATCTTCCGAAACGGATACTTCAATGAAAGATACTAATTTTTTGTCGGTTAGAGGCGAGTGTTGAAGACGGACGACGTGGTCTCGGCAATTGACAATTCCTTCGTCGAACAATTTGTATAGTGCGGGGATGTGTTCAATCAATCGAGTTTCGACCATGTCGGCATCGCTGCTTTTTATCCACATTTCCTCTTGTTGAACTTGAATCGAACCAATATAGACATTGGGACGATGCAAAATGTGCTCAATTTCGGTCTTCTGTTGATACTTTTTCGAAAGGTCGGTTGCGGTAGTGGTCATGGTTGTATCTCTAATTTTTCGTTTGTTTTCACAATCAATTTTTCTATGGTGTGTTGCGGATTGAACAACAAATCATATTTTAATTTAAAAAAATATTTAAATTAAAACCAATGAATGTTCCATTTGAAACACCATAGGCTATTTTGTATTCTTTCCCGTCATTTTTGCAAACAATTTGTTTTTGAACATATGTGTCAAATACTTTTTTATAAAAAGTGTTCAAACAATGCATGACAATATGAGGATGATACACTACATTTTCTTTAAAATCTGCTTCTATTTTTTCCAATGAATTTTCAAATTTAATAATTGAAACATCATTATTTTCAACTTCATGAATCAAACCCACTATATATTGTGTTAAATTACAATTGTATTTTTCAAACCAATTTTTGATGCAAATGCTGGGGTGCGAATTTATTGGAAAAGATGTTTGAATGTCCAAATCAAAACTTACACAAAGTGTTAATTCAACCGATTTAGGATGATTCATGCAAAATGTTTCATAATCAAAAAGTCCAGCTTTGTTGTCATTCTTATAAGAGTTATATTTACTAACTTTATGTGTTTCAGTCATTGTGTCATAACAATAGAGGTTGTTGTTTTTATAGTAATGAAAACAATCAAAATTATATTGTTCAATGACGGATAAATTTTTATATGTTATTTCATCATCAAAAACTCTTGGTTCATATTGGATACAATCCTGATTATAAAACCGACAATTAAATAACAAATTATCGCCATATGCTGTTTGAATTGTTTCAATAACAAAATGATAATTAAATTTAGGTTTTGTGTATTTTTCACTCATAAAAAAATTTTGTGCATTTTCACTGTTTTCGTATTTATCTTCGTAAATTGACATTAAATCAATTTTTATTTTTAAATCTTTAAAAAACAACTCATTGTTTGAATTTATTTTATAAACTTCATTATACTCTGTTGGGTTATTACTGTTTTCATTTATAAAATCAATACAATTTTGTGTTAGTGGTGGTTCAACCAAATGTTTTATTGTTTCATTTGTGTCATAACTCTTGGTTTTGTTGTTTTCATCGGCACTGATGTATTCTGTCATGAGACTTGGATTGTATAACAATACAAAAATGTTTATGTTGTTTCATGCAGTCAGTTTTCCAAATCACACAAAATACAAACATACGACATTATAGTGTAAATTTGTTGTCTGCATGTTGGGCAGGATGAACCATAACCCAAATGCTTCTTGATGCATTTTTGACAAAACGTGTGTTTGCAATTCAATTGCACATCGCATTTTTTATCCAAGCAAACCGCACATTCTTCGCTGTCTTCGTCGATTGGCAACATCGTATCATCGTCAAACAAATCGACCTTGTTTAGCACGGTTTCAAAACAGATTCGGTTTCGTTCTTCTTGATAATTTACATATTCCAAAAATGTCAATTCAATCAATTGAAATGACATTTCTTGTTCTCTCGAATGGGGGTTGATGAATTCTATTTTGCCATTGACAAAAACTTTGTCCACTCTTCTCAATCCATCGGCATCTTGAGAGAAAGCAATCCGCAATTTCATTCCATTGATTAAAGTGCAATAGGAGGATACAACGAGCGGTTGCATAAATATTATTATGCATTCGGCAAATAAAAAAGTTGGAATCAATTTTTACATATGACAAGTAAGACGGTGGCGTCTTGATATTGTTGCAATAGGGATTCTGCACATTGGACAAAGAGTGCTGTGGTTTATATTTCGTATAATGCATCTCCCACAAAAAGAATGTTGGCAATTCAATATAGCGTTGCATTCGGTTTCCAAACAAATGGGGCATTCTTTTGGTTCATCGTTGGGTGGCATTTCATCATAGATTTGTATTGTGTCCAATTGTGTTTCAATACGTGCATGTTCTGTATCAAAGAAAATAATAGTATTATCTTGTTTTATAAAACACTTTCTAATTTTTGTAATATGTTGAACAAAACCAAATTCAATTATTTGAAGAGAACTATTTTCTGTTTTTGTATTTATAAATTTCACCATACCATTGGCTTTGATTGTGTCAATTCTACCGATTTTATTTTTTGTGTTTCGTTTAAAACGCACCCATATTGTGATTCCAAACAGTGTTATGCAACGTGATGTTTTGTTCATTTTGTTTTTATTTACTCTTGTGATAAAACCAGAAAATAAAATCAATTTTTATGGATGTCATTTACAATAAAAGGGTTTAACTTTTCATTATCACATAATTGGATACGGTCAATCTGGTGATTGAGGTTTCACATTGTGGGCATTTTACACCCCCGTATAAATTTTGGCTGATGCATTTTTCGCAAAAGGAATGACCGCAATTGGAGAGAACATTGCATCTGGTTTCCAAGCAAAAGGGGCATTCTTTGCTTGACCACTCTTCTTTCGGTGGCATTTGACCATGAATGTTTATTTTGTCTAATGTTGTGGTTATAAATATCTGTTTTTCTTCTTCAATACAGTGAATATATTGTAAAAACACCAATTCAATGATTTGGACATATCTATTGTCAGTGAATTCAAAATACTCATTCTCTGTGTTTGTATTGACAAATTTCACAATACCATTCACTTTGATTGATTCAATTCTTTTCATTTTACTGGTTCCAACGTATTTGCAACGAATCCAAACAGTAATTCCATGCAGTTTTACACTTTCAGAGACAGATAATTCATTCATTTTTATACACAATAAAAAACAAGCAAACAAAATCAATTTTTATTCAATTCTCGTCTTCATCAAAATCCACTTCACACACTATATCCTCCTTTTCTTCACCTTCGTTTTCACAGACGTTTTCACAGACGCTTTCGCATACACTTTGTTCTTCTTCACTTTCGTTTTCGCATTTGCTTTGAGAACACGCCGCCTTTTTTCGTCCCACGATTTCACAATTATCTATGGTGGTTCCTTGCATAATAGTGTAATCGCATTTGCGATAATACGTCTTGCGTTTGTTCCATTGATTTTTGAAAGTGGAATGCGAATCCACAATATCAATAATAAGGGGGTTGGAACGTTTGACCCGCAAAATACGCCCCACACACTGCACAACATCGGTTTTCGGTGTTGCCAAGACCAGCGTCGCCAACGTGGGAATGTCCAAGCCCTCGGATGCCATCGCATACGACCCCAAGACGATTTGTTTGGATTCGCTCAATTTTCGGGCGTCTTTTTTCATGCCCCCAATGTATTTCCCCACGGTTGCGATTTTCATTTTTTCCAATTCCTGAAACAAATAATTCAAGACTGCGATTTGATGACACAAGACAATGATTTGTGCTGCGGGGTCGGCTTGAATCAAATCTTTTAAAACGCCCAATATGAATTGACTGCGAGGGAGATAATTGCATATTTTGGAAACCATAGTGGAATATTTAACATTTCCACGAAAATCATATTCCACTTCGTTGTATTCTTTGTTGGGCGACGTATAATTCAGTCCACGCACAATGACTGTGTCAGTGGATTCTTTCTCCGAACTGTAAATCTTGGGACCAATATACATGAACAAAATACGGGTCAGTTTGTCCTTTCTCTCAACCGTCGCCGAAATGCCCAACATGTAGTGTGTTGAATTGTTGATGAGTGCCTTGGAGAACTCTTCACTGCCGATGCGATGAACTTCATCTATGATGGTCAGTCCAAACGAGTCGAGAGACGTTTCATTCGCATAATCGTTGCGGTAAATGGTCTGTATCATGCCGATGACCACGTCCTTGTTCTCAATATCAAACACTTTGCCTTGGATTCGCCCTATACGAGCCGTCGGCAAAAACTGTTGCATACGTTCAATCCACTGCGTCAAGAGAAATTCCTTATGCACCAATATCAGCGTCTTTTTTTTGAGTTGGCTGATGATGTAAATGCCCATTACGGTTTTTCCTGCGGCACATTCTGCCTCCAACACGCCGCCACCTCCGTGCCCCTGTCCCTTGCTTCCGCCTCCACTGCTTTTGCTTCCGCCTTCGCCTCCGCCATTTCGAACGTGTTCCAAATACGTATTCACAATAGGTATTTGTCTTTCTCTCAACGACCCAGCGAATTCACAATCTATAGTGTCCCCCATTGAGATTTCACTTCGTTCGGGTTCGCCGTATCGTTCAATGCCGTAAAATCGGGGAATGTAAATTTTTTTGGTGTTTTCACGATAGACAAAGAATTTCTTCTCTTCTGCGTCTCCACCGAATTTAGAACCGCCCGTGAAAGGAATCATTGTCAATTCGTCTTTGATGTTTGTTTCATCGGCTTTCGTCAGGGATGATTTCAAAAGAGTGTAGCCTTTTTTTCCCAAATACGCATTGTTTTTTACGTTTTCACAATAGGCTGCTGTTAAGGGTGTTGCTGCAGGTGCTACAGTTTTAGCGTTTTTGGGAACAATCATATACGATATAACTATACGATTGTTTTTATACTATTTGCATGGCGGAACAACAATATATTGTGTTATTGTATAATATAATGAAAGTTTTATCGATGTTGTCGGGCTTTTCTGCCATTGAAATCGTTTTGGTTCTCGTTTTCATTCTCTATGTTGTCCTGCCTATCCCTATGCCCAGTCAAATTGCACATTATATTGACCACCCCTTCGGCATTGTTTTGGTAATGTTGGTTGCGTTGTATTTGTTTTTCAATGCTCATCCTGTGGTTGCGGTTGTCTATTTGTTGGTCGCTTTCGAATTGATTCGTCGTGCATCGCAAATGACGCATCGTGTCCCCCTGATGGAATACAATCCATCCGAGAAAAAGAAGATGCAAAAAATGGTGGAAATGAACACGCCTCATCATACCACTTTAGAAGAAGAGATGGTTTCGCAACTTCCTCCTGCTGAACAAGATTTTTCGTTGAATTTGGGACAGAGTTCTTTCAAACCCGTTGCCGAGAAAATGAACGGTGCTTCCTTGATATAGACCCTATTATGTGGAAGAGGAAGACAACTTTTCCAATGCAACAATGTAATAGACAATTATAGCGGTTACTGGAAATGGCAACCATAAAAACAATCCCCATGTAATGCGTTGTGTGGATTTTTGATTAAAAGTATAAACAAAATAACATACCAAAACGGTTAAAAACAAAATGGCAAGGGTTGTAAAAAAAATGATATTGTGTTTGTCCTCAATATAAATATGTTTAAGAAATTTAAGAAATTTAAATAAATCAAAATTTTCACCTGTGCCAATACCTTGTAAAAAAACTTTATCGTTTACAAATTTGTAATAAATGGACAATATAGAAAAAACAACAATGATAGTAAAATACATGCCAATCATCATTTCACTTGCGTTTTTTGTTTTGATACCATCAATCGCCAAAGGCAACCCAATTCCAACAATCAATATAATTGCAAACCAATAGCTTATGTATGTGAGTAATGTATATTGTTTGTTTTCGTCGTTCTTGTCGTATTTTGAAACATAATAGATAAATAGTTTGCTGTAAATAACGGGAGAAACCACAAAACAAAAAATCAAAATCATGATAAAAATAAAGACATCAAAGAGAGTCCGCATCATAGAGATTTGATAGACACCCGTCAAGAAGTCGCTGTCCACGGGAACCATAGCAATTTGAGAGATGTTCTCGTTGGTAATCTCGTCGGAGGCATTGCACGACATTTCGTTTTCGAATTTACTGTCTTCCATGGTGTTGATTTTTTTGGCAAACGATGTTAAACCTTCTCTCAAAGGCGACTCAGTCGCTGTCGCTGTCGCTGTCGAAGGCTTGTCAGCACCCATGGGCATAGCCGACAAGGGCAATTGCGTTGCTGATGCAATGGCGATACGATAGTCTGGTGTAAAAGAATTCAACAATCCAAAACTAACATATTCAGGCGTTATAAATTTGGCAAAAGACGAGCGAATCAAAATGGGGGTCGAAAACAAAACCACATTGTCAAACAAAATGCAGGGTTGTTTCTTATCCAAAATCATCGAATTCAAGTCTAATGTTTTGGGCAAAGAAGAAACGGAAAAAAGATCATCCAATGGCGTGGGATTGATGTTGGAACTTGTTTTCAAAAGAAACACAGCAAACATCGTCGATTGATTGACCGTGTATTTCTCATCGGTGGAAATGGATTTGTTTTCGACAACCAAAATGCCATCATGGGGAGATTGCATGACACTATAGTGTCGTTTGAACAAACTCATGGTTTGAGAGACACATTGATTGTCGCTGACAATCAAATTAGGGTTGCTGAATCCCGATGAAACAGATTGACTGTATTCGTGTTTGATGTATCCGTCGTTAAGCAATGTTTTCAAAGGATGCCCCAGATGAATTTTATTGTCATAATTGTATTGTATTGTGTCCAATGTCTTTTTACTTGTGTCTGTTAAATCAAATGACATTCTTTATACTATCATTAGAGAATGTTATTTTTTATTTTTCCTATCGTTCCTTATATCGTTCCTTATATCGTTCATTATAAATAGGGAATGTAAGAGAGTCCTCGGGAATCGTAGAGTGTGGAAACAAAACTGTCATTGTATCCCTGAACAAAGACAATCTCCCCATTGTTCATTTCATTGATGCCATACTCATTCATTCCGTCTCGGTTTTGCACTTTGATGGGCAATTTGGAACTGATGTTTCCCGTGTTGGACAAGGTATAATATTGCCATTTGTCATGATTGACATTTCTCCCGAAAAGCGGTAAAATCATGTCGCCCCCTCTCTCTCGAGTTAGGATTCCCACCTGGTCAAAAGAATGAGAACGGACAGGTTGCGTTTCGATATTCACTGGCAAACCGTAGACGGTAGAACCGTAGGTGGAAGAACCGTAGACGGTAGAACCGTATAGTGGAGAAGTGCCATAAGAGGATGAAATCCCGACCACGGAAGAAAACCGAGGCCAATACCCCGCCGTTTCTTTCAAAGGGGGAAAATAGGGGTCTTCAAAAACCCCCGTTTTTGCTAAACCGAACGACGGTTGTTGAAATATATTTGTTTTGTTAGTTTGATGAAAACGATAGGGTTGCATCACCATAAAACAAAAGACAACCAACAACAAAAGAAAGAGAATCAAAAAAAGGGTCATGTTTTCAATACACATGAAACCCGGAATGCATTTTTTAGCCATTATACACTATAGTTTGATTTTTATAGTTTGAGTTTCGGCATGGGTTTGAGTTTGCATTTGTAGCATTTGGCGGGGTAAATATAATCCCGAATATTGAAACCTGAAATATCCGCCGTGAATTCGTTGATTGTGTCCAGAATATCCCATATAGTGTTTTCGATATTTTGACTGCCCGTAATCCAAAACAAACCAGAAAAGGGCCAATAAATGATCCATCCCAAAATATTGAGGAAATAATAGATGATGCAATAACTAAAAATATTGCCAATGTAAAACACGCCGCAATCCAAATACGACCCAATAGAAATGAAAACACCCCCCAAAAATTTACCGATGTTTTGCAAAGACGAGAATATCTTCGTAATCACTTCGAACGGTTTGGCGAGAGCATCACGAATGGCACCGCCAATACTCACCATTCCTTCTTGCACAGGAAATAGATAATCAAACAATATTTTAAGTATCAATGAAAACAAAAGAATCAACAGGAAAAAGAAAAAGAAAATGTAAATGTTTCGTAAGATTGTCATGTATATTTGAGAGAAAAAGAAACCCGATTTTTATTTGGTTATTGGGAGTAAAATTGTGTTTTGTTATTGTATAATGTTCCCCAAAAATATGATAGATAAACATTTTGTATTCAAACATAAATTAACATTGTCGATTGTTCTTTTTCTTGCCCTGTTTTCTGTGATTCATTTCTTAAAACCTTCCCTGTTTTACATGCCCGATGGCTCTTTTAGAGAGTTCGGGGTTGGATACAAAAACAAGACGGTCATTCCCATTTGGATTGTCGCCATTGTTTTAGGCATTTTGTCTTATTTGTCCATTTCCTATCTTATTTTGGTTTCTTAATGACTTTTTTTGCACAATTCATTGTATAATGAGTTTGATTCAATCGAATGTGAAATATTATGTCGGCGAAGTCTTGTCCAAATGCCATGAGAGAAAAACGAACATCTATTTTTGGGTTTTGAATGTGGCGGTTTTGGTTTTGTTTGTTTCAGGGACGGCGTTTATTCTCTATTGTTGCTACAAAAAGAAACCGTGTGAAGAAGAATTAAAAAAGAAGATGTTGAGAGACCAACAGTATGTATTGGAACAAATAAAATTTTATCAGGGACAAAAACAATCCATGTCCGCCATTACTGACCTCCCCGTTTTGCAGAGTTGAGAGAATACATTATAGAAGGTGTTCTATTTTATTTGTAGTATGTATATGGAAACCAATCCTATAGTGAAAAAGGACTACAATGATTATCTCGACCGCTATTTTGAATTGAAACAAAAATACGATGCGAAACTGAATAAACAAAAGAAACAAAAAGGAGCGTTTCCCCTGTGTGTTCAATGTGGGAAAAAAGGGGGGACTTTTTTTTCCAATAAAAACAACCGATACACTGCCGTTTGCAAAGCGACACCGCCTTGTAAATTGCACATTGAATTGTATCGTGGGTTTTTCTCCAACAGCACAAATTTATTGTATCAATACTTGGCTCTTTTGGAAGAATCCAAGGAAAACATCATACGGATACAAAACAATGAAATGTTTCATTATTCGCAAAATGAACTGAAAAAGAAATACGAAAATGAAAAGACACATTTCGAAACTGTTACACAACTGTTTAGCGACCTGAAAAAATGTTTGTATGAAAACGAGGAACTGAAGGAAAAGACAAAAGAGACCATTGCAAAAATCAACCAAAACATCATAGAAATTCGTTCCAACATTGCCGATTACACCCAATCGGAGGACATGAAATTCATCGAGAATGCAATGCAACAACAAAAGAATGTGTTGTTGCCTCTTTTAGATGAATTGCAACACTTGCGATTTGAAATCATTGAAGCCGATGTAAGCAAAGTGTCCCTGACCAAAACCTATTTGAGAGAAGGCGTGGAAATCGTCGAGAAACGTGATTCTATGATGTCTGTGTTGGTCGAAAGGGAGGTCGCTTTGCACAAGGAGGAAATCAATGTCAAAGAACCCCCTGCCGTTGTGCATTGGGTTTTATAATGAAGTTGTGTTTATTATGGGATGTTTTCCGAATAGGCTAATAACTGTATTATCAGATGTGTTTTTCAATTTCCAATGATTGAAAATTGTTGGTATTCATGATACAAACAATTTCGTTTTTTCTTTATTTGTTTCTCTCAAAATTGCATTTTTGTCGCACTTTGTCCGTTCCTTCGGTCGCCTTCGCCTTTGGCCGTTGCACTTTAACATTGATTGTAATTGGATATGGTGTCCCACACGATATTGTAAGTGTTTGCCCACAGCCGTTTGTTGCATTGACTGGTCATTCCATTGGCACTCCACGCCGCATCGGCAAAATTGATGGTCGGTTTTTGCGTAATGGCATTGACAAAATAGCCCGAAATCGTAGAGTATTTGTCTGGTGTCAAAGTCCCTAAATTGCCCGAAGTGGGTATTATGCAATTCGACGAGCCATCCACGACCCAATTGTCAGGGCATTGAGTTACGGTGGGGGGATACACAGTTCCTTCATGATTGGTGGAATTGATTAAAAAAGCAACCAGCGTTAAAATAACAATCAACATAACAACCGCAACCACAACAACAATAATTTTAAATAAATCCATATAGTGTATGCATTTATTTATTTTGTATTCCAATATTCGGTTAAATACAAAACAAAACAATCCGTCAAAATGGGTGTCGGTATGTTTTCGCTATTATGCACAATCATTTCGGCAATTCGCAAAAACTCTCTCGAAACTTCATGATTCCGTATGATGTAATTGAAATAATTTTGGATGATTTGCTTTTTATCGATGTTGTATTGTGTGCTTATTTTTTGAATGCAATCGTGTGTTGGCACTATAGTGTCGCTTCGATTTTGGTCGCTTCGCTTCTGGTCGCTTCGCTTAGTAAATGTCTCATGAATGGTCTCCCATAATTCGTCATGCACAATGCAGTCAAACATGGATTTTTCAATCAAAGAGTGATTGGATTGAATGAAATTAATCATACTGCGAATATCGGAATGATACATCGACTGTATTTTTTCAATCATAGAATCGCTCAATTCAATGTTTTCATGGATGGAAATGGTTTTGATGAATTTGAATATTTCCTGTTTCGGCAATTGATTGAAACGAATGCAAATGAATTCATTTTGGAGGGATTCATCAATCTTGCTGACATAATTGCAAATCAGACAAAACCGAACATTGGTTACGGTGGTCTGCAACAAATATTTCAGGGCTTGTTGTGCGTTTTTGGTCATATAATCCACCTCATCCAACACCACGAATTTGATGCCATTGTCAAAAATGTTTTTCGTGGAGACGAATTGAAAGATTTGATTGCGTATGATGTCAATACCACGCTCATCAGAGGCATTCAAATGTATGATGTTTCCCTTATTGATAAAGTGATTGTGGATATTGTGCCTTTTCTGGTATTCTTGAATGAGATTGATGATAGTGGAGGTCTTGCCCGAACCCGGCGGCCCGTAAAACAGCAGATTAGGAAATGTGTTTTTTTCGATGATGTTTTGGAACAGTCGGCGGTTGATGGGGTCCAATACGATTTCGTCGAAATGATGAGGTCGGTATTTTTCAATCCACGGTATTGTGTTTTTGGTTGCAACGGGTTTTATTTCATTCATTTTATGATGGTTCCATTTTGTTCTTGTTTTTATACTTGTTTTTTAGAACATAAAGAAAACGATACATTGTCTATAAAAATGGAATCGACACAACCAGAATCATCCACTTTCTCTCAAACCGAGACCATCCTTAAAAAAAGAGGCAGAAAAAAGAAGGTCGTCGATGAAACCGAACCGTTTGTTGTCGAAGAAGACAAAAACCCCAAAAAACGGGGCAGAAAAGCCAGAGGGGCGAAACTGATTGCCAAAAGCGAAAACATCAACGAAACACACACAATAACTCTGTCTAATGTCATTTTGCATTTAAAATGTTGTTTGAGTGATTTGAACGAATACAACAGCGAACTCTCCAAAATCATTTTAGACCCACTCAATTACAATCCCCTGATTCCACCCAACATTACCAGTTATAATGAAACTGCCATTTCTTTTGCAACAGGTGGCGGAGGAGCCAAGGGCTTGATTTCGTATAATGACAATGATACTTTTACTGTTTACAAAGAGGATACCGAACCCACGAGTGCCAACATAGAAAAGGAATTTTTACACGATACATCTCATGTATGTCAATGCAATGAAAAGAAAAAAACGGAAACGAAAGACATGGCGGCAAAATTGAAAAACTTGAAAATCATGCTCTATAAAAACGCCGTTTCCACTGACAAAATAGCGGCCTGTTTTTGGTGCTCCTATGATTTCGATAATCCGCCCTTTTACATTCCCAAACACGAAATGAATGACACGATGTTTGGGTATGGTTCGTTTTGTCGCCCTGAATGTGCCGTCGCCTATTTGTTCAATGAGAGAATCGATGATTCGTGCAAATACGAACGATATCAATGGATAAACAATATTTATGGCAGGGCGTTTGATTATAAAAAAAACATCAAACCCGCACCCGACCCCCATTATTTGTTGGAAAAGTTTTACGGGAATTTAACCATACAAGAATATCGCAAATTGTTCAACACACAACACAATATGATGATTGTCGAAAAACCGATGACACGTGTTTTGCCTGAGTTGCACGACGACAGCGAAGGTGTTTCTATGATGGGAAACAAAACGGGGGTGTATAAAGTGAAACGGGAAAGCGAAAAGGAACAGGGACCCAGCAAATCCAGCATCATACGGGATAAATTCGGGTTGTCCAATTAAACCCATAACAATGATTTAAACTTGGAAGAGTGTTTTCGTTGGTTGGCAAACAATTCATCAATGTCATCATTACACAAATACAAATCAATATCTGATAAAGATTTAAAAGTGATTTCATGTTCATGAATGAGTCCTAATCGACAAAACAATAATTTCTCATTTAATTCATCATCGTTTTTGTAATCATCGTCGTCTTTTGTATATTCATGGTATTTTATGTCGTCATCAATATTTTTTATTGTGTTTGTTTCAACAACAGATGACCTATCATTTTTAAAGAATGAATATAAATATTTTTCATTATTGTGATGTCGAATAGTGAATCTTCCCTCAATATTATCTATTTGTGTATCACATTCAAATAGATAAATAATTTTGCCATAAACATTCAATTTTGTAAAATAATCATTTTCGGTATTTGTATGATGAAGTAATTTTGTAATGTTTTCTTGTGTTAAATTTACAATGTCGAATGTATTTGTTAAATTATAAAAACAATAACACATTATTGTCTCAAATATATTAAGATTGTTAATATCATAAATAACATTTTCTTGAATGAGTTGTGTTCTTTCACCGTATCTGTCTAATATGTCAAAATACTCACCAGATAAAATATAATCCATGTGGTTTAAATTCCACATATAATGTAATATTTCATCATTTTCATTAGTTATATAATATCCTTTTTTGTCATTTTTCATAAAAGATTTTATTTTTATCAATATTTTTTTACGGTCATCAACTAATGTTGATGCCTCTTTTTCTTGACATTCAATAATAGGTTTGGACTCTTCTATTTTTATCGTTTTTTCTTTACAATTTACAGCAGTTTTTTGTTCTTCTTTGTGTTCTGCATTCAACATATTGTTGATGTCTTTTACCATTTCAAACCAATCACCAGAGAAATATTCATTTCCAACCACCTTTTTATATTTTGTATTAAATAATTTAATAATTTTACGTTCTGTTGGGATTGAATCTTTACAACAACGAGCCATAATAAATACACATTTTTTTGCGTTTGTATAATTTTTAAGTCTGTTTAATCCCTTCTCTGCTGTTCTTCCAACCTTATAAACCTTCGCTCCATTTTCACCGTAAATTCCTGCAATTTCAATTAAATAAATTTTGTGTTCTTCAATCATTATACCTATTGTGTATTAAAACCACCAACAACAACATTGATTTCAATTTTTTATTAATACACCATCAAATAAAAAATGTTATATAGTGCAATTAAGAAGAAATCCAGTCAATGTCGTCTTTGAAACGTATACCTTCACAACCATCATATTCAGTAATATAAAAGTCTTTTCCTTTTGGAACAAACTTGATTTCTAACTTGTCAAATCCATATAATGTTAATTTTGGAATTTTAGACCAATTTAATGTTGATTTTAAAAACTTTTTTTGTGTTTTTTCATCATTTATATACGCCATTTTATAATTTACTACTTCTTCCTCCTCCTCCTCCTCCTCATCATCATCCTGATTGTTAAACTTCTTATAGAGACCTTTATAATTTTTATAGGGATATTTAGAATTCACTTTTTTCTCTTTTTTTACCTTCTCATCCTCCCTATAGTCATCACTATCATAGTCATTGCATTCTTGGTTGAAATTGATTCTCGTTTGTAAATCAAACTCAACTTTATTTTTTGGAAACTTTTTGTTGTATGTTTTGACTTCTTGTTTTGAATAATTCACGTTTCCAATCAATTTGATTAGTTTTGAGTCAATAACCATTTGTTGGTTGTTTTCGTTCGATGAACTCCAACCTCCACCATAGCCTTGTGTTATGGCAATTGCCAAATCACCCTCTTCATTGACTATTTTGCAATAATTTGTATTTTCAACTGGCACTTCAAAGCAATTGTAATTCACATAATTACCACGTTCGTCTTCACAAGTAATAACAATCGGATTCTGCATTTGTGTTTGGTTGATTGATTCTACACGTTAAAATAGAATCAATTTTTTTGCTTTGTCCATTATAGAATCGTTTTTAAAGTCGCCATCTGTTCTTCGGTCAAGGTTTCGGGAAAAACAACATTGAAATCAATCCAGAGACTGCCCTGCATGTTCTCTCGAATCATTCCCAAATCGGGAATCTTTTTCTTGAAATGAGGATGAATGATTTGCGTGGTGTTGGTGAAGGTGAAAGTTTTCCCATTGGGGTGATGAATGTCAAAAGAGAATCCCAAGAGAGCCTCTTTGAGAGAAATGTTTTGTTTCACAATCAAATCCAAACCATTTCTTAAAAACGCAGTGTTATTTTCCGATTGAATGATCAAACGCACATCGCCTTTCACATCATTAATATTGTGTCCCTTATTTTCCAGTATGATGGTTTCGTTGTTGTCAATCCCCTGTGGAATGGGAACATAGATGGTTTCGCTCTCTTTTGTTCTTTCTTCTCCCGAGACTACGGTTCTCTCAACCATAATAGGAATACTGCAACCTTGAAACGCCTGTTCCAAGGTTAGGGTGGTGGTCATCTGGATGCGGTCTGGTTTCTGTGGCTGCCTGTTTTGAAAAAAAGGGTCAAAGGGATGGGGCATGGGATGCGTCGAGTTTTGACGGAAAAAATGGAGTCCTTGCCCTTGTCCCATGGGTTGTTGATGCATCTGATGTCCTTGTCCCATGGGTGGCATTCCTTGTGAAAACATCATATTCAAGATATGGTTCAATTCGTCATTCGGGCTTCCGTGCAAACTCTGGTCATATTGCCTCTTTTTTTCGGCATCACTCAACGTCTCATATGCCTCCCCCAATTCTTGAAACATGGGCTGAGCGTCAGGCGAATTGTTTCGGTCGGGATGGTATTTGAGAGAAAGTTTGCGATAGGCACTCTTGATTTCAGCGGTGGTTGCCGTCTCTTCGAGACCCAAGATTGCATAATAGGTTTTGCCCTTGTCTTGCGACGACGACGTTGGTGGCGGTGGGAATTGAAAAAACATATAATGGGATTGAATTGAAATCTTTATATGATTCAAAATAGCAATAACATAAACGAATGTTGTAAAGAACAAACAACAAAGATGGAAAACAGTTTTCTTCAAAAATACAAGCCCTATTATTTAGAAGACTTCTTTTTCGACGAATCAGTGAAATCGATGATACATCTGTTGTTGGAAATGGACGAATTGAATGTCATTTTTGTGGGGAATTCAAATACGGGGAAAACTTCTTTGCTCTATGCCATTATACGGTTGTATTATGGCATTTCCAAAACGGATCGATTCCCCGAGAACAACATTTTGTTCATCAACAATTTGAAAGAACAGGGCATTCATTTTTTCCGCAATGAAATGAAAACGTTTTGCCAATCCCACAGTTCCATTTTCGGGAAAAAGAAAATCGTTATCATCGACGATTTGGATATGGTGAATCAGCAGAACCAGCAGGTGTTTTGCAACTACATTGACAAATACAAGGACAATGTTTGTTTCGTGTCCGCATGCTCCAATATTCAAAAAGTCATCGAGAACATTCAATCGAGAACTCATATTTTGAAAATACAATCGCCCACCCCCATTCATCTCGCCGAATTCATGGAGAAAGTTTGTCTGTGGGAAAACATTCATTTGACCACCGATGTCAAGGACTATCTATTGTTGATTTCCAATTTTTCCATTCGTGTTTTAATGAACCATTTAGAAAAAATCCAAATTTATTTATCGACCGACGCAAACATCACTATAGATGTCTGCAAACAACTCTGCATCAACATTTCATTTCAAAAATTCGAAGAATACATCGCCTGTTTGAGAGAAAAAGACGTGAATTCAGCCATTCGTATTTTGTATTCCATTTTCGATTTCGGCTATTCCGTAATCGATATTTTGGACTATTTTTTCTCGTTTGTGAAAATCACCGAATTGTTGGACGAAAACCAGAAATACAAAATGATTCATATTTTGTGCAAATACATTACGATTTTCCACAATGTGCATGAGGACATTATAGAATTGTCTCTCTTCACGAATAACCTCGTGGGCGTGTTTGATGACCCCGTATAGTGCCGACTGTCTCGTCCTTACGTCCTTGTCTCGTCCTTACGTCCTTGTCTCGTCCTTACGTCCTTGTCTCGTCCTTACGTCCTTGATGCGTCCCCCAAATCCAATATAATTTGGGCAGTGAGTATATACCTCTCCTGTTTATATGTTGAAACAAATTTTTCGTAAAAATGTTCCCAATGAATTGTTGTTTGCATTTTTAGAGAAAATTTGTTTTAAATACGAAAAACATTATTATATTGACATCAATGCCTTTCAAAAAATGAAATTCTACAACTACCATACCGAATTCTGTGCTTCTCTCAAAGAGTATTATCATTTGTCCAAATATTTCTATTTGGAGAGAACAATGACCTACAATTCCTTCATCAACATTATACGGCAAATTTGCAAAAGCAATTCTATCGTGTTTTCCTCCAAAATGAAATACAACGAATCCAAATACAACATCGATTATTTTATTTATTTTCAGTGATTAACAACCTATTATATTATGAGCCTATACCATATACAACATGGTTAATAAATATTTTTATTCATTCATTGTTTTCATTGTCCTATCGTTTTTTGTTTATTTCGGCGATTTTTTCAAAAAGAATTATTTAGAAACAAACGATGAATACAAACTGATTCAAACCTATTTGCTCAACGAGTCGCCTCTGTATGGATACGACAAACCCAAATTGTGGATTCATACAAAATACGACATCAATGCCCGAAAATGGAAGAGTTTTCAATCTCGCAACACCACCGATTTAAACCAACCTTTTTTGCATTTGACCATCAAAACCATTGTCAATCACTGTTCCCAAGATTTCAATATTTGTTTGATTGACGACGATACTTTTGAGAAATTGTTGCCGAATTGGGACGTGAAAGTGGGCGAAGTCGCCGAACCCGTGCGTTCTCGCATTCGGGAATTGGGTCTATTGAAATTGGTGTATTACTATGGTGGCATGGTTGTCCCCAATTCTTTCATTTGTTGCCGCAATCTCAAAGAAATGTATGATCAAGAAACCGACGGGAACCGTGCTTTCGTCTGTGAAAACGTCAATCGTGCGGAACATGCGACGTATGACAAAAAACGCCGTGTGTTTATGCCTGACCTCTATTGTTTCGGCGCAAAAAAGAACAACCCTGTCATCAAAGAATGGGTGGAATTTTCCAAGACGGAAAACAAAGTCCCCCATTTTTCGGCGGAAACGGAATTCTTTGGAACTTCGTCCCTCTTTGCTCTTGCTCTGGCAAAAGAGGGCAAAATCAATGTTGTGGATGGCAAGAAAATGGGGGTCAAAACGGCGGACAACAAAATCGTCGGCATCGAGGAATTGATGGGCGAAGGCTTCTTGAATCTGGATGCACAACCCTATGGTGTTTATTTGCCAGCGGATGCAATCCTTGCCCGAACTTGCTACAGTTGGTTTTCCGTGTTGTCCAAAGAGGAACTGTTGTCATCCAATGTCATCGCAGTGAAATACATTGTCGCTTCTTTGGTGGATGAATACAAAAACACGAGAGAAAAACGTGAATTGCGGAGCGTGGTTGCGATTTGATGATGCAACCTCAAAAAATTGATTTTATTTTCATTTTCTTTTTTTAACAATCACACCAAAATGCAAATCACAACTATTTTCTTCTTTGCATTGAATGCTGCTTTCGTTTATTTCGCATTGATGTCGAAAACATGTAAAGTCAATTCAAACGAGGTCTATAATTGCACCGACAACAGCGATTGCAATTACAAGGGTATTTGCACCAGCAAAAATGTTTGCCAATGTGACGACGGATACATTACTTTCCCCCAAAACCATAGCACAGATTGTAATTACAAACAAAAATCAGCAAAAACTGCATTGTTGTTGCAATTGTTTTTAGGGTTGTTTGGAGCAGGATACTTTTATTTGGGGGTCATTGATTTGGGACTGGGGGAATTGTTTCTCTTTTGGGGTGGTTTTATTTTTGTGTGTATGTTGGGGTGTATTATTGTGTGTGTAAAAAACAATCAAGAACAAAACCCCAATTATGATATTGTTTCGGCGATAACAAATTTATTTATTTGTCTCGTCATGGTTGGAAGTTTCATATGGTGGATTTACTCTATGGTGACAATTGGCAACGGAACCCAATTGGACGGCAACGGTGCGACCCTTGCCGACCTTTAGTGGACGACTTTGTCGAAACAATAAAAAACAAACCGAATCTTTTTTATTGTTTATTTCATAAAACCTTCACTTGGCATACCTGAACAATGACCCGTGTAATTTGGGTGTTTTGTAAATTTGTTTTTACTATAACCTTCCCAAGAAAAAGTGTGATCTTGCCAATTATTTAAAAAATCATCTTCCGTTAAATTTGGGTTTTCACTCAACAAATCAGCATCGATTTTCAATTCATCATCATCTGCTAATTCATCTTGATCATTTTTTTTTAAAAATTTTCAAGATCACTAATACAAATATTTGGATTTTTTGATAAATGTGAACGAGACAAACCTAAATGTTGATTTTCTTTAAAAAAATCCATCGTAACATTTGGATTTTCACTTAATCCTTCCATGATTGATTTTAAATCATTTCTATCTTTTAATTTCTTCAAAATGGAAACAACATCTTCAAAATTTAAATTCTCATTTTTTCCCAATTTGAAATAATTCCATGGTTTATTGAAATCATACAAAACATCATTGGAGTTTATATTTGGGTTTTCACTAAAGTTTTCATAAACTTTTTCATAAAAACTGTTGGGTAATTCGTAGTCTTCAAAAATTTTATCATTATTATTGATTGCAACATCTTTATTTACTAAAAAGAAACGATAAAAAGAACTCAAACTATCAACAGAAATATTGTTTTTGTTGGAAAGTTTTTTTTGGTTGTATTTTTGAACATTTTTAATAAATTCATTGGGTTCCCCAGTAAATCTATTATTAAAAATATCGTCATAATTAGTATTATCATCCAAAATAATATCATTACTGTTTGTTAGACTGCTGTTATTTGAAGAATGATTACTCTTGTGAATCATTGCAGGTTGTGGTGATGCTTTTTTTGAAATTTTACTTTTAACCTTTTTGGTTTCACAAAGTTTCGAGTTTTGGTTTATCTTTGTTCCATTGGGGCATCTCGGTAATTTAGTTGCCATATATATTTACCAATTATTATATTTTTTCTATAAACCTGAAAAAAATTGAAACAAAAAACCCAACACAAAAACTTCACACCAAACACACAAGAATGAGATTTTTACACGCCGCCGTTTCGATTGCCTTGCTTGCTCGTTCGTTTTTATACAACAAACGAATTGTTGCCAGACGTGAGACTTTGCTACTCAATTATGAGGGAAAAGTGCCATGGGTCAGGGTCGCCTGCCAACATAATTTAACCGCACCCTATGATTACGAAGATTTAACTTGGAACGATGGGGAAGTTCCGTGGTTTCCCAAGGAAAACATTTCATCGACAGAACCACCGTCTATGGAATGGTATTTTGATATTTTCCGTTAGATATTACACATTTGCACCCCATTCGATAAAATTACCTTTTTTTTAATACAAATTGTAATTGCTCTTTTGTCGTGCCAGAGCAAACAGATTGCCTTCTCTCCCCGAAATCAAACCACCATAGAGAAAATCGGCGAATCCCGCTTGGTCATTGGGAATGGTCGTTCCGGGTTGAGAGACAAACAAACGCATGCTCTGTTCGAACTCGTATTCGTCCCCCAAATTTTTAAACAATTTATCCGCAATGTCGGGTTGGGTGGCATTTTGTTCAATGACCATTTTTTTCGCTTGTTCCAACGAAGTGTTGCCGTTGCCAATGGGAGGTGCGGGTTTTTTATGAACATTGTATTCGTAATCGGTGATCAAGACATTAGAGAATGGATTGCTGGGGGTCGCCTCGTCGAAAACGTCTGCAGGGACAATGATTTTTTTTTCCGCCATCAAATCTTTCACTACATTCGACACTCCGTTCTTCGCTCCGCTTATTACTTCGTCTTCGAACCCCTCCTTTTTGCTGCTACGACGGTGAGTGAAAAACAAAATAGAAATGGCGACCAAGGTAATGGCTCCTATAATGACAATCCGCATCTTTTGAGAGAAGGCAAATCCCACCAGCGTTAAAACGATGACCGTTCTGGAGACGGCATTTAACTTTTGTTCATACGTCATGTCTTCGTTGGGGAAAAATTCATACAAATAAAGCGGGTTCAAAAGAACATTGGGGTTTTCAAACCAAAAAGGTATTTTCTCTTTTTTGATGGGGATGGCAGAAGACATGGATTCTTCACATCGGTCGGAGGAAAAAAGAAAAGGGGCGTCGTTTTCAAAATTTGGTTTTTGATTGGAGTCCATTATTGTATCCTTTTCATCATATTTTGACATTATATATATTACAATGAAAAAATATGCTTGGTTTGTGTTTTATTGGTATTGTGTTTTATATCGACGTATATTTTTCTAAAACGACAGACGGAATCAAATTCAACAGGATTAACTTTTTAAAACACTTGTTTATTGTTACTTCACTGACACCAGAGATGAGTTTGATGTCCGTTTTCGTAATCGGCAAATTGCATTTGAATGCGATGTAATGTATGATGCCACCCGCAATCGCATGAGGCGTATTGTCGTCTATGATGTTTTCCCGTTCCACTTTGTTGGCAATGAATTTGGCGACAAACGTCAATTCTTGATTGACGTTCAATTTACTGCAGAATCGTTCAATGAACAGTGTGGGCGTGGTTTTGCATAAATCCGTCTGTTGTGATGGGTCCATATTTCTCTCAATGTTGTGCAAAATATTGACCGCCACACTGCATCCGTTGGTTGCACTCGCCTTGTCCAATGAGAAGATTTCGGCGATTTCATGAGACGTGCGTGGGCATCCGTTCAACCGACATGAAATGTAAATCGACGCCGATTTGATGCCATCCCGATTCAATCCTCGAAACATTTTTTGCTCCGAAATGTCCTTGTGAATAATCATGGCGTCGTCAATGAAGATTTTGGGGATTCCCGATTTTTGTGCCATGGCCGTAATGAACTGAAATTCATCGTATAGTGCCTTTTCCTTGTGGGGCATGGATTGCCATTCCGTCCATCTTCTTATTTTTTTCATCTCATAAGATGCATTGTGTCCGCACAACACTTGGCAACCGAACGACGATTCTTTCAACAGCGGATTGATGGGGTTTCCGCATCGGGTGGGGTCAGTGCCGCCCTTGTCTTCGGCACTAAAGAACCGCCATTCGGGAGAATAGTCCAATGTGTTTTTGTAAATAATCGCACACTGGTCGTTGCTGCATGTGGGGAAACCGTCTTCCATAACCATAAGAGTGGAATTGCAGACATAACACAAATCGCCGTTTTCTTTTGCGACATCCACCACGAAATCTTTCATTTCCAGCACTTTTTCTTCTGTCTTATCCACAACCGTTTCATCCACCAACAATTCATCTACAGTCGATTCTGTCAAAGGCGGGAGATTGCTAAATGAATTCCACAGTTTTAGTTTTTCTTTGTGTGAATACACCTTTTTTATTTTTTTGGTCTTGTTGGTTCGTTTTGGTTCCGTGGTTGTCAGCATTTCAATTTAAGGATAATTATTTGTTTTATTTTTATTTCAATTTTATTGTTATATATCGTTATTGTATAACTGCTATAATGAATAATTTTGCTGAACTCGCTGTGAATGTATCTCAACTTGATGATATGGCAAAAAAAAGTGGAATCGATGCATCAAGTGGAATCGATGCATCAGCTCTCTCGAATGTGGTTCCAACAAACACTATAGTGCCCTCGTCAGCGGCAGCCAACAACGCCGACATGAAAATGTCGCCGAGTGATTTGAAAATAATCATGGACCACATTGACACCGTTTTACTGAAATATTATCCTCCAGAAACAATCAGCAAGGCCATTTTCGAATACATTGATACATTGAAACCTTTGGGAGAGTTTGATGTCAATCGTATCATGTTGAATGCGGTTTTCAGTCAAATCAATTTGTTGTCGCAACCTTTGAATAATTATAAATTGATGATTCCATTGTTGAACAATCCCGAGATAATCACTATAGTAAATGGTGCCACTCTTTTAAAAAAACAAACACAATCTTTTGTGGATTCACTCAAAGAAAATGTTTTTTCAGACAATGAAAACATTGTTTCTTATCAAAAACAAATGGGGGGTGAAGGAACGACAGGTGAGACAACAGAAGGAGAAAAAATAGATGATGTTGTTCTAAAAAAAACGGAACGGTTGCTCCAAATGGATTTGCCAGACGAGAAAATATTGAACAAGTTCTATAGTTATATTGAAAATTTTTTCAAGGGAGAATCACCAGAAAAAACGAAAATATTCAATCATTTGACTGCCAAACTCGACGAATTCATTGATTCGCTTTTTACCAACAACACATTTCAAAGTTTGAAATTTCATAAATATTTGTTTTTAGCATTGTTGCAAAACAATGACATTGCCTCTAAAATAAACGCCATTACTTTTACTGATGACAATAACAAAATGGTCGAACTGTTAAAAACCACTTTTGAAAAATTGGTTGCGCCGCCGACCCCAATACCTCCTCAACAACCACCGACCCCGACCCCACCACCTACGATTGGAGGCAGCAAAAGACGCAAGAAAACATTGAACCGAAAGGAAAAGGGAGCGAAAAAACACAAGAGGACAATTAAGAAAAGGCGCATCCGTTAAACTCGTTTAAACGAACGAAACCTTTTTCTCAATTTTGTCAAACAAATCCTTGTCATACACCATACTGCCTGTCGGCTTGTATTTTTTGATGGGGGTGTATAGTGATTTGTCCTGTTTTTCTTTTGCCTGTTGTGCGGCGGCATTTGCCTCTTCTTGCTGCTGCTGTTGTTGTTGTTGCGTTTTTTTTTCGATTACATTTCCTTTCTCATCAAAAGAAACGCCTGTTTTGCGTTTGATTTCCGCCCGCATATAACTCGGCACAAAATTCTCCCAATTGACAAAGAGGGTGTTGGGATGAAGATAGCGAATGGCGAAACCATTTTCTTCCAATTTTGAAATGAGATAGGCGATGCAATGTCCTTTGTCATAGACGGGTTCGCCGAAAATGTATTCGGGCACTTGAAACCATATGAATCGTTCGTTGAGTTTTTGCTTTCCCTTGAGAGTAATTCTACGGTGAATTCGGTTGAGTATTTTGTTGAAAATCGACAATTGTTTTAAATCTCGGTTCTTCTTTTTTTCATACAATTCATCTATATTGACTTGCCTGACGGAGTCTTCTTCGTCCAACATTAAAAAACAAGAACTCATTTGCTTACTATAGTGCAAGAAAATTATAGCGTGTTTTTATCTAAATTGTTGCATTTTTTTAATGATTATTTTTGTGAAAAAAATTGATTATTAAAACGTAGTTTGATTGACACCATAGAAATGATTGAACAAAATGTCATTTTTACGCCGTTGCCCATACAAAATGAGCATTTAGCATCACCTTGCCTACCCCTTCAAGAAGGGGAGAAAAAATATAATGGTTTGTCTTTGGAAGAAATAAACATGAGAATTGAGGTTGAATTTTGCAATGAAACTTTTGAAGAATTAACTGACGCAAAACTCATGTCTCATTATATGAATTGTATTTCCGTTAAAAATAAAATTGAAACACTTGATAATATTTTGAAAAAACACAACATCAATGAAGAAACAAAACAAAATATTATACAGGAATATATGTTGAAATTAATACCAGCAGGAACGAAAGGTGTCATTCGAGGTAATAAATTCAATTGTATTGTCAAGCAAATGATTGAAAAAATGAAATTGGACACAAATAGGTTTGAAGTTTGTTTTGAAAAAAAATGTGAAAGTCATTTAACCGCCGAGATTCCAGACTGGTATATATTGGAAAAATCAACCAATAAAATTATAATTGGTATGAATCAGTTGGATTTATGGGGAGGAGGTCATCAAACCAACCGAGGGTCGAAATACATTGAAGATATAAAACACAACAATGAAAAAAGTAAATTATTGTGTGTGGTTTGCAATAAAATACAGTTCAAAAGTAAAAAAAACAAAGCATATAAATTATTTGAAATTGGTTTTGAAAACAATACACTGTGTTATGTAAATAATCTTCAAAACATTATTTTGTATTTTTATAATAGTGGGTTAAATTTACAAATTAATTCTTGTTTTGAAATGGATTTGGGACCCACCGTATTGTTAAATTCATAGGATATTGACGATAATTTTTTTATGTTGTCATTTACCGATTTTCCGTTTGTAAATTTTATGAAATAATGTGATTGAACACTTTTTTCAACTGTATTTGTGTCAATTGTTCCCGCATTTACACCAACTCGGCGAAATGAAATGTTAGGATTTTCTGTTTTTTTAACAAACTGAAAATGCAATGGTTTTATTTTTTCAACAGCATCACGACAATATGTTTTTTTCTCCCAAATTTGAAATATACATGGAACATCATGTTCAACACCATCAACCAAAAATGATTTATTGGGCAAATCTATTTCAAATAAAAGATGAAAGAGAAGAGGAATTTTATTCCTTAAACTTTCTTTTTTAAAACTTTTGGGCAACACAAAAGAAACACTGTCGCAAAATTCACAAGATTTTCTTATGAATTGAACCGCCAAGGAAGATTGACGACCAAATGGAGGATTTCCTATGACATGTATTTTATCATAAACACATTTTGTTGTATCGTGTTTGTATTCTAAATAATCTTGCCTTACAATTTCGTCATGTTCAGGTTCTAAATCGTAAAAAACATAATGGCTGGTCAATGATTTTATTGCTGCAATAAATGAACCATTCCCCGCACTGGGTTCAATAACCAAGTCATTGTTTGCATAAATTTGAATAGTTTGTTTAACATAATCCAAACACAAATCCACAATAGTGGATTTTGTGTAAAATTTATCTATGGTGTTTCGTGTTGAACCTTTGGTTTGTTTGGATTTCATCAGTTTGTGTTTGTTGTTGTCTATTTAAATTTATATTGTTTCAATCAATTTTTTATTATCGCACAAAATTGAAAAATAAATGAAGGCTTCGAGAGAAGCACCAAAAAATGACACTCTATTCTGGAAAAGATTTCAACGTGTTGCACAGCAAAAACGAGTTTTACAAATTGCTGAACGAGGATTGCGTTCATCATGATTTTACCTATCGTGATGGGTTGAATCATGATACGAATGCATTTGCCCCGAATGAACAATGCAAAGGCTGCGGGCTCTATTTCACCGAAAAAAACAATGTTCCCATGTGGATGCAAAACAAACGTTTTCTGTGCAGAGTTTTCATACCCGATGATTCCTACGTTTTCGTGGAAAGCAACAAATTCAAAGCCAACGCCTTCGTCTTGGATTTGAAAAACAAAATAGAAGTGGGTCAGTGGGAGGCATGGTCAGACCCAGACTATTGTGAAAAAGCCATGAAGAAAACCACAGCATCGTTGCAATTTGTCTTTCAAAACAACAAACAATTGTCTCCTTTACAAACAACCCAATACAATGGTTTCTGTGAAACTGCACTCAAATACAACGGCTGGATGGTGAAATACATAAGAGAGGATTGTCTAATGTATAAAAATGAAAAAGGAGACGATATAAGCACTATTGCAGTGAAGCAAGACGGCTTGGCTGTAGAACACATAAGAGAAAAATATTTGACAGCCAAATTGGTTGAATGGGCTGTCAAACAAAACGGCATGGCGATAAAACATGTTCCGTCCAAATATTGGTCAGCCGAGGTCTTTATGATGGCAATAAAACAAACGGGTTTTGCTTTGCAACATGTGCCGCCCGAATACATAACCGACGCATTGTGCGAGGAAGCCGTCAAAACAGATGCGTTGGCAGTGTTGTTGGTTTTAAAGCATTCACAGACTTTCACCATGTTTGTCAATGTGGTGAAACAGAACGGGCTTCTGTTGGCTCTGCCTTGTCTGCAGGAACATCAGACCTATGAATTGTGTATGTTTGCGGTTCATCAAAACAGCATGGCATTGCAACATGTGAAACCCGAGTTCATGACCTATGAACTGTGTTTACGGGCAGTCAAGAAAAATGGTTTGGCATTGCAACATGTGCTGCCCGAATTCATGACATACGAATTGTTTTTAACGGCCGTCAAACAAAACGGCATGGCTCTGCAATACGTGCCGACCGAATGGAGAACCCATGAATTGTTGTTGGAAGCCATGCGACGAAGCGGATGGGCATTGCAACATGTGCAACAAGAACAAAGAACACCCGAAATGGAAGAAGCGGCTCTCAAAAACGAAGGATTGGCATTGAAATTCATTGAAGACAAGACACCCGAATTGTGTGGATTGGCCATAACACAAAACATGAATGCAACCTATTTTGTTCCTTCCACTTATTGAATTTTGTAATTAACTATAACAACCAACACCTTTTTTATTGTGTCGATAAAAAAAATTGAAATGAAAAACAGTTGTAAAAACAATACACACACAGTATGACTTTTGTTTCTGGAAAAGAATTCAATCAAATTTTTGCCAATACTGAATTTTACAAATTACTAAATATTAGTTTTGTTCAGGATGGTTTTCAATATCAAAATGGGGTGAATACCAACATTGACTCTTCAAAACATTTTGACTTTACAGATAAAGAAAATATCTTTTCATGTTTGTACGAATCGCATTATTATATTTGCAGTATCACCATACCCGACGATTCTATTGTAAATGTGTGGGATGAGATGGATACACGATTCGGTGTTTCTGTAAAATATTTCAAAACAAATTCTTTTGTATTGGATTTAAACAACAAAATAAAAATCAGTGAGTTGAAAGAATGGTTGGACATTAATTTTTGCAAAAAAAATCAAATTTAACCCCAATAATTTGAAATTCATCGAAAAACAAACAAAAGAGTTGTGTGAAATGGCAGTGGAAAATAGTGGTTTTGCGGTTAGGCATGTTAATAATGATGAATTTTTAACAAAAGAATTATATGAAATGGCGGTTAAGACAAATTATCCGGCAATTCAATATGTTAAGAAAGAATTTTTAACTGAAGAGTTTTATGAAAATGCACTCAAATCCAATCCGTATAATTTGGTATATATTGAAAAACAGACAAAAGAGTTGTGTGAAATGGTTGTGAAAAATCATTGGCGTGCATTGCGACATGTTAAAGACGAATTTTTAACACCTGAATTGTATAAAATTGCTATAATGCAAGACCATAGAGCAATAAAATGCGTTAAACCCGAATTTTTAACAGAAGAATTGTGTGAAGCCGCAGCAAAATTAATGTAGATAGTTGTATAATTCCTTAAATTCAATACAAACATTTTTTATTGTGCCTGTAAACAAACATAAAGATATTGAACAACAAAACACTATAGTGTTATGTTTCTTACAGGTAAAGAATTCAATGAAATGTTTGCCGATAAAAGTTTTTATAAATTGTTGAATGATGATTGTGTTCATCATGATTTTTTATATCAAGACGGTTTAAACACAGACACACAAAAGCATGGAATAAATTTTATTGACAAAGAAAATATTTTCAACCGATTGAATGACAAACATTTATATTTTTGTGAAGTTAAAATAACTGATGATTCTTATGTATATGTTGAAGCATACCCTAATTCTCAACGCATAAAAAACTGCAAATCAAAATCGTTGATTTTGGATTTCAGTAAAAAAATGAAAATATGTGATTTGCCTGAATGGTCCAGTGAAACATTTTGCAAAGATTTTATTAAAAAATGTAGTTCCCCTTTTCATTAAAAACCAAACACGTGAAATGTGAAATGTGTATGGTGGCTGTTGAAAAATATGGTTCTGCATTGCAATATGTTCCAGATAAATTTTTAACCAAAGAGTTATGCGAAATGGCAGTTAATAAGTGGGGACCAACATTGTTTTTTGTTCCTGATAAGTTTTTAACACCTGAAATTTGTAAAATGGCTGTCATACAAAATTACGATGCGTTGAAATGTGTAAAGGATGAATTTTTAACACAAGAATTGTTAGAAGCCGCAGTAAAAACAAACGGGTTTGCGATAAGTTGTATCAAGGACGAATTTTTAACGCCTGAATTGTGTAAAATGGCAGTACAAAGAGACCCATTGTCCTTACAATATATCAAGGACAAATATTTAACACCTGAATTGTGTGAAATGACAGTGAAATTAGATATGGATGCATTGCAGTATGTGAAACATGAATTTTTGACACCTAAATTCTGTTCAATGTTTGTTAAACATGTTCAAAATAAACCAAAATACATCGACCTATCCACGATATTGTATTTATAAATCAAAATATAAAATAAAAACAAATAATTCAATAAAAACCGACCTTTTTTATTGAATAATCACATCATAGACCATAAAAAAAGTGAATTTTTGATTACATTTACATAATATTGGTGATGATAAAGAAAATGCATTTATTTTTCAACAGGACAAGGCACATATGTTATTGGTTTGGGAACCGTTTTTACAGCAATATAACACTGCACATCTGGTGGAAGTGCAATAAATTCTTTAAGAGTATAAGATTTGTTCAAGTAAGTTTCTAATTCAATTTCGGTCATGGGGGTGGTTGAGTTCATTTTGTGATATTGAGGTTTCTTTTCTCAAAAAAAGATTTCAATTTTTTTGATAAATAGTATAAACACAATCACCATAGACCATAAAACCATAAAACAATGATTCAACATTTGGTATTGTCTGGTGGTGGGGTGTGGGGATTGGCCATGTATGGCATTTTGAGAGAAAGTCATAATAGCCTCTTCTGGAACATTGACAATATAAAAACCATGTATTGCACTTCAGCAGGTTCTATTTTGGCAGTCATGTTGTCTCTTAAATACGAATGGAACACGATAGATGATTTCCTTATCAAACGACCATGGGAACAGGTGTTTCCGTTGAACATCGATTCTGTATTGTCCTCTTTTGACCGTCGTGGTATTTTTGACGAGAAATGTTTTTATTCTTTGTTTGAATCTCTTTTCAAAGGAAAAGACCTTTCACCGAATGTAACCATGAAAGAGTTGTATGATTATACTCACATTGACATTCATTGTTTTTCGACTGAAATAAACAATGAAACTCATTTTGTGAAAACCGATTTTTCCTACAAAACACATCCCGATTGGAAGGTGGTGGATGTGGTTTATTGTAGTTCGTGTTTGCCCGTGCTGTTTGCCCCTTTTTTGACAGAAGGCAGTTGCTACATTGATGGCGTTTTTACGAGCAATTATCCATTGTTGGAATGTTTGAGCGAAGCGGAAAGGAACGTAAGGGGTGAATCAACTAGTTTAAAAGAAAATGTGAATTCAAGCGAAGAAGACAGCATTCCTGTTGCCGACACTATTTTTGGAATCAAAAAGAAACAATCCAAGAAAAAATCGGTCAATTGTTTGTCCTCCCTGTTTGAATATGTTTTTCATTTTATGACTAAATTCGTTGCGACGGAAGTCAATGAAACCGCCATCAAGCATCAAATAGATATAGTGTCGGATGAGTCCAATCTGTATGAAATATTTTCGGTTGCTTCTTCACAAGAGGAACGAATCAAACTCATCGAAAAAGGTGTGGAAGAGTGGGCAAGGTTTTCTACGAAGCCAACGATTGAATAAATTGTTCCAACGACGATTTGGTAATCTTGGCGTCGAATTCAACCTGTTCGGAATTCTTCAAACCCACTATAGTGGGGTATGATTTCACTTTGTATTTTGACATGATACTTTGGATGTCGGCGTCCTTGTCGTTGCTACAGTCCACGTCGGTGCATTTGATTTGGTAACCGTTGATGATTTGTCCATCAAACTCTTGTTTGAAAGCGACCCAATCGGGTTTGGCTTTTTTGCAATAGGCACACCAATCCGCCCAGAACAGCATGACTTCAATTTCGGGATTGCGACGGTTGGCATTCGCAACGTCCTTGTATTCTTTTGTTTTGTTGGGACCACTATAGTATCGTTTGAATCCATACACGCCCACTGCAACAAAGAGTATGAGCATGGAAATCAATATGATATAATTTTTATAAGGACGAAACATCCGTGAAACAACTTCGACGAAACCAGCCATTTGTATATTCTATCTGTGTTTTTTTATGTGGGCGTTTTTTCCTAATTGTTTTATTCACAGAATAATAATATTGTGTTAATAAATCATCTAAATTTTTATAGATCAAGCCGATGTGGTTAAATGTTGAAGAAATTCTTCCAAAGAAGACTCATTTATTTTGCCATTCAACTCAACTTGCGTTGAATCTTTCAATGCAATAATGGTTGGAAAACACGTTATGCCATATTTTGTCATTTGTTCTTGATCCGTGGTTTCATTATACACAGTGCATTTTATTTTATACCCATCAATGATTTGACCATTGTATTTCTCTTGAAAATGAATTCTGTCCATGTCAGCGTTTCCACAATGAGAACACCAATCCGCCCAAAAAAACATGACATTTATTTCTGGCAATAAATCTTCAGTGGGTTTCATGATATTGTCAATCATAACTTCAAAATCGGTCATTATAGTGTTGCTTACAAAACACTCTTTATGTTTGTTTGACGGGTTTAAATTTATTCATGAGACAAGAACCCACTATAACAAGAATCTGGTAAAGTTTGAATGAATTCTTCCAAAGATGACACATTCATTTCACCTTTGAATTTAATTGCCGTTGAATATGATATTCCGACGACACCGGGATAAGAATCAATATCATATGAATCCAGCACCATTTGAAAGTAAGCATCTGGTGTTTCGTTGCAATTTATTTCTGTAATTTCAATTATACCCTTTTTATTATTTATTGTGTATATTTCACTTTCGTATTTATTTTTTAGGACAGTTAATGCCTTTTTACATTGATGACATTGTTCCGTATAAAAAAACACAAGTTCTATTTTCGGTAAAACATACTCTGCCATTGAATTAAATAACAATCCATCATTGTCATCAGTCATTACACAAATATGCAAAAGTATCTTTATATTATTCACAATCGACAAAATAATAATATTGTGAATAAAAAATAACAAAATAAATATTATACATGACCAAAACGGCGAAAGTGAAAACCCTTAAACATACAAAAACCTTCAAAAACAGAAAAAACGGCAAAACTTACACAAAACAGCAGTTCAACAGCAGGGACGGAATGCTTACATATGTCTGGGGTCCGCCGATGTGGCATTTCCTGCATACCATGTCCTTCAACTATCCCGTTTGTCCCACACAACAACAAAAGGCACAATACAAACGTTTCCTTCTTTCTCTCAAATACATTTTACCTTGTGGCAAATGCCGTGATAATTTGTCCAATAACCTGAAAAACCACCCCCTGACGGCGAAGGATTTAGAAAATCGTCATTCGTTTTCCCTCTACATTTACAAATTGCACGAAGTGGTCAATACCATGTTGCACAAGAAATCATACCTGTCTTATGAAGACGTGAGAGAACGATACGAACATTTTCGTGCGAGATGCACCTATGCCCCCAAAGAACCCGAAAAAGGCTGTGTTGACCCATTGTATGGTGAAAAATCCAAGTGTCTTTTGAAAATTGTCCCCTTGGAAACGAAATGCGATACTTTAGAAATTGACAACAAATGCATAAAACACAAATTATACGAGGCAAAATAAAATTGAAACAAAAATACGAGATTTAAAACACAAGACAAAATGACAACAACCACCATCGACGACGAATGGAAGCAATTCATGTCGCAACAACGCCAAGGTCTTGCCAATATGGTGCCGTTAGTGAAACCCGTGGAAACTGAACCGATATGTCTCTATAATGAAGACACACCCGTTTGTGAAGACCTGTATATATCAACCAACACCAAAATATTGTATTTGAATCAAATGATTGATACGTATGAATTGTTCTGGAAAATACCCATCATAGAATATTGGAAACCCGAAATCGGTGTGGTCCATAAATACATGAACATAGTGTCCAACAGCGAAGAACAATACGAACAATATAGGAGTCATTTGGAATCAGTCAAACACTATCGTGAAAACATCATCAAACAAATTAATATTGTTCATTCCAAACGCCCTAAATTCAAAGACGAGAGAAAAATCATGATTGGCATTTCGAAAAAAGAATTAATCAACACACGCAAAAAACAAAAACAAGCATTCATGAATTGTTTCGCCATCATGATTCGGTTTCTTTACAAAGGGGTTTTTAGGGAAATTCATGTTAAAATTTTCAATACGGGCATCATGAAAATCCCCGGTGTTATAAACATGGAAATGCTGCATATAGTGAAACAAATCGTATTGGACACAATGCAACCTCATTTAACGGAACCCCTGTTTTATGTGGATAAAGAAGGAAAACCAAAAAGCGTGTTGATCAACTCCAATTTTCGATGTGGGTTTTTCATTGAACGAGACAGATTGTATTCCATTTTGAGAAACAAATACAACATAGATGCCTCTTATGACCCATGCAGCTACCCGGGTGTGAAATGCAAATTCTATTTCAACAATGAAAATGGTTTCAACACGCTCACTCAAAACGGCACGATACACAGCGATGACCAAAAAATGACCATGACTGAATTAGGCAAAAACACCAAATACACTGAAATTACTTTCACGCTTTTTCGAACAGGAAGTGGTTTGATTTCGGGAAATTGCAACGAAGAAATATTGTTTTATATTTTTGAATTTGTCAAAAACATTTTAAAGGAAGAATATCACCAAATTTGTTCCAGCAAACTGACCCCACTCATGAAAGAAAAGAAAATCAAATTGAGAAAGAAAACCATCGAAATGACCACCGAATATTACAATTCGATTTATTTAGACCCTTCTTTGCAATCAACACTATAGTGTCCGTTCCATCTGCATAAATCACAATGACAAAATTTTCACAAAATCCCCTGCAACAATGGATTGCAACTTTTTTGTTGTTGGTGAAACATCGTTTGGTTCATTGTTCCATTCAAAAAAGAGATTGCATTTGTTTAGCAAATTGTCCAACCATTCGTAAACGGTCGATTCCAGAACGACAACACGTTCTATCGTGGTTTCGTTGTATTCTTCCATGGTTTTATCGACCACAAACTTAATGGCATCCACCATAGTTAAATCGGTAATGGCAGGGTAAAAATTGATTTGTTTGATGTATTCTAAATACAAATTGTAAGCATAAGTTGCAGAAATGGAGGCATCTTTGGGGTTTTTGGTTTGAAGAAGGAACAATTTAAACAAATGAACAATCAAATGCACCCCTTTCATGACAATGTATTTAGTGTTTATGATTTTGGGGTTGTTTGTCGTGAAAGTATTCACCATTAGCAAATATCCCTCTATTGTTTTTGAAAAATAGTGAATGGCGTTTGTTTTCGTGGGTTTCATGTAAAATAGATTTAGAAAAGGTTTGAACAATTAAAAATGATTTAAAGTAAAATACCGTATATTTTTTATAATTTGATTATAAATGAGTAATTCTCAAGAAACAGTGGATGTCAGCCGTTTGCCCGAATTGAAAACAATGCAAGAAGCATGTAAAATTGCCATAACCGAAGACAAACCCATTCTCATGGATTATTGGGTCGGTTCCATCAACAAAACGGTTTTGATTGGTGTCAGTAAAAACATGGTGGATGGCGAAGAGGTCACCGAGAAAATTCTGGTAAGAAGTGAAGAAGAATACACCAGTCCTATTGTGAAAGTGTTTGGTTTGGGGAAAGAATACGTCGTCATGACTGAAAACTCCCTGTATATCGTGGATTCCAAAATTCCCGTGAATCGCATCGATAAATCCGCATAAAGAAAACACAATATGTAATTCATTACATATTATGACTGTCGCCATACAATTGATGGGAGGGTTGGGAAACCAACTCTTTCAAATATTCACCACCATTGCCTACGGTTTAGAACATGAGACGTCTTTTGTTTTGGTGCATTCTTCGGCGAATGACCGCAAAATGTATTGGGATTTTTTGTTGGAAAACATAAAACAGCATTCGTCTCCTGCAAACTCGCTGATTGCTGCTCTGCCTGTTTTTAAAGAGAAATCGTTTTTGTATGAGAGAATCCCCACATTCGAAAACGACCTTCTTTTGTCGGGCTATTTTCAAAGTTATAAATATTTCGATTCGCACCAAGAACAACTTTTTAAAATGATTCGTTTGAGAGAACAACAGTTTTTAGCGAGAATGCAATTTCGAAGCATGTTTTCTCTCAAACATACCGTTGTCAGCATTCATTTTCGGCTAGGGGATTACAAAGCCAAACAAATGTATCACAATATTTTGCCTTTCGAATACTATAGGAATGCAATTCAAACCGTCGTTTCGCAGATTGACCAGCCTGTGCATTTTTTGTATGTTTGCGAAAAAGAAGACAACGCTATAGTGTATGATATGATTCAACAATTGAAGGCACATTTTCCATTGAGTTTTTTCAATAAATTAGACGATTCTATAGTGGATTGGAAACAGATGCTTATTATGTCTTGTTGTCATCACAACATTATAGCCAACAGCACATTCAGTTGGTTTTCGGCGTATTTCAATAAACACAAAAACAGAATGGTTTGCTATCCGTCGGTGTGGTTTGGTCCTGCGTTGAGTCATTATGATACACGAGACTTGTTTTTGGATGACTGGAAAAAAATTGATTTCTAAATTGCACACAAAAAACAACAACATACCGTGAAAATGATGTCTTTTCAATTGAAACAAACCTTGACAAATATCTCTGCCGAGTTTTCTCGATTTTCAATTTTGATTACTGATTTGAATGCAGAAACTGACGCATTGCGAAAAGAGAATGTAAATTTAAAAGAACAAAACAAAGGTCTTTTGACAACCATTTCTATGTTGTCTGCCACTCATCATACTCAAAATGTGAATTATACCGACCAAAAAGTCAGCGACTCTTTTCCTAACGCAGGACAGAACGCAGGACAGAATGCAAGACCTGATGTTTATATCAAAACCGAACCTGTTGATGAAACCAAAATAAACGAAATTGTCATTTTAAACACTCCTGAATGCAAAAAAGTGTTTGAATGTCCCGAAACACCTGTTAAAAAAGAAAAAAAGGAAACTAATATTATTGATGAGGACAGTGTTTGTAAAAAGTTGTCATTTGTTGAACCAACCCATATAGTGGAAGTCGAGGAAACTGAAGAGGTTGAAGAACAAGAGGAAACCGAAGAACAAGAGGAAACCGAAGAACAAGAGGAAACGGAAGAACAAGAGGAAACGGAAGAAGTCGAAGAACAAGAAGAAACGGAAGAAACGGAAGAGGTCGAAGAGGTCGAAGAAACCGAAGAAGTCGAAGAAACCGAAGAGGAAGTCGAAGAAGTGGAGGAAGTCGAAGAAGTGGAGGAAGTCGAAGAAGTGGAGGAAGTCGAAGAAGTGGAGGAAGTCGAAGAGGAGGTCGAAGAGGAGGTCGAAGAGGAGGTCGAGGAATATGAAGAAATTATTGTAAAGGGTAAAAAATATTACAAAAATTCAAAAGACATTGTTTACACCATTACAGAAGATGATGATATTGGAGAACCTGTTGGTAAATTTGTTAATAACAAGATACAACCATTGGCTCACACCGTATTGGCTTAAAAAGCCACACCGTATTAACGAATCACACTATAGTGTGTCGTTTGAAAGTTTTTTTCTTTTGTTTGCGATTCTTTTTTATTTTATTGTGTTTGTGTTTGATTGTTTTTTTCATGCCACCCTTTTTCTCCTTGGGGAGAAGGAGAAAGAGGGTGGCGGGTATTCGTTTTTTCAAAATATCAAATTCGTTTTTGGGATTGAACATGTTTTTAGTTTGAATTCCAAGACTTTCACTTTTCAATTGACAACCGAATTGTCCCTTGTTTGCGTCATTGATTTCTCCTTCCAAAACATCAATCAAAACATGTATTTCAGTGAAGCCCTTTTCGATGTTGTTTGCGACATTGGTTTTTGCAAGTGATTCAAACTCACTGTCTAATGTTTTATTTGTAAATATTTTTTCATCCATAATGTTTTTCATTTCATTGTCATTTATTTTTGTAAACAGTGTATTCACAAACCGAATCATTTTATTTTCGTCATCCAAATTTTTGGAATAGTTTTCAATCATTTTTTGTAATTCAATGTTGTCGGAAACATAATTTGGATTGATGTAATCCTTTATTTTGGTAATCAAATTTTGATAAGGCGGAAACGCCGTTATTTTACTCACAATATCAGGTTGTTGATGGTTTTCAATGTCCAAATCAATCTTACCCTTATCAAAAAATTCGGTTTTTAATTTTAGAGTATATTTGATTTTGTTGCTGATTTTAAACAATGTTTTAAAATTTTGTATGACACTAAAAAAATACTTGTCATCAAACAGGGGTTCAACCAATGAAATGGCATTGAATGTTTTTTTATTTTCTATAATGCTAATACTATCAGTGATGTTTTCTTCTTTTAAATTTTTGAAAATATCTGTGGGTGGTGTTGTTGTGGGTTTAATCTTGGCAACAATCTCGTCAATAGTGGTTTGGATAAGTTGTATTGTGTCAAGTAAAGTTTGAATGTTTTGTTTGATTTGCAAAACGGTTGAATTTTGTGTAGTTATTTTATTGTTGTCTGTTTGCATGGTTTCCAGTTTTGTTTTCAACTCGGTGTTTTGAATAATGGTATTGCATTCCTTTAAAAAATTTTCGACTTCACCAAAAACGTTCTTTTTTTTCTCCTTGTCGCTTTCCACAAAATAAATTTTGATCAAATTCATCAAATCACGATAGAGTGGATTGTTAAAAACGTCATTCAACCAAACCGACCGAATGATTGTGCAGACTTTTCCGTTGATTTTTAAGTAAGAATAGCGTTTGTTTTTAAACTGATTTTTTATTATTTCAAACCAATTTGTTTGAAAAACGGTTGTGTCAAACATTTTCGTGGAATTTGTCGAATTGTTTAATATTGGAAAAGTGGTGGGAAAGAGAAGCGTCATCATAAATTCGATGTTTTTGGAACTGTTTTTTTTCATATCCTCTTGTGTTTTTTGTTCTTCGACATTTTGAAATGTGTTTAAGAATTTGGTTTTGTTAAAAAAGAGTTCAACGATTTCACCATAGGTGTAGTATCGTATTTCGGTCGCCTTGCTATAAGCAATGTTGTTGGAAAAATAGGGGAGTTTATAATTTTTTTGAGGAACACCATTACCATACAACATATCGTATGTAAATAAAATGGGTTTATCAAAATCGGGTGTATTTAAATTCAAATACATTTGCAATTCATTTATTTTCATTGTTTCTTCTTTATTATTAGAGAAGAAATAAAGATTGTTCGACTGAAAACACTATAGGTTGTATCTCACTTTCGAGAGAACCAGAATGGCCTGATTGACCTGTTCTATAGTGGGTTCTGTTTGAAAAATTTCAATTGTTGTTGATTTTGCCATTGTATCCATGTTTTCTACCAATTTCTCGTGATATTCTTTGAAACTGTTGGGCAAAATACAGAAGACACTGTCTTCGTTTAACAAATAGTCCATGAACAAAATGAAAAGAAGGGTTACAAAGAGGGAAACGTAAATATCTCTCGAACCGACAAAGGCAATGGAGAAAATGAGGACATTGCGACTAAATGTATATTTCAAATAGGCTTCCATCGATTTAGAAAAATGAATGGTTACAAATTTGGAGGATATATTTAGTAAAATGATCATAATACCTACAAAAATTTTACTCGTGCTTAATGCATTCACCTTGTCGTGTAAAAACGAAAGCAAATTTACAATGGAAGACGGCGTTGTTGATGACGACGACTCTAATGCCGACGTCGATGCCGTATTTTTCTTTGTCATTTGTATTGTTGAGAGATATTGTTTTTATGGGTTTCATTTATTCATTCATTCTGTAATTGAAAACTTACATGAAGGGTCGCAAACGTTGCATTTGGAGTCTTCAAATTCAACCTCGGGGAAAATGTGTTCCGTCATTTCGGGTTTGATTTCAACGTGTTTGATTTCCAAATGCCCGTTGCGACAATGTTGGGCTTTAAAATCGTCGTTTCTCATCATTGTGGTATTTCCTTCTATTATGTAATTTGTATAGTTCATCATTCCCTCAACTGTCTCTCTCTGGTAAAACACGATTGCCAACAAAACAAACAAAACACCATACAGAATGTTTTCCATCGTGTAAAAAATGGCAATACAAATGAGGAGTGTTTTACCTAAAATGGTATGCATGGCATAGGTTGATTCATTGGGGTAAATGAAAAAAACCGTGAATATGAGTATGGGTAAAAACACAAGGAGGGATGCTTTCATTATACTGTCTCTGCATATAATTATTGTTTAGCATTTTCATACAATCTCTTATGAAAAGAGGCGTAAAAAAACAACCGTATTTTTTTAGGTCAGTATAGTATAAAACCAATTGAATATGTCTTTGTCTTTTTCAGATTTTCAAATGGATCATAATTCAAATAAAAAAAGACAACCTACTCTCGGAAAACCAAAATTAACAACAACCGACAATTTTCAAGCCCAAATTGCCGATGAAAACGTGGAAAAACAAAAGCGAATGACACGATTGAATGAACTCTTGACCTCCACACAAGAGGACAATGGCATGGGCAATTACCAGCCGTTGCAACACCCCGCCTTGAATGTCAAACCCGATTACGAAACAGGCGAAAACCCTGCGCCCATGAAATATTCACCCGTTTTCAATAACCCCGCCGTTCAAGAAGAACCTAAATATGGAAATTATCGCCAAATTTATGAAAAACCCATGACTTTTGTTGAACAAGGCAAAAAACCCTATTATTCGACCATGGGAATATCGTCGACTGCGTCCTCGTCCTCCGAAATGGACAAAATCATGGAAAAGTTAAATTATATGACTCATTTGTTGGAAGAACAAAAAAATGAGAGAACCAACAACATTGGCGAGGAATTTGTTTTATACACATTTTTAGGTGTTTTTATTATTTATGTGGTGGATTCTTTCTCTCGTTCGGGGAAATACGTTCGTTAAGACGAAAACACTTCAATGTCGAGACAACACGGGCAGAAATCCACCGCCAAATTCATATCAGGTTGGTCGCACAATTCCAGAATGCATGGCGGGAGGTCATTGATGTCCCGAATGTCGCAAAATGTTATTTTGATGTTTTTCAAAAGAGGTGGCAACACGGTCATTGTGGGTGCAGTCAGTCGGTTTTCATAAGCGTTTAATGTGGTGAGCAAGGGGGGCAACACGATAGACGAAAATAAATTGTTTTGAATATAGAGTTCGGTTAAAGTATCGGGAAAAACGCCCTCGCCCGTAATAGCGTTGTCGTTCAAATACAAGATTGAGAGATTGGGGTATAGTGAAAAATCGGGCAAAACAGTGAGTCCTTGGTTGGATAAATCCAGAGTCGTCATATATTTCTCTCAAACACAACCCCTTTATTTTGATTTCCACCTTTGCACATTCTAACCGCCCAAAGGCTCGCCCCGCGAGACGGGGCTTTGCGACCCTTTGGGTCGGTGTTTTTGAATCTGCTTTGGCGATGCTGTTTGCAACTGATAAATTACCTTTATACATTCAATATTCTGCCCTTGGCAGAATATTGAAATACAATCGGCATTTTAAAAGTGCAAATGTGTTGAGAGAAAGGACACAATAAAAAAGGTTGTTTTTAATTGGCGAAGCAATAAATGAACACAATACCTATTATGTTTCCTCCTCCTCTTCGTCTCCGTTTGCAATTCGTTTTGTGATTTCATCCACCGCAATCACAACCCCCTCTGTTTTGTCGTCCATTTTTCGCCCACTGTAATCACGAAAAATGTCTTCCCAACTGTCGCAACCATGTAAGTCATAAATCAAATCATAAATCTTGTCTTCTTTTTTGGAAATCACCAAATACATGTCCAATAATTGTTTTTTTTCTTTCAAACTCCAACTTTTCCATGGGTCGTCGTTGTGGTCTTGGGGGTCTTCCATTTGGTTCAGTTTTTCAATGATTTGTTCCATTTTTGCAATTTGTGTTGTCTTTTGTATATGACAAAACAAATTCAATTTTTAATCTGGACACCAAAGGGTTTAACCAAATTAACACATAATAACTATTATGTTTGATAGAACTGATGAAAGTTTATTTGACAGTTTATTTTGTGCGTTTAAGTATCAATCATGTAAAAAATACCGTTCGTGTATTCTTAACAGAATTGTGGATGTCTTAACATCCCCTGTTGATTTTTTTTATTGTAATCTGTAATGGTGCTGCAATGCTTCTTGTCGGAATTCCCGTTTATCTGTTTTGTGGTTTTCACCGTTGTTTTACTGCATTGGATGCGTGTTTATCCCCTGATAATTCCGTATAATGACTTCCTTCGCTTTTGCCTCGGGGTTTTTGGAATGAATTGTTCTTTTACACAATAGGGGTATTGTGTTGTATTTGTCCCCCGTAAAGTTTTCACGCACCAAATCCACGTCGGCATTACTCATCATTGTTTTTTTATTGGATTCCGTTAATCTGTGTATGCATTCAAACAATTTCATATGGTTTTCGGCATTGAATCCGTTTTCTGTATATTTCACAAACGAAGTTTCGGCGACAGGTGCGTAGGGTGGGTCAATATAGACAAAATCATCGGGGTCAATTCGGTTGAGCGATTCCGTGAAATCACAACATTCAAAAACGACATTTTGAATCAAATCGTGTATTTCTGTCAAATGTTCTTGATTGATGATTTCAGGATTCGTATAGTGTCCATACGGAACATTGAAGCCATGCGGACCAACCCGAAACACACCTCGAAAACATGTTTTGTTCAAAAATATGAACATTGCAGAAACAAGGATGCTTGTTTTTTCATGAATGCAAAGTCGGTTGTATTCGCTTCGTATCCAATAATAATAATTCTCTTTTGCGAGTTTGGCTTCCGTTTTGTTTTTGGGTGTTCGGTTGATTTTTTCGTCGCTGCCACAAGAATTGAATTCTATAATGATTTTTTGAAGGACATCATACAGTTCGTTGTGATTTGTTTGCATGTTTTTGTAAGTGCCAATCAGTGCTTCGTTCAAATCGTAAGCCCGTATGGTGCCTTTTACTTGGATTGCACCTGTTTTGACATAAGACAGCAATGCCAACAACACACTTCCGCCACCCAAAAACACTTCATGATAATTGTTCATTTCTGTGGGAAAATTCACGATGAGTTTGTCCAAAATTTGCGTTTTTCCGCCGACCCACTTCAAGATGGGTTTGGGGTGTGTTTTTACGATTGTATCGTTGCAATCGCCCATTTGTGCTTGTATTGGTTGCCGAAATATTTTTATATCAATTTTTATTGTGTGCAATTATAAAAAACACAACAACTCTATAATGTGCAAAACTACTTAAAGAAGATACACAAGTTATATTAGGAAAAGGGTCTCTCAAACTACATCGTTTTGACGCAGAGGCAGCGTGTTGGGCTCATAACCCAAAAGACCGAGGATCGAAACCTCGAGACGATATTAGAGACCCTTTTTCTCTTCTCTTTCACCCCTGCTTTCGTAGCTCAGTAGGTAGAGCAACAGGCTGTTAACCTGTAGGTCCTTGGTTCAATCCCAAGCGAAAGCGACCCCCTGCAATAACTCAGTTGGTAGAGTGTTGGACTGTAAATTCAAAAGTCGCTGGTTCGAAACCAGCTTGCGGGAAATGTATATGGTTTGATTGCATTTTAATAAGATGCAACCAAATAGTTTAAACGGTTCAAATAAGAATGAAACATTTTGTCTGCATGCTGTAAGCCTCATGATAGGGGTAAATAAAATGGTGAAAATAATAACTGTTGTCGTTTTCTAAAAAAGGTCGGTTTTGCAATCCCCATCGAGATTCAATCCAGCCATTGTCGGAAATGTCGTCCATTTTTAGAATTCTGTGTGTTTTGTGTTGCGAAACAATTTCTCTCAACAGATGCAAAAACCCCCGATAAAACATTTCAGGGAAGGTATTGTTCCATGACGCAATCAATCGTATGCTCGTCCCTTCTTCCACATCGGCAACATTCGCCCATTCTGTTCTCTCGTCCTTGACAAAATACATGCCACAAATTTCCTTTTTGCGTTTCAATACAAAGGCATAAAGCAGTCCCCGTTTCACCATAGAAATAATATTGGGAACATCCGCAATGACCGAAATATCGAATTTCGTGTTGTTGGCAAGTCCGTGCAAACATTCGGTGTTTTCCTTGTAAATACGCACTATAGTGTAATGATTGGTCAGGGGCGGAAATGCAGGGGCGGTTTGCAACAAGGAATAATAGCGTGTTTTGAACCGAACAAAGGGGACGAGTCCCAAAACCGGCGCCCCTTCTTTTTTGAAAAGCGAAACCTGAACGGCGGGATTCAATGCATGTTGGTTGGACAAATGCGTTTGAATCAATTGTCTTTTCTTGACGGTTTCTTTTTTGTCAATGGAAAGAAAATCCAAATAATACACAGGCAAAGTTATATTGGTGCAACGCAACCAAAAAGCATGCGACGCAATGCAGCCAATGGGAACGGCGGCAGCAACAGGTAAAACAGAGTCCTCCACATAAGAAAACGTGGGTTCTAAATAAAAGGACAAAAACGAGGGGTGCATATTTCCCGTCAAAACAGAGTCAATGTCCTCTATGGTGTTTGTATTGAATGTGTGTTCGGTTGTCAAATAATGTTTTTGCAACAAACGAAGAAAAACATCTTTCTTTTCAACCACACCATAGTTGAATGTTTTCACTTTTTCAAAATTGCAATGACCACTGCCACCATACGTGCCTTTATTTAAGGGTAGGATACAGGGTGTGCGTATAAAATACCTTCCTACATCATAGGTGTGAAACATCGGCATGGTGTTCCAGAAGGGGAACCGCAGTTTGATGAAAAATACGGCACAAAAAAAGAGCAAAAGGATGAGCAACACAAAATAAATGAGAAAATTCGTTCTCTCGACCCCGACCCCTTCTTCTGTTCCTTCCATTGTTTTTTATGCATTTTATTTTTTTTGTATTTGTATTCACAACCACAAAAAAACAACAAGGTCCAAGAGGGATTCGAACCCTCGTTACAAGATTCAAAGTCTCGTGTGATGACCGCTACACTATAGGACCATTCATAATACATGCATATTACAAATAAAAATGCAACACAATCTCTCGTGTTTTTTTTTCTATTTGTATTCAATACAACAAAAATGACAGCAAAATACAATAAAACGATGAAAAAAGGTCTTCGTCTTCCATTCTAACTCGCCCCCTCAAAACAGGCTCTTTAACAAAATATGGATATCATGTTAAATTGTCCCAAACCAAACGACACCGTGCGTTGAAATCCGCATTGAAACACAATACGTCTTTGTCCCTTTCCCGAAAACTCAATTTGTTGTTGGTTTTCAACAAAAACAAACACCCCTCGACAGCAAAGACGGCAAAAGAGGATTCTGTCTGGATCAAAACTGCGTAAATAACTGCGTGAATGAATCTCTAATGTCCTCTCTCGAAAATATAAAAATATTGATGTTCATCCCCTCCATTGATGTCCGCCAATGACATTTTGCCATGCACCATGAAACCAGACTGTAAAGCGTCATTCACTGTTTTGCCGATTTCATCCATATACAAGGTTTGTTCGTTCTCTCGAATGTGATTGCTGCTTTTGTCGGTGAATTTCTCTCTAAACAATACGGTGTTTTTGCCGTCGCTGATGTCGTATTCGGATTCGTAGGTGAAGGACTGAAAATCGGCGGACGTTTTGAGAGAACGTTCCTTGCTCGGCGAAAAATAGGTTGCTCCCGCAGTTTGGCGGAAAGGGTTGAACGAAATGGATGCGGGAATGGACGAGTTGAATCGGGGTTTGTCCACCAGATGGACAATCAAGTAGCCACCCGATTTCAACCAATGAAAACAATTGCGAAACAAGGCGGGTTTGTCTTGAAACGAATAGACGGTGAAATCCGTGCATAAAACATGTGTAAAAGAACCTTTTTCAAACAACATAGAATCGGTTGCATCTCCACAGGAAACGGCCGCCGAGGGCACGATTTTTTTGGAATAATCCACCATCGCCTGTGATTTGTCTGTCCCGAAAGATTTGTAGCCTTTGTTGAACAATATTTCCACGACATTGCCTGTGCCTGAACCGACGTCCAAAAACGACGACGATTGTTTGGAAGGTTGCGTCAGTTGAACAATGGCATTCAACTCTGCTTCTAAACGAGTTTCGGGGGGATGGACAATGTCGTATGCCTGAATGTAGAAATCATCTATTATGTCCTCGTTTCGTTTTAGCATGTATTTTGTGTTTTGTTCAAATCCTTCTCCTGTGGGTTGGGGATTATGATAGGCTTTGTATAAACTATAAATGACAATGATGAGAGCCAACAATATCAATATTTGCAACCATATTTTTTGGGGGTTTTTGGAATAAACAATCGAAAACATATATAATGTTGCCATAAAAAAATGTGGTTGTTTTTGTCGGTTTTGCTAATGATTGTCCGTTTTGTTTTCTTCAAATTCAATCACAATAAAGTTCCCTATTGCCTGAATTTTTGCTTTTTCAACAAAACCAATGTTTAAATTTTTTATTTTTTCAATGATTTCTGCTTCATCCACCGCCGAAATTATTTTCTTTTTTTTGAAAAACAAATAGTTCAAATCTTCGATGTTTGGATAAACACTTGACCCTCTATCACCATTCATGCTTTCAATATCAAAAACATAATGTGGGCGGACGATTTCATTGATTAATCGAATTTTTTCGTGATTGTTCATTATTTTTTTGAGATTTATTTTTTACATTATTTCAAATCAATTTTTTTGGCAAACTGACATAAAAAGAACAAATCTATAATGTTAAAATGTTGTTGGATTGGATTGATGAAAGCAAATTGGATTATGGATTTGGAATGTCCAGAAATTGCAGTGAAGGTGCGATTGCTCTTTTGAGAAAAAACCCAGAAAAAATATGTTGGCAACTGTTGTCTGGAAACCCTCATCCAGATGCCATTGTCTTGTTGAAAGAAAATCCCGATAAAATCTGTTGGAGAAATCTTTCGGCAAATCCAAACAGAGATGCTGTCGCTTTACTGCGAGAAAACCCCGACCAAATATATTGGGATTTGTTGTCGACGAATTCTCATCCTGATGCCATTGCTTTGCTGAAAGAACACCCCGATAAAATAAGTTGGAGTCATTTTTCAAAATACCAAGAATATTTATGCAAAGAAGCAGTCGATTTGTTGAGAGAAAATCCTAAAAAGATTTCTTGGGGACAATTGTCGGAAAAAGGTTGTTGCGACGATGCCGTTGCTCTGTTGAGAGAAAACCCCGATAAAATAAATTGGGCATGTTTATCCGAAAATACGCATGAAAAGGCTGTCGCTTTAATACTTGAAAATCCTGATAAAATATTTTGGTTTATGTTTTCGGTGAACAATCATCCTGATGCCATTGCATTGTTGCAAGAAAATGCAAACAAGGCTGATTCGTATAGTTTATCAAAAAATCATTGCAATGAGGCGATTGAGTTGTTAAAGAAAACAACCCCGAAAAATCGGTTCGGTTGGACTTTTTTGTCCAAAAATCCGTGCGAAAAAGCCATTGAATTGTTGCGAGACAATCCAGACAAAATCAATTGGGGTTGGTTTTCAACCAATCCATCTATCTTTCAACAATAATAGATTGAATCATAAATAAAAAACATTATTTATGATACAGCGGTTTAATTGCCCACACCTCTCAATTCGGTGCGGGTCGCATTGTGAAACCGATTGTTGCCGACTTCGGGATATTGACTGACATTGGGATGCACGGTTTGGTCAAATGTGCTGCGGTCAAACAATTTCGGGTAGGGTTGGTCGGATGGACGGGACACAATATAGGTATTGTATAAATCGCTCTTGGAAGAAGGAACAAACGTCGTCTGGGCAAAGTCTTTTTGCAGAGCGAAGGTCTGGTTGCGAAGAATGGTCTCCTTGTCCACGTTGGATTGAAAGCCCGAGACGGGTCCTCGGTATCCGGGGTTGAATTGGGTGCTGACCGAATAGGCAGGTAAATTCGACTTTTTATGCTCTATTGTTGATTCAGGTCGGCGTCTATCCACAATAGGAAACAGTGCATATTTGGTGGATATGCCAATGGGAGTGTAATTCACTTCTAAACTGTTAGACTGTCCTTGCAACAAATCGGGATGAAAACGGTCGTAAATGCGGTCATTGAGTTCCTCCACTCGTTCGTTTTGCTGACGGGTCAAAATCGGTCCGTTCAAAATAGGTGATTGAAATGAATTGTATTCCATTGAGGTTTATATACAATGCGAGAGAAAATTTACATAAAAAAACATTGGCATGAAACACCATAGAAAATGTCTGACCCCGCCATCACCTTTTCAACGTGTTGGTTTCCCTTCAAGGCGAAAGCACCCGAAACAGTCTATCGTGTTTGGATGGACAATTTGTTGTCGTCTGTTGAAATGTATTGGCTGGTTGTTTATACCGATGCCACTAATTATGATTATTTCGTTAAAAAATACAAGAATCCCAACATTCGTTTTATTGTGAAACCCGTGGAAACTTTTTTCAATTATCAATTCAAGGATTTTTGGATGGAGAATCATGAAAGAAATTCTTGGTTAAACACTTGCATTGGGTGGGAAGTCAATATGCTGTGGGCGGAAAAAGTCCATTTTGTTGAAGAAACCCGTCTCTCGAATTATTTTCCTAAAACCAACTATTATGGCTGGTTGGACATTGGCTATTTCAGGTGTCGTCCCCATGTGGACACCCCACTCCCCCATTTGAAAACATTCGCCAACCCCGAAAAAATCAATACATTAGACAAACGTTTCATTCATTATGCGTTGGTGAATCCTGATATTCAGCCGTTGATTCGGTTGGTTCGAGCGGGACAACCCGTTCCCCATAATCAGGTTTCCATCAGTGGCAATTGTTTCATTGGGTCTTGTGACAAGGTGGAAGAATGGAAAAATACATTTACAAAAAAACAAATGAAATACATGAACGAGGGTCGAGTCATCAAAGACGACCAAATCATTTTGGCGGATTGTATATTCAGCGAACCCAGTCGGTTTGTTTTGCACATGGAAAATCAAGCATACGACCCTTGGTTCATGTTTTCACGTATTTTACTTTAACCTTTTGAGTATATTATTGGAATCACAAACATTCAAATAATATACTCAAAATAAATTTTTGTTGATTGAAGTTGGCAAATTATGACCAAACAGAATCATATAAACCAATATCAAAGCCGCCAATAAAATACTTCTATTTTCGGCAACAACCCTATTTTGACCCAGTATAAAAAACATAAAAACAAACAACAAAATACCGATTATTACAGAATGCAACAACATCATTCGTCCCTTTTCCATTTTATATATTCGATACAGAAAAGAATCGCCACTATATTTGTTGAAACCATGACGGATTTTTCACACACCATACGGATTGTCCTTTTTCTTCAAACACAAACATTTCTTTGAATAAAGGTTTCATATCCTCGTCGTCGTCGTCGTCTCTCAAATCAAAGAGGGCGTATTTGGTTTGGCCTTGTTTGAGAGAAGAAGAAGAGCAAGAAGAAAAATAAAAAAAATCACCATAGATTGGATGTGAATACCGACACCCCGTATTGTTGTTTTGACATCGACTCTCATAATACAATTGAACCGAACGAGGCATAACAATCGGTTCTTCTTCGCAAAAAATGTATTTCAATTGAGGGTATTGTTTGAACAGGGGTGTTGCGTATTTTATATCGGTATGAATAATTTCATCTATAATGCAAAACGTGGTTTTTTCGGCAAATTCACAAGACGAAACGTCGCAAAAGAAACAATACGTATCGTGTGTTTCTCTCGATTTCAAGATGCCTCGATACATGGAATTCCAGTCCAGCGGTTTTGCGTGGATATTGCCCAAAAAATGCAAAACACGGCGGAAACATTCATTCTTGAAATAGACGGTTTGGTCTTCTTTTGCGAGTTCAGGCATTTCCAAACGGAAAGAAGGAAGGGCATCGTTCAACACAACATATTTCACAAAGGGCAAAACACAGGTGGTGTCCACACAATACAAACACAATATCACATGTATGGTGTTTGGTAGTGTCTCCTTGTTCAGTTCCTTGCGAAATACAGAAGAGCCAAATGTTGCAGAATCAATATACGTATAGTGTTTGTCATCGTCGTCCGTATTTTCCAAATACATCTATAGTGTATTTGCGTGTAAAAAAAACAGTGGTATTAACTAATTATAACAAACAACATAAAGGTGTTTCTTTAAATTGACAAACGGCACCCTATTATGTTTGAAGACGAATACATGCACCCCAACAACAACGAATTGGAATTTGATGATTATTCCATCACATCCACCAATTATGTTCATTTTATCAACGGAATGAAACCATCGGGCGACAAGGGTTACCATGAAACACGTGTGTATAATCAGTTGAAAGAGAAAATGTCTAAAATTTCCTTTTATGACAGTGGATTCAATCCACAAATGTGGATTCGCAATGCCATGACAGGGCGAAGATACAATATCAAGGTGGGGTCTTTGGGAGAAGACCTGTTTTTTAAAGTTCGAACTTCTTTGGGAGAAGGAGGAGACCCCATGACTTTGTTTTATACATCCCCCGCCGAATTTGAAAAACACTTCTTTGTAAAACTGTCTGTTGCAACAAAAGAGGATTGGGAAAAAAAGCGAAACCAATACAAAAAACCGCAGTCTTCTGTGCGAAAGGGTCTGGTGGTTGTAAAATAATATAAACAGAAACCGACAAGACACAATAGTATGATTTCCATTGTTTGGCTCTTGATTTCTGCGAGACTGTTGTCAATGTTTCCAGAGTTGGAAACGGGTTGCGGGAGTGATGGGCGGTTTTGTGAGACAGAGCAACTTCAACCGTTGACACAAGCCGTTTTGAATGAAAACAATACAAAAATGAATATGTTGGCTATTTTAACTGATTCTCGCATTTCCCAATTGGACAAATTAGAAACGATTGAATGTTTCAATCACGATTTCTCTCAAAACAAATGTATTGTGAATGTTTTTATGGGAGGATTGATGGACGAATGGAATTTTGTTATGTAAAACCATTGAATAAAAAAAGGATGGAAGTCCCCTTAACGTTTTTACACCTTTGCAAAAAACGTTAAGAGTGCAAACGCAAATAGTTTTTTGATGCAGGTTCGTGTCCTAATTTACCCGCTTTTTTATACCACGATTTTGCCTTTTTTGTATTGTTTTTAACTATTTCATAATACAAACCTAAATGGTTCATTGCATCTGCATTGCCTAATTCGGCCGCTATTTTATACCAATGGGCTCCTTGTTCCCAGTTTAATTCAACATATTCATAATACAAACCTAAATGATACATTGCGGATACATTGCCTGATTCCGCCGATTTTTTAAACCAATTCTCTGATTTTTTATACTGATTCTCATCATTAGCATCATTGAAATAATAAAGACCCAATTGAAACATTGCAGTTGCATTTCCCAATTCAGCTTCTTTTTCGATGAGCAATGGTGGAAAATTTGTAGTGGTGTTCATTGTATTTGCTTTTTTTAATTTGTATAAAAATTTCAATTTTATTGTGTGAAATCAAAGTATAATGTATTCAAACGATGTTTTGTCTTATGTCATGATAGGAATCACCACGGTTGTTTTGGCGATAGTCACCCTGTTAGAAGACAATGACGAAAAAGAGGTGGTTGTCGATGAAGAACAACCGATTGTTGTTGGTGGAAATAAAAAATCAAAAAAAAATAAATAATATTCTATAACAATGAAATTGCCCATTATTACAGAAATAAAATCTTTAGACCATTTGAGAACTATTTTGACAAACGGACAAAAGGCGACCATCATCAAATTGGGTGCTAAATGGTGCCAACCCTGCAAACGCATTGAACCTCTCGTGTATAAATGGATGGACGTGTTGCCAGACACCATACAAATGTGTTTGATTGACGTGGATATTTCGTTTGAATTTTATTCCTTTTTAAAATCAAAAAGGCTGGTAAATGGCATACCCGCTCTCTTGTGTTATGCAGCAAAACAGGATTTGTCCATCATTCCCGACGATGTTGTCATCGGTTCGGATTTGAATGAAGTCCATAAATTTTTCGAGAGATGTATTGCACGATGCAACAAATAATTATATGAAAAACTGCCAATACAACACGAATTGCCGTTTTTTATTGTTATTTTTTGTATGGTCAAAATGTATAATGTCATCACCTGCAATATCACATAATTTAGATATTTTTTCATATAATTTAGAAGAGTTGTTTCAGTTGCTCGATTTGCCACTGAATCCATCCAAAGAAGATTTGTTCAAGGCCAAACAAAAAGTGCTGAAATTTCATCCTGACAAATCACGACTGCCGAATGAGTATTTTATTTTTTATAAGAAAGCATATGACATTGCTTCCAATTATTACAATGAACAAAACCGACAAACACGAGTCGCAACCGAAGACAACACGACCTATAATGCCAGTAATGTAAGTGAGCACAAACCTGTGGTGCAAAAAAGCATCGAAAAAATAGACAAGAAAAAATTCAACTCCAAATTCAATGAAATTTTCGAAGAAAAAGCAGTGGTCAAAAAAGAAAACCTCAACGGCTGGTTTTCGACGGATGCCCCCATTTATGAAACCCCCAAGGACGTGAATGCGAAAAACATGGGTTCCGCCTTTGAAAAAATCAAAGAAAAAAACCAAGCCATGATTGTTCGCAAAGACGTTCAGGATTTCTATTATAATTCGGGGAATTCCTTTTACGAAGACGAAGACCCCAACGAATACATTTCGAGCGACCCTTTTAGTAAATTAAAATATGATGATTTACGAAAAGTCCATAAAGACCAAACCATATTTGCGGTTGGCGAAAAAGATTTTCAAAAAGTCGCCCAATTCAGTTCGGTCGATCAATATCAGCAAAACCGAACCAAAGAAAGCCAAAGCTATGGTCGCAGCGACAAAGAAGCCGACAACCGTATTCTTGCAAAACAAGAAGAGGCAAGAAAACAACAACATTTGCAGCGATTGCATGCGTCCAATTTGAAATCCATGCAATATGAAAACATGAACAAAGATGTGTTGTCTTCGTTTATGTATTTGGAAAATTAATAAGTGCCTATTTTTTGACCGTCGAAGATGGAGTCTGCAAAGTCGCAATCCACTTTTTTTCCATGTCCAACATCAACCAATCGTATTGTGTTGTTTTCTTCTCAATATCACTATAGTTTTGATATTGTGTTACTGTTAAGGGTAAAATCATAAACCATTTGTCCTTTTTTTGCATTTTCTTCCAATATATATCCAACGCATACAATTGATGCAAAGTGGGGTTTTGTGTCAACAGTCGAACACTCTCTTTGAAATTTTCAATCATTGCACGATAGTAGTGTTTCTTCACGATGTATCCCGTCGTGGTTTGGCAATTGTAGACACGACATGATATTTCATCTATAATGTCATACGGCGGAGAATTGTTTCCCCCCACAATCAACACATCCCATTCCACTTCTTTTTTCAAAAATGCCTCCAAATTGCATTTCAACAGTTCGGGATTCAAAAACGCAATGTCGTCTTCACAAACAAACACTGTGTCCCACCCCTCTTTTTCCGCATGTTTTAATGCTCGAATGTGGCTCAATGTGCAACCAATGGAACCGGGGTCGGTCTTTACCGCATCAATCCGCACAGCATGATGAATGTCCATTGTTGCCAATTCTTGTTGCACATGTTCCAAACGGTCGGTTCTCTCTCGCAAATTAATATACAACGTGTTTTGCATTGTGTTTCTTTATCAAGAGTCGATTTTTTTATGTGGTTTCATCTGGTGTTACGCCATTGCACATTTATAATGTGCTTTGGCAACTGCTACTTTGCAACTGATAAAATTACCTTTATATATTGAATATTCTGCCACAGGCAGAATAAATCAAATATAATTGGCATTTTTTAAGTGCAAAGATGTAACTGGTTGAATTTCGCCATAATGAATGGGTTCGGTCTTGATTTCTCTTTCCATCATGTGTTGTTTGAGTAATTTATCTAAATCGTTGATGGGTTCGTCGCCAATCAATGGCTGCAGCACATCTGTTGTTGCCCCGATTTTAGGCAATTCGTATTGGTTACTGCACGGTTGCATCTCTTCCGTTTTCCATCGTTTGACATCTTGACAAAAATGCACTATTGTGTTTTTGTTGATGTCTGCCAATTGACTTTCATCTACGATTTCAGCCGAATTATGAAACAACCCTATGGTGGATTTGAACCATTCGATTTTAAACGACTGTTCCATGTCTTTCACATGTGGTATTTGGTGTATTGTTTTCCACAAGAGTGTTTGGTTGTCGGGATGAATATACAAGGACATTATAGAATACTGTTATACTATTATGAAAACAATCAAACGGAAAAAAACACATTACGATATTTCTCTACCTTTTCATCCGTAGCAATGTTGGATGGATGATTGAATTGGGAATGGAACAATCGATGGCGGTTCTTGGATTGCAGCATTTGTATAATGAAATAGAGTGAATACATTCCGCATTCGGTGTTTCCCTTTTGGTGTTCCACCGAATTGGAAAAAAAGGAGAAACGGGGATTCTCGGCAATCAATCGGTCTTTCAATTCGACAATTTCGGGGGGGACGGTGTTTTGAGCACTGTCGAAATAATATATCTTTTTCCCTCGAATGTCAATAAACATGGAGACCCAATGCGACCCGGGTTCGTCGTGTTTGTCTAAATTGAACACTATACCCATCTGTTTTTTGTTGTTTGTGCTGTTTAAATGCAGCGAACAAATGTCTTCTGTAATGCACTTGTCGGAAACACGGGTGGCGAAATCGATGGGGCAAGGTCCCATGAAACGAAAGGCGGGGAACGCCGTCTCGTATTGTTTCAACACACGCAAAATATCGGTGTCCGACAACCACTCGTTGGGTTTTTTTTTCCATGCGGTGGGTTTTTCGGGAACAAATATTTGCGATTCGATTTTGTTTTTGAGAGAAGTATCGTGTATTTTCTCCAACAAACACTGGTCATTTTTGCAATTGTATTTTTCCTGAAGAGTTGTAAGTATATCGCTGTCTTTGCTGCCCTGATTGACCTCGCCGCCGTCGAGTTTTTGTTTGATTTGTTTTATGGTTTCGGTGGTCATGCAAGTATTGGCGTTTATTTTGTGTTTTGCGGAAAAGGGACTGCATTTTTTCAATGTGTTGCCCCCCTTGGTTTTCGGCTGTTTCCTTTTTTTCGAACGCCGTTTGACAGTTTTTTTAACCATACACTATAGTGTATTGTTAGAAATTATGAACACAGTTGTCAATTGTATTTTTTGATGCTTGTTCCCCAAAAAGATTTAGAAGGAGGAGGGTCTATTGTTCCAAACATCATATCGTCCGCCATTTCCATCGGTTCGTCTTCGTCTTCTTCTGCGATTGTCTCTAAATGTTCAATGCATGTTTTCACAAACGATGCGAATGCATTGTCAATGTTCCGTGTAATCGTTTCGTCTGGATGATTCAATAAATATTTCGCCATTTCCAAGATTTCTTTTTTGTGTTGTTTTACATTTTCAAAATATTTTTGAGAATCCTTCATTTTTGTTGAATTTCCCTTGAATATTTTATTGTATTGAGATTTGTTCATCAACAATTCCAATGTTGAATTGCTTTCCAAAATATTTTCTATATTGATTTTTTCCTCCACCACTTCTTCTGTCATTGTCGTTGGTTGAACGAGTTCTTTTGGCGGTTGAACGAGTTCTTTGTCCATGGTATTATATCATATGGGTATATTTTCTATTCTTTTTCTAATGTATATACAATGAATTTTAATCAACCATCCAAAGGGGGTGCGAATTTAGGAAAAGGACCTTTCAACGGGTTTTCTACTGTCCAAACGCAAACTGGATTTCGTGATACGGAAATTGTCAATACCCGTAATATTTTAAAAAAATCGTGGAATGGTCCTTATGCTACAGGAAGTTATTACGGAACAAACGGCACAGTCTATGGTCGCATTACGACCCCATTTCGTGCAGTGAATAATGCGGGTGATTTTCTGGGACGTGTCAATTATGTATGTGGAGGTTCGCACATCAACAAATCAACGGGTCATTCCGAGTGGAATGGGTTGATGGGTTCTCTCATTCAAAAATGCGATGGCACGGGTGTTCCTGCATCCAACTGCAACCCGAAATATGTCTATGATTCGTCCGATTACACCCGATACAGAAGGGAGCGTTCCATCAACAAAAATTTCAATGATTTGAAAGACGGGGGGTCAACCAACTCCGATTATGTCGCCATCATGAGCCACTGGTAAAATGGGACACCATAGGTTAAAACCGCATTGTTTGTTTTGTCAATACACTATATACAATGTTTTCGGAAAGTGTCTCCAATCCGTTACTACGAAATGTCATTTTGGATTCAACCAATCGCTATTGTCTCCGTGAAACCGAGAAGCACGAAACCCCCGAAAAAAAATTGAAATTTTTTGTCCAAAAGTATTTGGCTTCACAAAAAAACACCACCACAACCGAAACCAAGAATGAACACGATAAACCAGACCATTCGAATGAAGGCGAAGGCGAAAGCACACTATAGTGAGTGTGTCAAAGAAATAAAAAACCCCAACACAATTCGTGAGTATCATACTCCGTGCGAGAATTGCCCCCGATGTGGCGAATTTATTTCCTGCAGTCTTTTCTATACGGTTTGTCCTTTGACCAAAAAACTCTTGAACAACGGCATCAATCGCAACAAATTCTTTGTTTCCAACAAGAACAAGAAATTACAATGCCAATGCCCCGATGAAACCCGCAACCAAAAAGACGATTTCTATTATTATTTTGAAGTCAAAAACAAATACGCCGATTTTTGCTACAATTGCAAAGCATACGATTGCACCGATTGTTCTTACGACACCGACCACGAAGATTCACAATCTCAGTATTCGGGTTATGAATCCGTAGAATGGGAGTCCGATAGTGAGTATGGTGGTGATGATGACTTTAATCATGATGATTTGATACTTGACATGAGATATGCTTAAACATAAAACATAAAAAAATTGGTTAAAAAATAATGGAGATAAAAAGTGAAACATAAAACCCATTAAAAAACACTTTTTTTTCTTAATATACACTATAATGTCCTATCAACCCTTTGTCTATCAAACCATCGGCAACGGTGTTTTACGTGTAGCCAAAGCCATGCCACAAAAAGACATCAATTCTACTGGCAACAGTGATTTCTCTCAATCACGAGAACAATACGTCCGCAGTCAGAACGCCGTCCCCGTTTCCAATGCCGTAAAGAACCAGAAAAAATGGATGGGAAATCGTGATTCCTCTTCTGTTACGGATCGCCGCCGATTCAATGCAGTCGGCAAAAGTTCCATCAATTCTGTCAACCAGCCCATCGCATTCAGTCAACACAATGACATCAACACCACGAGCGACGCTTTAAGACGAGTTCGTTCAGGTGGTTATGTTACGACACCCATGGTTCGTGCAAAACTGGGAAACAACCAGACACCTCATTTTCCTGTCGCCGCTCTCGTGAGAACGCAAAACCAAGGACCCGCTATAGTGTATGGCAACCCCGTTCATGGACAACCCAATATCATGTTGGCAAAACAACCCATCAATAATTTTATTCCTGTTTTAACAGACACGGGTCTTTTCAACCGAGTGCAAAACCACCATACTTCCAACACCCAACCCGTTTTATACCATTAATGTTTTTCTCAATACACTATAATGTCTTATCAACCTTTTTTATACCAAACCATTGAAAATGGTATTTTGCGTGTTGCCAAAGCCATGCCACAAAAAGATATGAATTCCACGGGCGACAGCGGTTTCTCTCAATCCCGAGAACAATATGTTCGCAGTCAAAATGTTGTGAATAATAAAAAATAAATGGGGAACCGTGATTCCTCTTCCGTTACGGATCGCCGCCGATTCAATGCAATCGGCAAAAGTTCCATCAATGCTGCCAATCAACCCATCGCATTTAGTCAACACAATGACATCAACACCACGAGAGATGCGTTGATACGAGTTCGTTCGAGTGGATATGTTACAACTCCAAAAATTCGTGCGAATTTAAACAACAACATAATCAATCCTGTTCCTGTTATACCCACTACTATTCCTACTCAACCTCTTAATCCAACTGCTTCTGCTGGAGATGCTGAAGCGACAGTTTCATGGGATGCACCTGCAGACGATGGAGATTTACCCATTACTGGATACATAATCAGTTCCACTCCATCAACCACAACCTATAATGTAAATTCTCTTACTTTTAGTCAAATATTCACGGGATTAATAAATGGAACCAGTTATGTTTTTCACATTATAGCGACCAATGAAAATGGAAACTCACTGCCAGCAACCACAAACTCTGTTATACCAGCAGGTCTTATAACGGATGGATTGGTTATTCATTTGGATGCAGGAAATACCGCAAGTTATAACAGTTCTACTGCACCCACTGTGTGGAACAATTTGATTGCACAACAGCCATCATCTTTTACTGTTTATAACAGCCCTGCTTTTATAACAGACAATGGCGGGTATTTGTCATTTGACCAAGATTTGAATCAATATTGTCAATCAATAACCACATTACCAAACACACTTTCGATATGGACAATTGATATTTGGTATTATTATGTTGAGGTTGGTAGTCTTGAAGATGCAGGTTGTTTGGTTTCACAAATCTATGATGGAAATGTAAATATGTTGTTGTATCCAATGAATCAAAACGGAAAAATGTATGGCGGTTTTTATAATAATGGGTTTCGTTTAACTGACCCATTTACATTTCCTTCACCGAATCAATGGTATAATTTGGTGGTTACTGTTGATATAAACTCATTGATTTCATTGTATGTCAATAATCAACTTATTTCAAGTGTTTCATCCAATTATGCACCTGCTGGAAATACTCCCATTTGTTTGATGAGAAGATGGGATCAACTGTATTCAAATGTAAGTGGTGGTGTGGGTGTTTTTCGTGTTTATGACCGTGCATTAACTACAGGAGAAGTAAATTCCAATTACAATACAGAAAAGGCAAGATTTGGGTTGTAATTTTACTGTTTGGTAATTATTTTACGGGATTTTTTTCTCTCGATACATCATACACCATACAAAATGTTGCTTTTTCTTTTTGTTTTGTTTCAATGTTTCTTCAAAGCAAAAAATACAATCATCCCAATAACGGATAAAAATCTCGTTCAGCTCATCGGTCGGTTCAGTTATGGACTCACCAAATATCCACGTGCAGATTGGCCTGCTTCCTCCGTCCGTTTTTTCATCGATGTTCAGTCGGCCGCTGTTCCCACCGTCGTTTCCCTCTCGTTTTTAAGTAGTGGGTTTTACATGACAGGGTTGGTCGACAACGTGGTCGCAGTGGATACGCTCGTGCAATCTCCCACTCTCAAGGTGGTTCTCAATGCCACGCTTCCCGTAGGAAAACACGAAATCGTCTTCGTCAAACGCAACGAAGCGACCACAGGCATCATGACACTCAACCAACTATCTATTACCAACAGCAAAATAGTGAATATTACCCAAATCCCTCCCTCGTTCGTGTTTTTGGGCGATTCCTTCACTGCGGGGTATGGCGTGGATGGCGTCCCCCCCTGTTCCTTTTCGTTTCTCACGGAAAATGTGTTAAATAGTTTTCCCACCCTTATCAAGAATCACTATAGGGTGGATTCGCATGTGTTGGCGATGAGTGGCTATGGTGTCGTTCGCAATTATGCGGGTTCTTACGCTGGGAAACCCTTTCCTGATTATTATGGAAATACACTCAATTATGACAGCAACACGGTGTGGGTCGCCTCGTCCGTTCCTGCCCCCGCCATTGTGTATGTCATGTTGGGAATCAACGACTACTCCACCAATCCTGTGCCTGCCGATGCCGATTTCATCGCTGGGTTGGTTTCTTTGTTGCAACGTGTCCGCACGGATTACCCCTTGACCAAAATAGTGGTCTTGTGTCCTCCTGCCAATTGGCTGAACCAATGCGCCAATACACAACAGGCGGCTTTGCAAACGGGCAATTATTATTTCGCTGTTCCTCCGTCCACACTCAACGGCGGTTATGGTTGCGACAATCATCCCAGCAAACAGAGTCAAATCAACGTTGCCAATTCCATCATTGGATACACAGACACTATAGTGTCCTTGCCCACAACGGTCTCGCTAATTCCAACGGCTTCGCCTGTTGCGACCGCTACGCTTATGCCCACCGTTTCTTCTCTCAAACAATATCTGGATTTCGGCAACAAACAATATGTAGAATTGATTGGAAGATACGATTCATTTCGGGCGGATTGGTCGGGTTCTGCGGTGCGTGTTTCAGTGAAACCCGAAAACAGCCTTCAACCTTGCACCATACAATTGTCTTTTGTTTCTTTACCAACCAATCGGTTTTACATTACTGTCTTGGTCGATGGAGTGGAACAAACAACGATTTTCATTGATTCGACGCATTTGATTGCGACGGTTTCGCCCGTTTTAACGACGGGTGTTGCCCATGAAATCGTGTTTGTGAAACGCACCGATTCCACCACGGGCATCATGCAACTCGACCAATTGTGGATACGCGATGCAACAATTGTGTCCCTTCCCAAAAAACCGCTGTTTTTGTTTTTGGGGGATGGAATCACGAACGGATATGGTGTAGATGGAATTGCAGGAACAACACCCTATTGCAATGCGGATTCAACCAATCAAAACGTGTGTCATGCGTATCCTTCGTTCGTCTCGTCTTTTTTCGGTGCAAATTATCATTCTCTCGCCATTACACCTGTGGGTGTTGTGCGAAATTATGGTGGATACAACCCAACAAACACCTTTCTTTCTTATTTTAACAATACCTTGGTGTTGGTGAGCAACCTATTCTATAATTTCAGTTCGGTTTCGCCTCAATTGGTGTTTGTCATGTTGGGAACAAACGATTACTCCACTGCTCCTGTTCCTTCCAACAGTTCTTTTGTTCAAGGGTTTCGAACTCTTTTGCAACAAATCAAATTGTCGTATCCACATTCTATCGTGGTTTCTTCTTGTTCCCCCCTGTTTTCTTCTTATCAATGTGTTAATATTCAAAAAGCATCCACTATAGAAAATGTTCCGTTTGTTGCTGTTCCTTCGTCAATCATGAGTGGCGGGTATGGCTGCAGTTATTTGCCGAATGTTGCGAGTCAGCAAAACATTGCCAACATTATTGTTCCTTTTTTGCAAAAACTATTTTCAAATGCTCTTCCCACTAAGTTTGTTCCTTCGATTATGCCTTCTCTCAATCCGACCGTTTCACCAATCTCTTCTCTCAATCCGACCGTTTCACCAATCTCTTCTCTCAATCCGACCGTTTCACCAATCTCTTCTCTCAATCCGACCGTTTCACCCATTTCTTCTCTCAATCCGACCGTTTCACCAACAACTTTTACTAATCAAAAGAGTGAATCATTGACAGATAAGAAATATATGATTATTTGGCTTCCACCTGTTGGATTCTTTTTTTTGGTTTGTTTTTGTGTTTTAATATATTATGCAAAAAAAACATGTGTCAAACCAAAACATTCAATACGTGTTCAATTGTCAAATCAAAACCATCCAGAATTGGAACAAAATTTCACAACGGTATAAAAATTGAAAACAATATAAAAAATAAAGATAGACAACCCTATAATGTTGTCTATGTTTGCCTCTCCAACAAATGCCAATCAAGATACGCAAAATAAATTAAATATTCTGTTTCAGCAATTTAATTTATTGAAAAACGAAGTAGAAATTATCAAGGAAGAAAACAAAAAATTAAAAGAAAAGGTTGAATCCTTAGAAACCATAGGAACAGAAGCAAAAACATTGAAAAAGGACGTTTTGTTTTTGGTGCAGTTTCTACATGGATACGGACTCAATCCCGAATGCAACAAATTTTTAAAACAAAACATGAAACAAACCATTGAAACATGGTTCAATAACCGTTTCAAAGACATTCTTCCAACAAACGAAGAAGAAGAAAAAAAGGACGAAGATGACAATGATGAAACAATTATAAGAACCATTCAGCGAACACCCATAAAAGAAACAAACAAATTGTTTTCGCCACTTTTTGGCAACGAAGAAAAAAACATTTTCTCTCAAAGCGAACCCTCTTTTGTGGGAACAGACACCATACCGACTTTCGTCAATGAAATACCCTTTCCTTCTTACGAAAAACCGCCTTCTCTCCATGATTTTCCTTTTCCTGTGCATCAAGTAAATGGGGGTCAGCACGATATGTTCAAACGAAGACAAGATTCGACAATGAATACTGCCAATCAGTTCAGAACCTACAGATAAAACAAAACACAGCTGAATTGTCCAGCAATTGTCCATTGGCATCAAAATAATCACACTCGGTATAGTGATACAAACTTTTTTCTTCCAACGCAGTGGTCGAATCCACAATCCCGATTCCGTTTTCCAAACAAATGGTCTCCAATTGCGATTCAGCATCAAACCAGTTTTCTCTCAAATGCCATCGGCGGTGTCCATACGTTGTCCCCAGTTGAGAGATAACTTCAAACACGTTTCGACTGCCAAAATAAAAGAGGTTTTTACGTATTGTGAATAAACAACAATTACTGTTTAAACAGTCCATCAAAAGCCTTTTTCTCTCGACTGTTCTATTTCGAGGACAATCCATGAACTCTTTCAACGCAGCATTGTTCGCCAAGACATGAAAGTCATCGGTGTCGGTTCTCGTTTGACATCTTTCGAGAGAAAATACACAGGACACTATAGTGTCGTTTGCATCCTCGAAAGTATCCCGAAGAAAATTAACCGAAAAAAAGGCGATGGGTCTTGTTATTACAATGTCGGTTCTCATGCGGATGACATGGGTGTATTGAAAGCCGCCCTGTTGTTCGTATTCCTTCATTTTTTGAAATGCCAAATACAATTGATAATATTCAACCATGGAACCACTTGTTTTTAAATAGTGTTTCCAATGCGGTTCAATGTCCATGCGGGAAAGCAATTCGTCTTGCAAATCGCTGTATTGTGTATCCCGATAAAACCAATCAAACGTTTTTAAATTGTCTTTCCAAACATTGGCGACCAGATAGTTCATGGTTTCGCACAAGATGGGTCCTTGTATTACGGCGAAGACGTCCGCACCTGTGGGGTCCAATATGTTTTTACGGAAATAATGTGCACACTTTTCTATAGTGCGAACTTGGCCTGTATATAAAACGGCGACCTTTTTTTGTGTCATTGATTGAATGACACAAAATGTTTTTATTGTGTTTTTCTGACTGCGCAGAAACATAAAAAAAGGCCTCTTTTTTAAATTACAAAATGCAAATGTCAAAGATATATCAGTTAAATTTATAACTGGTTTTTTTTATTTTTTATAAATTGATTATAGTCATCACCGATATTTACAATATAGTGATCAAATCCAATTTCCTTTTTTCTAACTATTAAATTTTCTTCTTTTTTTTCAACAAGAGGATTTATTATTTGTAAATTGTAGTCATCAGGCAAACCAGTAACCTCTTCACTGTGCCAGTATTCACTGATATAACTTTTTTGTTTTCTTTTATCCAAAAGCATTTCCAATTCGTCATCCTCCTTGTATTCTTTGATGATTGTTTTGGCTGTTTTTTCAATGAGTTTTTTATGAGAAAGAATGAATTCATCAATTTGCTCTTGTGAATACTCTTCTAAATGACTTCCCTCATTATCTTCATTGTAGTCGGTTCTGCCGATAGTTAAATCTGCTGCAATGGTTTCTTTTATGATACGAATCGCGGTGTTGTAGCATTCTACTTCGAGTTCGGTTTTCATCATTTTGGGTGGTTTGAATTGGATTGTTTTTTTCTGGGTTTTATTTTTCAATTTTTTTGAAACCCCTTTATTTGATTTGAGAGAAGAAACAGCCTTTTTGGGTTCGCAATCCCCCGACTTTTTGTTTCGGCGTGTCCCGTTTTTGCATCTCGGCAGTTTGGTCGTCATATACAATTACACAACATAAAAAAAGGTTTCTTTTTTTATATTACAAGAATAATTTTTAATCTGGATGATGCCTTCATCAAGGAAGGCGTCTCATTCAAATACAAAGGTTTAATTTATTTCTTCAAATTCGGTAAGAAGGAAGACCTTTTCCCATTGGATTTTCGCTAATACTGCTATAGTTTAATCTATGTTTTTTATACCATTTTTCAATGTATTTTACTCGTAAGTTTGGATTTTTTGATAAATTTTCAAAATTCCATGGTTTATCGGGATTTTCTTCCACATCTTGCATTGTGATTGCGGGGTTTTCGCTCAACACTGCATAGTTCCATGGAAGTTCAGGATGCTCTAAAACATCTTGCATTTTTATTTTTGACCAATGATTGAAGAATGAAACCAACCATTCACTATGAACCATACCCCCCCCACTTTTTCCCATTTTCCGCCATTTTTTTAGACAATTTATGATGAAATACATCTTGAAATGTTGCGTTTGGGTTTTTTTGCAAGTTATAAAAATCCCATTTCAATTCATCAAAGTGGTCATAAATATCGTCTAATGTTATTTTTGAATGAATTGAAATCAATTCCATGTTCCATGGCTTGGTTGGATTGTTCAATACATCATTCAATGTAAAATTATCATTGTGAAGATACGATTCATAAATTCTTTTATTATGATATGCAATTATATCTCGATTTGCATTGTTTGGCTCTTCAATATGTGTTGCAACAAATTGAAAATCAACACCTTTTTTGGCTGCCAAAGCATATTTGCACCAAGGCAATTGAGGATTGTCCAATATGTTTTGAAATGAAATAGCGGGGTTGTTTGTTAAACTATTAAAATTAAAATGTTCACGTGAACCAAATTCACTAACTTTATCCCCCCTTTTTTTATAATGTTTTTTAACAAAATCAATTGTTATGTTTGGATTGTTGCTCAATTCATTTAAGTACCAATAACCATATAAATTCGGGTTGCTGTTAAAGGTTTCTTCCACAAAATCCATTGTTACATTGGGGTTTTTGCTTAATTCATCATATCTCCATCTAAACCAACGTTCTTTCATTCCAAGCCGAATATCGTCCATTGTAATGTTGGGATTGGAACTCAACGCATATGCACTTTCATTATATGCATTTTCATTCCAAACATCCATATGGTTCAGAACTTCTTCTTTGAAGTTTTTCACTTTTTTTGCTGCAGAAAACTTAAAATCCCATGGTTTTTTTGGGTTATTAAACATGTCGTTCAATGAAATATTGGGGTTTTCGCTCAACCCTTGCCAATCCCACAAATTGGTTCTGTGGTTTAACACATCTTGAATGGTTATGTTTAAATTTCGACTCAACTCAAAATAATCCCATTTGATGGTTTTATTATGTGATTTAACAAAATTATAGAGTTGGCTTGTTCCATTGGGTTCAACCGCATCGGGTTCAAATGACTGTTTTTCTATAACAGGTTTGGGTTTGGCTGCCTTGGGTTGTCTTTTTGGTTTGACAACCTTGACTGCTTCTTTTACTAAAGGTGGGTTGGGAACAACCTTAACCAAAGGTGGGTTGGGAACAACCTTAACCAAAGGTGGGTTAGGTGCTTCCTCAACTGCATCAAAGAATTCCATTTCATCCATGTTTTGTGCTTCCATTCTTTTGCTTTTTTTTTGTGATGCATTTTTTTTGGGTATTTTATTTTTCAATTTTTTGGTTTGAATGGGTGATGGTGTTTTTTTTGCTCTTTTCGTTTGTGTGCTTTCGCATTCTCCCGATTTTTTGTTTCTTTGTGTTCCTCGGGGGCATCTTGGTAGTTTGGTCGCCATATATATTTTGCTATTATTTTATAAACAGCGCGACCCAAATAAAATCCACTATAATGATATAACAACAAAATGTATCAATATTTCACCGAGTTTTTAGGAACACTTATTTTCACCTATGTTATTTTGGCGACAGGAAACCCCTTGGCCATTGGTGCGACGTTTGCCCTCATCAAACTCTTGACACAAAATTTAACCGCAGGATACATGAACCCCGCCATTACCATTGTTTTAGCATCCATGGGGGCGATTCCTTCCAATCAAATTTTGTTCTATTGTTTGGTTCAGGTCTTTGGTGCGTTGGTCGCCTTGGAAATATACAAGAAATACAAACTATAATGCTCACTTGTGCCCTTAGTGTCGCTTGTTGGACAATTGAAACAACATAAAAATGCCCACGAAAGCGACCGAAGTTAAAAAGGCCGTGGTTGCCCAATCGCCGCCCTCTCTCGAAGGCGAAGAGACGAGGGTCGTCGAAACAGGTGTGTGTGGCACAAAATCGTCTTGTGGTTGAGAGAAAGCAATCATTTCACCTTGTCCGTTGGGATAAAAAAAGTATTCGGCGTGTTCCGTTTCCGTTTTGTATTCCATCACTATAGTGATTGTGCAGAAATAATTATATTCTTTTGACCCAACAAAAGAACATAAATGCATTGCGACAAATAACAAGAACACAGCAGTGAAAATGACACAACCATGGACAGTTTGCATCAACCGAAAGAACGATTGTTTTATCACTAAAGAACTTGAGAGAAAAACCATCGGGTTTTATTGTTCTCCCGAATACATTGAAAAAGACAACGTCGTGTTGTTTTTCTATGGAACGCTCTACAACACCACCTCCTTGTTGCAAGACGAAAAAATACCTGAAGGCACTGTGGTGAGGGAGCCCTTGGAAATCATCATCCTGTTGTATCGTTCGTATGGCATGGAACAAACACTGATTATGATGGACGGTGTGTTTTCCTTGATTCTCTTGGACAATACTTTGATGTATGAGAAAATGTATGTTGCGAGAGACCCGTTGGGGGTTTGCCCCCTGTATTTCATTGAAGGACGCCATTATTTGCTCTTCATAGTGGAACACCCTTTTTCTTTTACGAATGAAGATTTAGAAGATGTTGTTTATGAAACAACTGATAATCCCAACCCTTTTTTTAGAGGAGAAGTGGAAGAGATGGAATCGGGTTCGTTTTCTTCGTTCGCATTGGAGAATGGCATCAATTCCAAATGGAAACCCTTGAAGACGAATCAATCCTATTATCGGTTGCCCTTCTTTCATCATAGGAGACCGCCATTGATTGTTGATGAGGAAGAATCCTTTTCTCAGGAATATTTTTTCTTTTTGGAATTGGCTGTCCAGAAACGGTGCCTTTTAAACGATGACCAAAAGGTGGGGGTTTTGTTTCGGGACGACAACATTGGAAGCCAACAAATCTATGATGTCTTGTGTCATTTGTTTGCGAAATCGGGGAAATCCATTCATGAGGTTCAGCGGTTTTCGGTTGCGGATGTAGAAGATTTAGACAAAAGCACTTCTGTTTTTTTTAGCACAGGTTTTATGGATGCGGGGAACGAATTCACGACGGTTCGTTTTTATTTGGAAATGTTGGAATTTCCCCTGTATTCTTTCGATGCCCAATACCCGTTTTTGGACACGGATTTTTTGAATCATCGGTTGCAGGATTAACATTGAAAAAATGAGGGTATAATTTTATAAACCTATTGTATAACGGTTTATAAAATGCCAACCAATCAAGATTTATCTGTGTTTGTTGTTCTCCAAAAAGACAATAAATTTTATATTCACAATACAAACAATACAAACAATACAAACAATACAAACAATATTAAAAATACAATTATTGAATATTATAAAAATGAAAGAGGAGTATTTGATGATGTATCTATGATGAAGAGTCCTAACGGAACAACCGAAAGTTTTAATGTTAATGGAACCAAAAAAAGTTTTGCTGATATTAACTCACCAGACCGATTTGGCGAAAATTCAACCGATTCAACCGATTCAACTGGTTCAACTGGTTCAACTGGTTCAACTGGTTCAACTGGTTCAACTGATTCAAATATTTTTGATAGACCGTTAGGTGGCGGAAAACCACCCTCTCACCCCAAATACAAAAAACGAACCACTTCACAAAAGAGAAGGAAACTCAACATCAAAACACTCAAACTGAAATCATAAAACTCTCCACTCCCGATTTTTCAATCATCCCATATTTTGTTTGGCAATCCAACACACTGTATCCCACCATGAATTCCCCTTTTTCCTCAAAATACAACAAACCCAAACAATATTCCACAATACCTCCTTCAAACGTAAAGAAAGGACTGTATCGTTTCACTTCAAACGACACAGCATCCAACACCACAAACAAATGATAATAATAGCGTCGGTCTTCGAACGAAACTGCATGACAAACAAACCAAATTTCATTGCCTATTGTAATCCCATTCGTTGAACCACGCAACATTGCAAAAAACGCTGGGACAGCATTGTGTCTGTGTGTTGGAATAAATAAATTCTCAACGACGAAACCGATGACCAACGGACTCCAACCATACACCATTTTGATTTCTTCGGCACCAGACAAAAACATAGTCCAGTTCTTCTCGACAGAATTCGCCGTTTCTTCTCTCAAAACCGACCCTATCGTGTTTCCCGTTTCCTCCATTTCGCCGTGTTCCACCGCAATCGACGAAACATGAAGACCTCGGTTCGCATTGTAAAACACTTTGTCGCCCCTTGACAACAGACGGACATCTTCCAATCCCACATACAAATTGTCCAACGCTGTATTGTGTTTCAAACAGAATTCCTTTTTTTTTATCCACCGTCCATGCGGATGGGTTTTTATATCTACTATGGACACCAGATTGCGTGTTTCAATATGGGAGGCATTGACATACGACCCATCGGCGGCGACCCGATAATTCACATAGCGAATGAGAGAAACCAAATCGCCCGCCGCATTCAAACAAAAACTCGGTGTGCTGCTTACGAAATCCGCCGAAATGTATTTACCCGAAATGCACGATTGCGTCAAGGTTGTCCATTTTTGACTGTGGTCTTCTTTTGACGAAAAATCCATTATTTTCTTGGCATAAAATTTATAATTGCTCATAACATTCGCAGCAATCAGGTTGGCCAAATACGGATACGCCAACACTCTCATGCAAATGGAACAGATATCGAACGGCAGCGTGTTGCGATAAAACGCAATGACCGTCATTTCATAATCCAATTTCCAATCATAGACATCCTTCTCCAAAAAGAGAAAATCCAAAATGCCTTTGAACCGCCGTCGTTCCTCCTCCGCCAAAACATAAAACTGATAGGCCAGTTGGTATTTCATGGCATTGCGGTAATAATGGATGATTTCATAAATGTTTTCCAAACGTTGCGGGAATACGTTGTAGGCTTCCAACCAATGCGAGACGGCAGTCTCCATGTTCCCCAACAATTTAGAACATTTTCCTATGTTGTAATGCGACTGCCAGATTTCCTCAAACCACCCCCCCACTGCAATGCGGCGTTTGTATGTCTCGACCGCCAACTCGAACTGTCCCGTATCACGATAACTGTTGGCCAAATAAAACAAATAACGGTCGTTGTCGGGCAACTCCTTAAGACCCGCCGTCAATAATTCAATGTCTCTTGTGTATTTGTCGTGTTTTGACCCGCCGTCTCCAATGTCGTGAATGAAAATCACCGATTTGTCGAATTGATTGTATTTGCATTCCACGTTCTCGGGGGTTTTCACGAATTCATGCGTTACGCCCCAATACGAAATATTGAGCCGATTCTTCACAATACGCACATTCTTATAATAAAGGCTCTCGTTTCCTTGAAAGACAAAATAGAGGTCGTCTTTCAATTGCATTTTCACTTTTTCCGCCGTTAATTTCGGGTTGATTTGCAATTGCATGTCGGCATCCATCAACAAAATATAATCAGCATCAGGCAGGTTCTTGCACGCATCCAAGGCGAAACTGCGGTTGTAGCCGAAATTGCGGAAAGGCTCATGCACAATGACGCCGTGGATGCCGTGTCTCTCGAAAAATCGCACGATGACGTCTTCTGTTCCGTCGCTGCTCCCCGTGTCGCAAATACAATAGGAATTTACGAACCCGACCACGGATTGCAACAATCGTTCGATGATTTTGCTTTCGTTTTTCACAATCATGTTTAAACAAATTTTTACCATCGATGCGATTGCAATAGAATGAACATCGCAAAACATTTTATGTTGTTTTAGGTGATTTTTACCGTTATTGAACTACAAATAAAAACTAACTATAATGTAATTCAATGGCTTTCACCCGATTTCATGACGACCCCGCACGTATCGAAAAACAATTAGAACAATCCTCTTTTGCGGGAAGATACAATTTAAACGTCCCCGGACCCGGCAATTATGTGCCTTTCATGGAAGACCCTCATTTTCGGTTGCAAAAATGGGGTTCAAACATCATGACCAACACGGTGAATTTGGAAAGCGATTTGACGGGGCGAACCCGCAAACACAACTCCGGAAAATTGGATACACATAACTATAGTGAATTCGCCGTCTCGTCTCGTTCCGTCTCTTTCCCCACAAAAGAGTCATCTGTGGAACAATCACGTGCGACTCATCCAGCATGGATGTATAAAGATTTAGAACAAAGCAATTGGTCGTATCCCCAATTGAATCCACAGACGGCGTTGGGAAATTTCCAACAGGGGTCGTTCGGTCTGCAAAAGCAGTTTCACGAAAATGTTTCCACCCGTATTCTGGAAAAAAATGGTTCGGTTCCAAAACAACCCGAAATCGTTTCGTTTTCAAACCGTGATTTTTTGCCGAGAGGATAAATTCTTCTCTTGTTCAAACCTCAGTTTTTGCCGAGAGGATAATTTCCTCTCTTGTTCAAACCTCAGTTTTTGCCGAGAGGATAAATTCCTCTCTTGTTCGAACCGTTAAACTTCAGTGGTTTAGAATACAAACACACCGTGTTTTATTTGTTCATTATAGAGTAAATAAAATGTGCAAAACAATATATATATACTATAATGGAAATAGCCATACCACTGATTGCACTTGGTTCCTTGTATGTTGTAACCAATCAAAAAAAAAAATACAATGAATCTTTCGTGTCTGAATTGCCCAATACCAATATACCGAATAAAAATTACCCGAGTGAATACCCCGTCGTTTGGGGTGAAACCGACCAAACCAGCAAACTCTCTCATGACAATCGCTACGACGGCGGTGCTTTCACCGACAAATTTTTCAATGCCAACATGGACGATTCTCTCTTGAAAAAAAACAACGAAGCAAATGCCGACAACAAATACATGTCCATTACGGGAAAGGCAGTGGACGGTTCGTATTTTCAACACAACAATATGGTGCCTTTCTTCGGCGGAAACATGCGAACCCGCCACACCGACAACAACTCTAATGAGAGTGTGATGGACAATTACATCGGTTCAGGGTCGCAGCAAATCCACAAGACCGAACAATCCCCCTTGTTTTTACCGCAGACCAACATGCAGTGGGCGAATGGAATGCCATCCTATAGTGATTTCGAGCAATCCCGCATGAATGTTTCCAACAAAATGTCCAATGTCAATCCGTTTGCCGAGAAAAAAGTGGCACCGGGGTTGGGTTTGGGTGCTGGAACGGAAGGCATGGGCGGATACAATTCAGGCATGTTGAGTCGTGAAAGTTGGATGGACAGAAACGTGGATCAATTGCGTGTCGAGAGCAAACCCAAGGCCAGTGGGTTGAATTCGCTGGGGCGTGAAGGACCCGCCATCAGTTTCATCACCAAACAGGGCAGTATTGGACAACAAGACAAAAACCGCCCCGACACCACATTCGACATGGGACCCGAGCGGTATTTCAAAACCACGGGAATTGAGCAAAAACCCGTGTTGATTCCCATTCCTGTGGAAAAATATGTGAGCCGACCCGAAACATCCACTGCGTATGAAGGCGGAGCAGGATTCACCCATACCGAATACGTTCCGGGCGAGTATATGCCATCTCACAATCATCATTTGAAAAGTGTGAATATGGGTCCCGCTGATGCAGGGGGCAAATCTGTCGCCAATGAAAACGACTATGCGATTAAAAGCAATCGTGCTTATAACAATAGCCGCAGTTCCAATCAACAAACACCATATTATGGTTCTGCGGGGAAAGGCATCATTGCCGAGACCATCGCACCGTTGCTCGATGTCTTGCGTCCATCCCGCAAAGAAAACTCAGTGGGGACATTGCGTCCTTACCAGAATGCGAAAACCGCCGTTACGCAATCCTATATTTTCAATCCCGCTGACAAACCTCTGCCCACCATCAAAGAAACCACCGTCAATTCTAAATTCCACTTGAATGTCAATTCGGGACAACGAGGTGGCGGTTATGAGGTCAATCCCCAACAACCCATTCACAACGCACGAGACTATACCACCAATTTTTCCTATATTGGCAATTCATCCGCTTCGGAACGGGCAAGACAACCGATGTCGTATGAATCGGGATACAACCAACACAACAACGACGTGAAGGCGTCCACCGTTGCGGGGTATGCCACGCAAGGCAACATGAGTCTTTTCAATGGACAACAAAATGTTCGCCAAAGTGCCAACAACGAACAGATGTATGATGTAACCAAACGAGCCCTTGTGCCGACCTTGTCCAGCAACGGGGCGGTTTCCATGGGAGCGTATCAAGCCAAAGTCAATCCGTATTCGGGGATGCAATTGGACAGAAACAACGGGGATGTGTTGTCGCAATTGTCGGGCAATCCTTTTGTTCAAAACATCAACAAGTATAGTGAGTCTTTGGTAAGATGAACGCAGTTCATCAACCTTTAGGTGCGGTAAATAGCATGTAAAATAAAAAATATTGTATATTGTGAAAAACACTATACAATATTTGCATTAACTGGAAAATAAATGCGACATATTGACTGCCTCCAAATTGCTCGGCATGGGTTTGAACAAATTGGTCAGCATTTCTTCGTCCCGAAACCGAACCGTATAGTTTTGTTGAATGTTCCCCCGTCCAATGCGTCCCATCGCCTGAATTGTTTTTTGTTGTGTCATGTTGTTCAAATCTTTCCCCAAAAATCCGTGGCAAAACTGATAATTCGTTCCATAAATGTAATCCGACGATGCGATAATCAAATACAGTCGCTGTTCGTATGCCAACGATTTCATGATTTCCATGTAAGCGACATTCGGTTGGTTCATAAACACGCCAATGCCGAGCAACAACAAGATTTTCATTTGGTTGTCGATTTCCAACATCATAATACGGCGAACATTCTCTTCTTCGATGTTCGGGACAAAAGCGTTCTCCACTGTATGGTCATGTGAAACCCATTTTCTCTGGTGGTCTTTGCAATTGGGAATGTAAATTTCGTTCATCTGTATGGATTGGATTTGCGATTGCAATACAGCCAATTCGGCTTTCATGCGACGGACTTCCCCCGTGAAATTTTCCTTCTCCATTTTCTTTTCCTTTTCGGCTTCTTTGCCCAATTCGTCTTCGATGTTTTTCTCCAAAAGAGTGATTTTCTTTTGAACAACATTGTTTTGAAATATTTTGTCCATCATGTCTTGAAACACCCTTTCGGGAATTTTGGATTGTTGAATGTAAAATTTTCCCACTTTCAAAACGTCTTCCACGATATAAATCGTGGGTCCATCAGTCAGTGTGTGTGCGTCTTGTGTCGTTAATAAAACGCCTTGCGACGAGACGAAACAAGGTTTCTTACAAAATTCATCCACACTTTTTGTTTTTTTAATCGCTGAAGTAGCACAAGAAGCAGAATGCGAAAATTGTTCGCTTTGAATGCGACGCAATGGTTCGCCATCATATTTGTTTTTACTGCGATTGTCGGTTTCGTTTGACACCATACCAATGAATTTACCCTCTTGTGTCGCCGTCAAATCTATGTGAATGCTGTGCCATTGGCTGGAATCGAGATTCCGCAACAATTCCAAATAATATATTTTGAGAGAGTTCATGGTAATGTCGGCAATGGACGCAAACCATTTGTCCAACTCGTATTTCTCGTCGTCAATGCCACCGTTTTTCATAACATATTCGATGAATCGCACGATTTCCCCCAAATCAAAATAGCGCAACAGTGTTTTGTTGGCGAAACAGTGTTCCACACACTTCAACACATCCCTATATTGAGAGAAAATCAAATGGGGCAGTGCGCACTTTCCGTCTTTATTCACGATAGAAATGGTTTTCTTGCAATCATAACTGGTGATACTGACAACTTTCGGTGGCAGTGTTCCCACGTCCTTGAATTTCTCCTCGAAATCGGCAATCGTCGCCGAGATTTCTTCTTGGCGGGGCAAAGTCGCACACGAGAGAACCACCTTGGATATTTTGTTTTGTGTCCAATTGCGATGGATGGTCTCGTGCAATTCGTGTTCTTCGTAATCCATGGTGATGGTCGGCTCGTCCCAATAGGTAATGATTTCTTCTTCCCGATTGAAAGACAACATATAGTGCATGGCCACCAGATAGGATTTCACATCACATATGATGATTTCCACTTTGTCGCCAACGCTGTTGTCAATCTTGAAGATTCCGCCCGATTTGCGGTGTTTGACGAACGACGATGCCGAGAAATTGTGCAAACGAATATCGCTCGCCGTTTCGCAGCCGAAGGCGAAAGCAATGTGTTTTCCTGCGGAAACGGCGGATTTGCCGAGAGACAGCCCGATGTGTCTGGCAACACAGACGAAAATGATTTTGTAGCCTTGCGAGAGACCCAGCGGGGAAAGTGTTTTGCCTGTTCCCGTGGGGGCAATGTAGAGCACCAATTTGGGCTGTGTTTTCGCTACGTTCGTATCGTGTTCGTATTTGTTTTCAGTTGTGTTTGCACAACCACCATTGGTGTCAGCAGAGCTGCTGTTGAACAAGGCAAACAATTCACGTTGATGAGAGAACAGCGTCAAGTCTTCGTATTGAATCAAATATTTGTTTTTTTCGATAAAGTGTTCAGCAGAGTGTATAATGTCTTGTATGGTGGTTTTGTTATTGGCGTATTCGACGACCGCATCGATGAAATGTTTTACCCATGCATTAATGTTTTGGATGGATGATTTTTCGAATTGAATCAAAGAATACAAATAAAACCCGTGTTCGTTCGACGGCAAGTTTTCCAAAATGTTTTTAGCAAAATCCATCAACAAAAACTCGAAAATGCATTGCTTGTTGTATTCAATGTTTTTCTCCATGTTGTCAATTCGCATCTTGTTCACTTTTTTGGGTTCTTTCACCTTTTTCATTTTTTTTTGAGAGACATCATAGTTCAGTTCGGGATACTTTTGAGAGAGTTCGATGACTGTTTTTTCGAAATACAATTTGAACAAATAAAACTCGTTGTCTTCATTGTTTTCCATCTTAATGAAGGAAATCAACGACAGGTTGGCGTTGGTTCGTTTGTCAGGTTCAGCGAACCCTTCGCAAATCAAGGCGAGAATTTTCTCTTCTGTTGCGGATACGGGAATTTCAATGTTTTCCCATTCGGTTTTTGAAAGTTTGATTTGAGACAAGTCCATTGTTGTTATTACCCGCTTTTTTCTATATAAATTTTGTTGTCAATTTTTTTATGTTTTGTTGTAAAAACACTTTTCAATAATATACTATAATTACAAGACCCCCAACATTATAGATGAATTTGCTAAACATGTCCTTCCTTTCCGCTCCGCCTATGAAAATCGTTGGATTTGAAGAAATGCAAAATGCCGTTCAACAGTGCCAACAAAAAACGAAAAGCGTCGTCATCATCAATGTGTTGCCCCCCGAACAACAAGAATGTTTGATTGTGAACACGTTGCCCATTGCGCTGGAAGAAAAGACCATCAACGATTGGATGCTGGAAAACAATGCGAGGACACAACCTGTCATTGTTTTGTATGGTAAAAATTGCGGGGATTATGCTACATTAGAGAAAAAATGCAAACAATTGTCTGCACTCGGGTTTTTCGAAGTGCAAGTGTATTTAGGTGGATTGTTTGAGTGGGTGTTGTTGCAAGACATCTATGGTGCCGAAAATTTCCCCACTTCAAAACGGGTTTTGGATATTTTGCAATTTCGTTCTTGAATTATGTTGCTGGTTTGGGTGTAGATGCTGGTTTGGGTGGTGGTGCTGGTATAAATTTACCCGTATCAGTTAAGTAAAGTGTTGGTTTGAATTGCTGATTTGTTGGATCGCTTCCTTTAATTTCCCATTTTATGCCTGTTCTTTGTGGTGGTGCAGAAACTTGCGGAAACAGTAATTTTTGTGCTAATTCTAATGATTTTAATAGCAAAAAATCATTTTCATCTTGTTGTGGTGTTGCACTCATTACTGTATGATGTTATTTTTTTTGATTGTTTTGTTTTTTCTTTTTGTTCTTTTGTTTTGTTTCCTTTTTTTGGTTGAACCACCTACAATTGCTACTGATGGGGGTGTTGCTGTTAATGCTGATGATGGTGTTGCTGTTGCTGTTGATGTTGGTATTGATGATGATGATGTTGATGATGGTCTTGATGTTGGTGGTATTGCAAAGTTTGATGATGTTGATGTTGGTCTTGATGTTGGTGGTATTGCAAAGTTTGATGATGTTGATGTTGGTCTTAATGTTGATGGTGTTGATGTGAGTTTTGAAAATTTTACGTTTATTTGAGTCATTATTTCACCATAATTGTTTTTTGAATTTATTTTTATTTCATTAAACAAATCTTGAATAACTGTATTTTCGTTCATGGTATAATAGTCATTTGTTCCTTTTTTTAATTCAATCAGGTTGTCGCCATCAATTTGCGCTCCTTTTAAAATAACCTGTTTTTGATTGTTTTTGTCAAAATCAAATATCAATTGAAATTGATTATTTGAGGATGCAGCAGTGGCGTATGATGATGTTGTTGATGCTCGTGGTCGTGGTGAAAAATTAAATGAAGTAGTCGCCATTCTTTTTACTTTATAAAGAGAGAATCTATTGTCGGGTTTGACAATACAAACAGCAACGGGTCTCGGTCAAAATGCGACACCCAAAAACAATACTTCTCGTTTTTAATGCAAAACCCCGTGCAAAATTCAATGCCCCCTTCTCCCGAATAAAAATGAAACGGTTGTGAATTCCGCAACCAACGAAACTGTTTGTCTAAAACAACCAACATATGAAAATAATGACGTGGACTTTCGTTTTCGCTAAAATGCACTATACCTACGTATTCCTCGCCACCACCTGTCGGCAAAAAAACAGAAGACCCGCGCACTTTTTCGAACAACGGCAGCATCAAAATAGATTCATCCACAATCACCATTTTTGCATCCACAATTTTACCCACACGATAGGGATGCCAACTGTAGATATAGTGTTCTCCATCAGGCAATGGAATCCAATTTTTTTCACACACATTTCCTTGAATTCCTTCCACGATTTGCCCGTTTTTCAATTCTCCCTCATTATAGTCGCCAATCATCATTTGATTCGTCCCGTTTTGCGAATAGCCCACCGTGGTTCCAATGAATCTCAACTGTCCATCGTGGTCTTCGAAAAGACGAATGTCTTCCACCCCTTGAGAGAAACCTGCTTTTTCTGACAAACCGATGTTTTTTTCTTTGACCCATGTGAAACCATGTGTGGGCGACAGCAGCCCTTCATGGGTGGGCGACAAATAAGACACCATATTGATATTTTTTATGATGCAAGAGCCGTCAGGAAAAAAATACTGGCCTTCAGGTGTCAAATAATAACTGACATAACGGACATTCACAACGTCTTGTCCCTGATACAAACAGTGCGACACGGAAGAAGGCTGATAAAAGGGCACCATAGGATATTCCACGTTTTTCCATGCGACTTCCATGTCCAACGTGTTTAAATCCACCGAAAACCATTTGGCAAGAAGATTGCAAATCATGCTGTCGTTGTGGTCGGCACAATACCAATCGACCGTCAATGTATTTGCCGAGTTTTTCCGTTTTTCCGCCATCGCCCACACATTCACCTCCCATGTGGGCAACGATTCTATGATGCAATTCCAAGAGGATTCTTCAAAGGCAAGGATGGACTCTCTGTCTCCCAGCAAAAATCCACCACAAAACCGCCAACAAACCGAATCGAGAGAGACCTCGCCATTCCCCCAACACCCCGGAATCGCTAAAAAACGGCGGGTTAAACTGCAATTTCCCAAGAACCGCAAAAACGACAACGTTCTCGCTTTTTTCAAAAAAACATGAGAGACATTGAAATCTATCCATCCAAAATGGTTGCTTCCAAATGGATTCGTCAATACCGTTTCTCTCAAAAACTCGGTTTTGGCATTCATCAAACACAAATATTCTATCGTGTCTTTCTTCGCCTTTCGGTTTCGTGGCAATTCGTTCGACCCCCTTACATTATCGGTTGTCCATGCATTATATACACGTGTTTCTTGAAGAGTCAAAACCCGCAACACGACAACATTGGGATATTTTATCAAAGTATCCGTCAAAAAACCCACATATTTGGGGTCGACAAACAAACACAATTGAATGCCCGTTTCCGCAATCTCTTGAAATCGACGTATTCTCCACAAGACTCGGCTCTGTTTTTCTTCGCCATAAATTTTCAAAAAGCATGTCGCAAAAGTCGGCTTCATTTTTATTTGGGTATGATAGAATATAAATTCATTCTGTTTTTAGAAGTTTTCCGCTTTTGCAAAAAAATTGAAAGTAAAATTCCGTCTATAAATTCACTCAATCACAACAAGAAAATGCAGACACGAAGTTCATCCAAATACACTATGGTGTTTGATACGGAGACCACGGGTCTGCTTAAAAAGCACGAAATGTCAAAACAAAACATCACCCCCAAAAGACACAGTTCTCTCAAATCCATTTTCGATTTCAATGTCCCCGTTCAATATCCCGTCGTCTATAAAACACTTCAATCATTGGACAAACAACCCTATATTGCGCAATTGAGTTTTGTAGTGCTGAACAAACAAAACGACATTGTGTTTCATTATGATGAATTGATTCGTTTGCCAGAAGGCGTGGAAGTGGAAGAAGGTGCCACAAAACAAAATGGTATAACGGCAGCCATGTGCAAAGAAAAGGGCGTGGATATTTGCGACGCTTTGAAAACATTCGTATCGTGGTTTTTAAAGTGTGAAAGAGTCGTTGCACACAACATTGAATTTGACCGAACACTCATACGGTTTGAAATCGCACGAAATTATGAGCGATTGCAAAAAGAAATGCCTTATTGCAATGTTGTGTTCCAAGAGTCTTATGATAGAATTGCAAAAATTGATTATTTTGATACAATGATTCGTGGCTATAAAATATGCGGAGCGACAAGAACATTAAACAACGGAAAAACAGTGCCAAAACGACCCAGTCTCAAAGAATTGTATTCATTGTTTTTCGGGAAAACGCCTGACCCCATGCACAATTCTATCGTGGATGTTTTGGTCACCATGCGGTGTTATTTGAAATTATCTTTGCATAGAGATGTAGATGACAAATATTTCATGACTATTGTGGGAAACGCAGTAAAAAATGAAAGCATTGATGGACACTTGCACGAGTTTCTATAATGAGCAATGATGTAAAACAAACTTTTTTTTATCACATAATAGAATTGTGTGATAAAACGACAAGCAATAATCAACAGTGAAAGCGACAATAAAAAAAGGCCAAATACCCAACTCATGCATACACAAAATTGTTCAAATCATCTATGGTGATGAATTTTTCAAATCCATATTCTTCTTCGGTTGGTGTTTGAGAAACATGGGTCATTCCTATGAAATCCCAAAACCCATTCGTAATGTCTGTTTCGACATATAATCTTTGCAAAGTATTCACATTGGGTTCGGTTTGTTTTGTTTTGTTGAGCCATTCTCCAATCAATGTTTTGGAAAAACCCATTTTACGATAGGGTCGGTCAATGTAAATCTCCATTTTGTTGGGAAGAGGGTTTCGCATCTTTGTAATGTCAGCGTCCAAACGATGTCCCATGACTCGAAAATGACCTCTGCATATTCCATGAATATATAATTTCACTTCTCTCATGACACAATCCGTCGAAAGCCATTCGTATTTCCATTCCGTGTCATAAAACAAATCCCATTTTTTTTCGGGAACTGAAAACTCATTGAATTCAACAGCTGAATTCATTTCGGTTTCCTCTTCTTCTCCTTCTTCGTAATTCAATTTCATGTTGCTAAATTTCATTTTTACTGTTTTTTGTGCCTTTCTTTTAACCCATGAAAATAATTTCAATTTTTTTCATGGTCGAGAGAAACCTCGGCGAAGAGAAACCTC